CGGCTCGCCCGCGCTAGCAAAGGACTGGGCTCATGCTGCCGCTAGGGGCGTACTTGCAGACCTGACAGACCGGGGCGGGATTAAGCACACGTTAGACAACATTGATGAAGAGATTCGCGTAGAGATTGTCGATTCGTTGGCTGACATCATTCGCGCTGCGTTCAAGGAACAGCCATGACCCCCGCCCAGGTAGCGCACATCATGCCCCCGTTGCCCAAGCCTCTCACCCTTTCTCGCGGCGATGAAGACGGCGCAATCCAACTTGGCTACACCGCCGAACAGATGCAAGCCTACGCCCGCGCAGCAGTCGAAGCCGCACTGCGCGACGCACCACAGGTCGAGGGGTGGGTGCTGGTGCCGGTAGACGTTTTGAAGGCCGCATCCGAAAGTCTTGGCAGCTTCGTGAGCGATCACGGGTGGGGCGACGCGGACATGCAAGCGATGGACAACCTTGATGCCTACCTCGCAGCAACTCCCAGCGCACCAACAGCGGTAGAGCCTGTGCCCGATTTGATGAAGGCCCTTCCAGCACGCCCCCAACCTAAGTACATCAACGAGCAGGAGGCGATCAACCACCACCTGCTGACCAGCCCGAGTCCGACAATCAGCGACGAAGAGATCGCTGCGGCATTTGCGGGCACTGACTTCGGGCACCGCAATCACCGCGAGTTGCTGCAGGCGAGTGTGCTCAAGCGGCTGGTGGACTACCACTGCGGGCACACGATCACCGAGATCATGAAGAAGATGGGCTTGATCGGAAAGACCGGCAAGCCGACCAAACGTGGGATCGCGCTGGTACGTGACGCCTACGGCCACCTGATGACCGTCAGCGGTTAACCAAGGAACGACCATGAACGAACAAGACCCACCAGGGTCGGCCCCGCCTTGCAAGTTGTCCGAGTGTCAAGGCCGCCCGCTCTGCAGCACGTGTGAGAAGACTGGCTTGCGTAGCGCTCCCGTCAGGGCTTGCGTGAGTGCAGGGGAGCACGCTAAAGTCGTGCACGACCTGGAGACCCTCTGCGACCCAGCGGGTCTTGTCCGTGAAAACGCACAACTTCGGGACACGAACGAGGGTCTGCAGCGTATGTACCGCGCCGCGAAAGCAGAGCCCCTGCAGGGCTGGGTGCTGATTGCCACTGACGCGTACGAGGCTGGGTTCGGCAAGGGCGTACAGGCGAAGAAACTGGGGCAGGAGTTCTTCAACCCCTGGGGCGATGAGCCTGGGCGGGAAGCCTGGAGCCTCGGCTACGAAATGGGCAAGCAACGAGCCGATTTTACCGAGCAGGGCACAGCTATGGTGAGGCTCAAGAACCTGTTGGCGGTCGCTCACGGCGATGGCGGCCACTACCTGGACGAACACGGGCTGGACAAGGCGTGCGCGGACGCCGAGGAAATGATTGCCAACTTCCGGGCCGAACACGCTCCTAACCCTAATCTCCCGAAAGGCTGGTGATCATGCGCTGGATTTTTAGCTACTGGCGGTTCCGCCTAGAAGAGTGGTTCTGCCGCCATCGGACGATGAAGGTCATCCGCTTCCACGAGAAGGTCGTGTTCGACGACATGGTGGGCAAGGAGCTTTACATCGACCGGCTGAACGTGCACTGCTTTGTCGCCTGCGCCCACTGTGGCAAGGTGTTCCCGACCAAGCAGTGGGAACGACTCTACGAACAGAGGGCTGACCGTGAGTGACACCCATCAAGCGATCTACGACGCTGTTCGTAGCCGGGTGAGCACCTGCGACACCCACGAGGCGATTCAGAGCGCGGTGCGAGAGGCGTTCTCCAGCGTCTACCACGCCGTGCAATCAGTTGCACAGGAGTTCTCATGCGCAGCCTACGAGCAGCAGCGTCCGAGCGTGCTCTACCGTCCGGCGATCGAGCGGGTAGGCGATACCTGGGTGGCCTCATACTCCGGAGTCCGTGTAGCCGGTGGTACTCCGGCCCTCGCCATGACCGAATTCGATAGAAAGTGGAACAGCCATGACTACCAGCAGCCGCAAGACCTTCCCCGAAGCGGGTAACCACCCAGAGGCCCACAACCCGAAGATCAATCCCAAGGGCGGGATCGACTTCGACGCCCAGGACTCGGTCTTCGGAGTGGAGATCAGGGAAGACAACTCCGACTGGGCGTGGCTTCAGTGGGAACAGGAAGTGCAACCGACCGACAAGGTCATCATCAAGGACAGCAAATGAGTGCGACCCAGACCGACATCAAAGTGGCCCAACTTCTCCAGCCGTTGGCCGCTGGACTCGAAGACATCATCAAGGAGCAGGTTGGCAAGAAGACCTGCTTTGCGCTCATGGTGTTCACCGACGGCCGTACCCAGTACGTGAGCAACGCCAACCGCGACGACATCACCGTGGCGTTGGAGAACCTGCTTGGCCGCTGGAAGGTCAACAAGCAGGAGGTGCAGAGCCCTCTGGCCGAGATCATGGTCGATCCGGTCGAGAAGATCGACACCCCGGTTGGCCCTCTCTTGTGGTTCGATGTGCGCGAGAAGATCAAACTCGCCGACGACTTCCAGACGCTGCTCGACAACTACACCAAGGGCACGACCAGCCTGCAGGAGCTTGAAGATCAGGTGCTGCTTCTGCGCTCGAAGAAATAGGTGAAGATTGTTCGGAGAGTTGTTGACAAACTAACCGACAGTGTTATAATTGATTCATGGCAAGCAGATGGTCTGCTGGCTTCAACCGCAAGGAGTGCATCATGAATACAGCCCAAATTCTTCACACCGAAGTCGTTCAGCGTGGCAACAGCGTTTACGGTGTGTTCACGGTCGCCAGCGCCTCGAATCCTTCGAAGGCCTACCGCGTGGACGTGACGAATGGCCGCTGCTCATGCCCTGGTTGGACTCACGCCAAGCCTGTGAACGGCGTCCGCCCGTTGTGCAAGCACCTGCGGTCGATCGGCTACTCCGAGAACACCACCCACTGAACTGCAACTGATTGCACAGGCTGTGGGTGGCAGCCTGTACAATGATCTGATGGACAAAGAACCGATGATCAAAATAAAGCTGGCGATCTCCGATGAGGAGCACTCGTTGCTGGTGGCCGCCCTCGGGGGCTTTCAAATGCCGGGCGCAAAGAACTGGGGCTGGACGAACTCGCTCCCTTCTTACCCCGACAACGAGGCGTGTCTGCGCGACCTCGTTGTACGTGAACTCATGATCGAGGGCAAGGCCTGCACAGGCGGCAACCTCTTTCATGTCACACGCAAGGGCTGTGAGTTGCTTGGCATGCCCGAGCACCGCATGGAACTTGCACTCGATCCCCGCCACCGCATCTGAGGTTCCCATGGAAGTAGACGTTCAAGTTCAAGGCAAAGCCGCGTTCGCCAAAGTTCTCTCGCACTCGATCAATCCGGACGGCCACGAACTGCTGACCTTCCAGTTGAAATATCCGAGGATCATCCACTCGGAGTTCATGACTCACCGGGAGAAGAGTCGGAGTGCAAGCTCCAGCCGCGCCATCCCGGTTGACCGCATGCTCGCGGAAGTCCGATGCGATCCGGCGATGCCGGTCTCCTGGGGTAAGAACCAGTCGGGCATGCAGGCGGGTGAGGAGATCAGCACCGAGGTTGCCCTCCCAGACCACTTGGAAGCCTCGTTTGCACGGTACCTGAAGTACGAGATCGGAGCCAAGTACCGGATAGAGCAGACGACGCGTGTCACGTACATGCCTCCAGAGTCGTTCTGGCGTTTCAGCGCCTGGGTGGCTGCCGGGCTGTCGAACGCGTATTCGGATGCGGGCTACCACAAGCAGATCGCCAATCGGTTGACCGAGCCCTTCCAGTACATTTCGGTGGTCACGACCTCCACCGGTGCAGAGTTGAAGCACTTCTACGGCCTGCGTGATCACCACATGGCCGATCCGACGATCGAAGACCTGGCGAAGGCCATGCGTGCAGCCCAAGCCCTGAGCATCCCTCGGCCATTGAATTGGGGCGAGTGGCACTTGCCGTACGCTACCGAAGACCTGGATGCGTACACGCAGATCGGCAAGGTCATGGTCTCGACCGCCCGGTGCGCTCGCGTGAGCTACAACCGGCACGACGGCGAGCCCGCGAGCGTGAACGCCGACTTCGACCTCCACAACCGTCTGGTGAAGTCCGAGCCCCAGCACGCCAGCCCGGCAGAACATCCGGCTATCGCCCTGCGCGGCCGGTACGCGAACTTCGAAGGCTTCTGCTCCTACCGGTGGCAGTTGGAGCACGGGGTGTTTTTCAACCAAGTGAATGGAGTCAACCATGAGTGAACTGATCCAGAAAATCCAGATGGCCCAACGCGATGCCGCCGAGCAGGTGGTGATCGACGACCTGCGTGCCAAGGGCCTGCTCCCGGGTGAGCCTGCGCCCGTCGAGGTCCAGAACGTGATCAACCGAGAGCCCGAAGTCGGCACCACCGGCCAGACGATCGATCCGCAGGGTGTTGACCACCCCAAGCACTACAACGTGCACCCCTCGGGCATCGAAGTCATCGAGATCGTCCGGCACATGAGCTTCAACGTCGGCAGCGCGTTCAAGTACATGGCCCGCCTGGGCGAGAAGGTCGAGCCCGGTCTGACGGCCAAGGAGTCGAAGATCAAGGACCTGAAGAAGGTCGTCTGGTACCTGGCCGACGAGATCGCGAACTTCAAGAGCGGTACCCAGATGGCGGTCAAGCCACGGAACAAGCTGACGACGTTCATGGCGACCGAGAACGACTTCCTGACCCAGCAGTTCTACGGCGCGATTTTGGGCCATGCCCAGGACGGCGACATGGACTCCCTCGACTATGCGCGCTCCTGTGCCAACTCCAAAATCGAAGAAGTCTCGGCCAGCACCGACGACTGAGCAATTGATCGACCGGCTGTGGGAGCAACGACTCACGGCCGGGGATCGGCAACTACTGGTCGAACTCAAAGACCAGGTGGATGAAGGGCAGTCTCTGCGCCCAACCCAAGAGCGTGACCTGCAGGCGCTCGCAAACGAGTACTCCGTGGCAGCTTGACAAACTGACCGACCGGGGTTAAAATAGAGGCTCAACATCAGCAATGGAGTGCACGATGCGAAAGTACAGTCCCAAGGACTTCCAGTTCCTTCCCAAGCCGAGGATCACCAGAGTGGTCAAGCGCTACGGCACAGTCGTTTACACCTGGCTCTGCCAGTGCGACAGCGGCAGCCGTGGGTACGGGACTACCCCAGAACACGCGTACGCCAAGTGGCTTCGGTCCTGGCAGCGGCGCAAGGCCTGGTACGCCCGCCCCCACGGCTGGAGCACACCATGAGCTACACCCCCGATTTCGAGCGCGTGCCCTTCTACCGGGCTGCCGGCGTCGAGTACACGTACGTGCACCCCCGCGAGTTCAAAATCCCGTACCGCCAGCGCATGGAGAAGATGGCTCTCACGTACATGCAGACCGCTCGGGACATGCAGAAAGTTCACACTGCCTCGTACGGTAGGACTTACGATCCCGCCTTTACTGACGGGTACGAAGACGCGATGGAGATCGTGCACCGTGGCTTGTTCCACAAGGACCCGGGGTGCGTAGAGTACAGTACGCCAGTTTGCGCTGACTGGGACGAACTTCGCATGCAGTTCGACTACGGTCTCGCAGTCGCTGAAGCCCACGATCTGCGTTTGCAGACAGAGAACGTGTGCTCGGGCATGGGCCACGTGAACATCGGAGTCACCCCCCAGGAAGCCGGGAGAGTGCTGTTCGACGTCCAGGAGCGTCCGTACCTGGCCCTCGCCTTCTGCCGCCCTCCCGAACTCTGCACGTGCCCACCGTCGATCACGCAGTCCGAGTCCTACCGTGATCGCGGGTACAACCCGAGCATCCGCCCGAAGGAGAGCGAGAAGTACCTGGACATCAGTTATCAGCGGTCTGAGAGCCGGGACTTCGGCGACCGCATCGAGTTTCGGATGTTCAGCAGCCCAGAAGACTGGGAGGAGTCGGCTGGTCACGTGGCGCTTGCTCAGCGGTACACGCAGTTCGCGAGTAGACGCCGCGAGGGCAGAGCGGTGTCTCACTCAGACTTTGTCGAGCAGATAACCAAGCGCTTCTACTACGTCAAGGACTGCATCGCCGAGTTCAAGCTGTTCGTCGAGGAAATGCGCTTGCCCTGGTCGTACTACGGCCGGTATGTGCCGTGGCTGAAGCTCAACCACGCGAAAATGTACGACGAACTGGACACGGACCTCAGTTACCAGCGGTCTACCGATTTCACCTTCTCTTTGAGGCAAGTACACCATGCAGTCAAGCTCGCCAGTCAAAACGCACAAAGTCGTGGACCTGAGGACGTCGGAGTCCCGGATGGAGGGATCGTTGAGTCAGTGCATGTCCTCAGCGGACACGTGGAACAAGGGGTACCGGCCTTTCAGGTTCCAAGTTCAACGACTGCCTCCACATCCCCCCAAGTTCTCAGCAGGATCACCCGCCGCACGCCCACCCAGTACATCAGGCACATCAATCGTGAAGGGTGGCACACCTTATAAGTCCGAGGGCGTGCTCAAAGCCAAGTACGTCACGCACGGCGGGACCGCCAAGCCGGTTCAGCAGTACACGGGCGACAAGGTGGTCGGGATTGCGGTCATGCACAAGTCGTGTCTGCAGCCGATCTTCAACAACGAGCAGGCGGTTGACTCCGCGCACATGAGGCGATGACATGAGCGACATCTTTGACCACGAGGGTGATGCCTGGGAACACGCGTTTGCCGGGGAACAGGACAGCCCGCGCAATCAATTGCACTCCAAGTGCAGGTACTGCCAGGCCGGGGCACTTCTCTGGAAGAAGCTGGACGGCAAGTGGAGGCTGCACACAGCGGAAGGAGCAGCCCACGTGTGCAAGCCCTACCACAACCTTACGGCCGCACTGGCTAAAAGCCGAGAAATCAAGAAAGCCCTCAAATGAACGTAAAGCAGTTTCTGGACAGCCCAAGAGTCACCAACTATTGGTGTACCCACCGGACCCTCAACGTGTACCTGCGGAAGAGCATGCGAAATCTCGACGGCCAGCACGTTCTGACGATCGACATCGCTAACCTCACGAACACCTCCAGCCGAGGTCAGGGCGACTTCTGGGCACTCCTGGTCTTCCTGATGGTCCACGCCCCCAAGGAGTTCGGGGCTTTCTACATCGAGAACGTGCAGAACAAGACGCTCGCCCGATCGCTGAAGCTCGAAGGCTGGAACGTGATCGAGAACTCTGGCTCGGATGTTCCCTGGCCTGACAGCTTCTACCACCTCCGAATAGTGCGTGAGGTGTTGACAAACGAGACGACTGTGCTATAATCAAGACTTCAACAACGCAATGGAGTGCATCAGATGGTCACCTTAGTTCAATCCCAACTGCTTGGAACCCTCGGCAAGTCGATCACCGGCTACACGCTGCTCAACGCAGAAGCCAGGGCAGCCGCCAACCCCAAGACCTTCCATATCCCCACGCTGGCCGAGCGCCGCGACGTCTTCCCGGGTGAGCTTGTGAAGATCGGCTTCGAACTCGTGGGTGGCCCTGCCGGTGGCCCGAACGCCGAGCGCATGTGGGTGATCGTTGGCCGCCGTGAGGAGAAGGCCGGGGTCATCAGCTACGCGGGCACTCTCGACAACGACCCAGCGGTGTTCCCGAAGAACGTGCTCAAGTGCGGCGACCGCATCGAGTTCTCGCCCGCGCACATCCTGACGATCGGCGCACCAGAATGAGCGACCTCCGCGCACTCACCCTGGCTGCTCAAGACAGCCTGCAGGAGTCCGACCTCCCGAAGCTGAAGTTCCCGGTGCTCGTCAGCCCGAAGATCGACGGCTACCGCGTGGGCGTGCAGTCTCTCCAGCGGGCGCTCAGCCGGAGCATGAAGCCCGTGGCAAACCGCTACGTGGACAAGCTGCTCTGCCAACTGCCAGCCGGGTTCGACGGCGAACTCACGGTCGGCCCGGCCTGGGCAGACGACGTGTTCAACACCACGGGTTCGGCCATGCGTACGGCGATCGGCGAGCCTCAGTTCGTGCTCAACACGTTCGACCGCCTGGACCTGCCCGGTCAGCCCTACGAGGAGCGGCTGCACCGAACGACGATCGCCGCGAACAGTCTGGGCTACGAGTGGCTGACGCCGCTGGAGCACTTTCGCTGCGACACCCCGGAGCAAGTGCTGGCGTGGGAGAACAAGTGGGTGGCGATGGGCTACGAGGGACTGATGGTCCGCTCACCGACTGCCCTGTATCTGGAGGGTCGATCCGGCTACCAGCAAGGCCGTGCCAAGCCCGGGGCGCTGCTCGACGGCGTGCTCATGCGGTTCAAACGCTTCTACACCAGCGAGTTCCGGGTGCTCGAAGTGCTGCAGGGCATGAAGAACAACAACGTGGCGACCAAGAACCCGCTTGGACGGACGACCCGGACGACCCACGCCGAGAACCTGATCCCGAGCGGACTCTGCGGTGGATTCGCCGCCGAGGACATTGTGACCGGCCAACGGTTCTCGGTGGCCCCCGGCAAGATGACGCACGAGCAATCGGCGGAAGTCTGGTGCAATCGATTGCAGTACATCGGCAAGATCGGCACCTACCGGTTCGACAAGAAAGGCGGGTACCTCCTGCCACGATTCCCAACCTTCCAGGGATGGCGCGACGATCTTTGATCGCCCACCCCCCACAAAGAAAGACCACCATGCCACGTATCACTTACGGCCCCATGATCGACCAGCAGTTCCCGACGGTCAAATGGACCGGCTCGTCCGACGTTCACCGCTCAGTCGCCCGCTACGCTGGGGTGTCCAGCTACGGTCGGGACTACCAGCGCCAGCTTTCGATGGACATCATCATCGGAGGGGCTGCTCAGCGCATCTGGCAGGGTCTCCGCACCGAGTTCCAGGGCATGGACTGGATCGTCAAGGGCAAGGAGTTTGAGAACCTGATCACCGTTGACCTGATCCGGCACGTCTACGGGGAGGGTGATTCGTACACGAAGAACAAGCTGAAGAACCCGCGCACCGGCAACGTCTTCCACCAGATTGCGTTCAAGGAGGAGACGGTCTGCGGCATCCGCGTCTGGGCGCACGCTGGCGACATCGGCTTCCGTTTCCGGCTGGAACAGAAGTACGAGGCCGAGGCCGAAACCCGCGCCCGCTCAGCCAAGGCCGTGCTCGACTATGCTCAGGAGATCGAGAAGATCACCGAAGGCCTGAAGATGCCTGCGCTGACGACCGAACTCGTGCAGCAGAAGTCCAGCATGTGGCTCTCGCTCTCCCAAGTGAAATTCAAGGGCAGCAAGCCGGACTACGACGAGGATGAGGAAGACCTCGGCGAAGACGACCTGCCGACCATCTGAGGCGACCATGGCCCGATTCGTCATGCTTTTCAACCTGATCACCTGGTCATCCGCCTGGTGGTTTTCCCTGGACGAAGCTCCAGAACTCTCGATCAAGATTCTGCCGTTTATTGCGTTGAACGTGGCTGGCTTGATCACTTTTCCAAGGAAATGACATGGACTACGTGTGTGGTTTCGCGTTCGCTGGCATGGAGACGCTGAGCACCCTGTTGATCCGCAAGAACCGGCCAGCGTGGCAGTTGGGCCAGTGGAACGGTGTTGGCGGCAAGATCGAACTTGGTGAGGGCATTCGCTCGGCGATGGTCCGGGAGTTCAAGGAGGAAACCGGGATCAGCACCGATGCCACGCAGTGGAGCACATTCCACATCGAGCGCTTCCAGAGCGGTGCCAAGGTGTACTTCATGTCCAACTGGACGACCGAGTACGAGCAGATGAAAGAGGCCAAGTACAGGTCGATGTACGGCGGGCTCACTGACGAAGTGCTCAACATCTACCCGGTTGATCCGTACACTGGCGAACTGCAGGTCGGCACGACTTTCCCGGCACTGTACAACCTGCGATACCTGATCCCGATGGCCGTGCAGACCCACGCCCTGCCGTACGAACACCGGCCCCTGGGGTGACCATGCTCTACGACGAAGAAGGTGTGCCGAGGATCGTTCAGCGGGTGCGTGCTGTCGCTCCAAAGATGATCGAACTGCTGCTGTTCAACGGGTGGCTGATCGCGCTGACCGTAGAGCACGCGTCGGACATATCGAACGTCACGGAGGCCCGGTACTACCGGTACTTGGACGGGCCGGACCCGACCGACGTCTACGCTGACCTCGAATACTGGGTGTCCAAGAACTGGGACGAGTACGCTAAGTGGCACGCCCTGCATCCCCCAGAACAACCACAAGGACTCCAATGGCCTCCGTTGCCAAGCTCTTGAAGACCGCTGAGAAGTACGGGGTGAAGGTCGTGGACTGCGGAAACGGCCACTTTCAGCTTGAAGGTCGGCTGCTCGTCAACTACTACCCGACCTCCAAGTACCAGACCGCGTACGTCGCTGGCACCGTCGGAGGGCCCCGGGGAGTCGATGAGTTCCGGGCGGTGATGATGGCGCTCAAGACGCCGATCCTGGCTCCCGGCAAGGAGAAGGCCAAGCGCAAGAACGGCACCCGGCTGATCCGCTGGAAGCTCTGGCAACTCGGTTATCGCCACTGCTACGTCTGCAAGTGCGCGTTCAACAGCTTTGACGAGACGACCCTCGAACACATCATCCCGCTGGATCGGGGCGGCCTCGACCACCCGAACAACCGGACGCTTTCGCACGAGCCCTGCAATCGATTGCGGGCGAACAACATGCCCGAACTGGAGGGCGCTCAGACGCCGGTGAACGTGCTCCCGCGCATGGACGTACTGGTGCAGGCAGCACCGCCATCGAAGGGCATGGCCGGGCTCCTGGGCCTGCCGCCGATGGGCAACCCACCCGCTGAAGGAGACCCGCCATGGTGAGAGCCGTGATCGAACTGAACATCGCTGATGTGGACTTGGCGATCAGGGAGTACCTGCAGCGGCGCATACCCGACGTCGAGGTCACGGGTGTGGTCGTCAAAAGCTGGAACGCCACGGTCTTCGAGATCAAGGACGGAAAGCTGCAGGAACCGTGGTCGCATATCGTCAGGACGGGGCACAGCGTGTTCTCGAATGACGTTGACAAACCAGACCGACCGGGTTAAAATAGAGTCTCAACAACGCAATGGAGTGCACATGCTGATAAGTATTTTCGACAAGCTGCCCGCAGAACAGGCCAACTCCGAGCACCTCGGCGGCAAAGGCTTCGGCCTCTGGTGGATGCAGCAACAGGGCGTGAACGTGCCCCCGGCGCTCATCATCCCGACCACCCTCTGCGTGGACTACATGACGGCCCCCAAGACGGTCATGGCCTCCCTCAAAAAGACGCTGGTCAAGAACGTCCGCGACTTCTTCATCACCCAGTTCGGGTACATGCCGCTGCTGAGCATCCGCTCTGGCGCTCGCGTGAGCATGCCCGGCATGATGGACACGATCTTGAACGTAGGCCTCGACAGCAAGAGCGAAGCCGAGTGGGTCTCCCGCCTGGGCGCTGACTGCACGCTCGACAGCTACCGCCGCCTGATCACGATGTACGGGAACGTGGTGAAGGGTGTTGACCGCCACAAGCTGGAGTTCGAGCAGTTCGACAAGACCGCCAGCGCGTACAAGCGTGCGGTCGGCACCGACTTCCCGGACTCCGACGAGCAGATTCTCGGATCGGTCGAAGCCGTGTTCCAAAGCTGGAACAACGAGCGTGCCAAGGTCTACCGGAAAATGCACAACATTCCCGAGACCTGGGGCACAGCCGTCGTCATCCAAGCGATGGTGTTCGGCAACTTCAACGACAACAGCGGAACGGGCGTCCTGTTCACCCGCAACCCCGACAGCGGTGACAACGTGATCACCGGCGAGTTCCTGACCAACGCTCAGGGCGAGGACGTGGTAGCTGGAACGCGCACCCCGATGCCGCTCTCGAAGATGGCTGCTTGGAATCAGGTGGTGGCCGACGAACTGCTGGAGACCGTGAGCAAGCTCGAAAAAGCCAAGCGGGATGTCCAGGACGTCGAGTTCACGATCATGGACGGCAAGCTGTACATCCTCCAGACCCGGAACGCCAAGCGGAGCGCCCGTGCGGCTCTCCGGATCGCGCTGGACATGCGCCAGGAAGGCATGATCACCGAGGCCGAGTTGTTCAAGCGCGTGGGTGCCCGTGAACTCGACTTGGCCGCTCAACCGGTGATCGACCCCAAGTTCAAGATCGCCCCAGCCTGGACCGGCATCCCCGCGTGCTCGGGCATGGCGACCGGTGAGGTTGTGCTCAGTTCGGCTGAGGCGGTCAAGCAGGCTGCTCTCGGCAAGTCGGTGATCCTGGTCACCAAGGAGACGACCCCGGACGACATTCAGGGCATGGTAGCCGCCAAGGGCGTGGTCACGATGACCGGTGGGAGTACCAGCCACGCAGCGGTGGTCGCCAGATCGATGAACAAGGCGTGCGTCGTCGGTGTGGGTGCCGAGTACGACCAGTTCAAGGCCGGGCAGATCATCAGCATCGACGGCGCGACCGGCCGCATCTGGATGGAGGCTGTGCCAGTGATCAAGGGCGAGAACATCGACCTCGTGACCTTCCGGAACCTGCTGGTCGGCGACCGCACTCTGCTCGTCGATCAGCCCCCGCCCTTCCCGGCCAAGAACGTGATGCTCGACCTCTCGAACTCCGTGGTCTGCTCGATCCCCGAGATCAAGAAGATCGTGGACGCGACGATCAAGCTCACGACCGGCAAGCTGACGGTTATGCTCCCGGACACGCTGGCTCCTGAGTTCCAAGAGTTCATCGGCGTGTACCTGACCGCCAAGGACCTGAACGACAAGATTGTCGAGATTCAGGACTACCTGACGCTCACGTACTCGCAGGACGCGTTCAACATCGCCGGGTGGGAGGCCGCAGGCTGGACTGCAATCGATTGCAAGTCGGTGACCAGCCTGGTTGAAATGGTGCTGCTCAAGAACGGTGGGCTTGTGACGACCATGCCACAAGGCTCGACCACCGCCGAGAAGAAAGCGTTCGCCCGGGTGGCTCAGTGGCTGTCCGCTGAGGGCGTTTCCCTGAAAGTGCTGAACAGCGCTGAGTCGGGTGTGGCCTCGTGGACCAAGTATGTTCACGGCTGACCGTAGACCAGAGGGCCGCGCCCGTTTAGAATTCCGGAGTCAACCTCCGGAGTTCCATGAAAACCGAGTGCCCAAAGTGCGCGAGCAAAAACGCGTGGTACGAGAAAACGTACTGCGATCTGACCCTTGCGTGCATGTGCGGGTACCGCAAGGTCGTGTACTCGACGATGGACGACATCGAGGTCATGCACAACACACCCGTGCAGGACGTCAAGCTGCCGAAGGTCGGCACGCACCTCCACAACACGCTGGTCTGCCTGTGGTCGATCGAACCCGCGAACAGCCGGGAAGTCACCGACACGCTGATCCTGCACGGCAACCAGTACACGGTGTCCGACGTCAGCAGCTACCTGATGATCTTGCGATCGAGGTCGCTGGTCGAGGTCTTGGAATACAAACGGGGAGTTGCGGGCGGCAGCACCTGGGAACTTACATCAATCGCAACCGACCTTCTGGGTGTGTAGCGTGAAGCCTACTCAAGCGCGGCTCAAAGAGATTCTGCACTACGACCCTGAGGCAGGGAGGTTTACTTGGTCCTCTGCTCGTAAGGGTGTAGTTGTTGGCGAGGAGGCAGGGACCGTTAACAAGCGTGGGTACCGTGTCATTGGGATCGATGGCCGCCTGCACCGAGCCAACATCCTGGCCTGGATTTATATGACCGGTGCCTGCCCTGAACAGCAAGTAGATCACAAAGACCGCAACCCTGGAAACAACTCCTGGTTGAATCTGCGGGACGTGAGCAATTCAAAGAACAAGTTGAATTGTGGCCTACAGAAGAACAACACTTCAGGCGTAAAGGGTGTTTGCTGGGTGCCAGATCGGAGCCAGTGGAAGGCCTACATAGGCAAGACGATTCTGGGCTTCTCGCCCGACCTTACTCAGGCAGCGGCACTTCGCTCTGCTGCGGAACAGAAACTAGGAGTATGAAATGGGATTGAGCATCGGCGTGAAGCACGACAGCAAAGTGCAGGTGGGGGCACACGTTCTGGAGGTGGAGTCGATTGTCAAAGAGCACGCGGTGATCGTCTGGTATGGCGGCAAGCGGTTCACGGTCACCGAGCAGGAGCGCGTGGAGATCGCGCCCACGGTGTTCCTCAGCCTGGGCCGCAACCCGAGCAAGCCATCGCCCTCCCACATCGTGGCCCCGAACGCTCGTCTGCTGTTCGAGGCTCCCCGCGCAATCCAAATCACTCGCCTCGATGCCGGTCACCCAGCTTTCTAAACAGGCGCAGGCGGTGCTCGTCGCCGAGAACCTGACGCCCGAAGAGTTCGAGCACATGGCTGCCCACTCTGCGATTACCAGCGAGTTTCCCGGCTTCAACAGGCGGTTTCACCATTGGGTTCTTGACATACGGTCCGGGGTGTGTCATAATCTCAGCATGATCGGTGGTGGACAGCCCCGCAATCAATTGCAGCAGTAGCTGCTTAACCGGCCAACAGGCCAACAACGGAGTGTCAACATGCAAGCGTCTTCTCTCAAAATCGGCAACGGATCGTTGTCCCTTCCCGCAGCCTGGGGCCGTGAGTTCACCGTCTGGGGTGGCCCCTTCCGCCGAGTGCCCACGTACATCGGGGGTGAACCGGTCGTCAGCCTGAAGCTGGCACCCGAGGTGCAGATGCCCTGCTCGATGGCGCTCCCGATCGTCGATTACAGCGTGCCCACCGACCTGCAGGTGGACGGCATGCTCCCCGAGATTCTCCGCCAGATCGTCGAAGGCAAGCCTGTGTACATGGGCTGCATGGGCGGCATGGGCCGCACCGGTCTGATCCTCGCGATCGTCGCCAAGGCCTGGGGCATCCCCGACCCCGTGAAGTACGTCCGCGAGAACTACTACAGCCACGCTGTGGAGACCCCGGAGCAGTACTCGTTTGTCACCCTCTACGAAGTGCAGGACGACGCCCGCAAGATCGTGTCCCGCGCCAAGTTCTGGTCGTTCTTCGGTTGGTCGCAGCACCTGACCCCAGCAGCAGGAAAGCTCGCTTCAGCTTGACAAACTAGCTGTCATGGGTTAAAATAACCCATGTTCAGCAGCAATGGAGTGCAATATGCAGTATGAGCTTCCGGGTACGCTCGCCCGTTTGGTGGGCAGTCCTTACCGCAACAAGCGGCTGGTCGCGGTCACCGCCCAGCAGTTCGGTCGAGTCCTGTTGGGTGTCGGCAAGTCCGACAGCCCGGCTCTCCCCGACTCCGAGGCCGTCCGGTTCTACGCGCTGAACCAGATGATGAGCCAACTCTTCCAGCAGTTCACGACCAACGAGAAACTGCCGGAGTGGGCGGCTGAGATCGCTGGTGCGTACGAGCGTGAACTCGCCGGTCAGCACCAGCGTCTGGTCTGGTACACGTTCCTGGTCACCAGCCGGGAGTTCCGGCACCTGAAGAACCCCCAGACGGCGATGGCCGACAAGATGTTCAGCGCTGAGTTCAAGGCGCTGCAGCCCAAGCTCAGCGACAGCACCGACGATCTGTCGCTGAACAAGTGGCTGAAGCTCTGCCCGGCCGAGTCGCTGGAGCACTACTGCCGCTGCATGACCCATGGCTTCGACCACGGCAACTGGGGTGGCGGCTACGGCGGCAAGCCCTGGGGGAACATCGCCCGGACTCTCGCCGAGTGCATGGGCGGGAACACCAGCCCCGAGGTGTTCATCGACACCGCGTACACGCTTGCACACAACAACGGCCCGATGTTCAACAAGGGCATGTTCTACCACCACTACAGCAACTACTTCAAGACCATCCTCGACATCCAGCGTGCGGGCATGGTCTGCGAGGGCCTGTTCAGCCAGCAGTTGAGCGGGTGGGTGGTCACCCAAGGTCTGGACGACCTACTGCGGATGATCAAGAACGTGCGCGACAACCTGGGCGGCATCGGCGACTACATCGACTGGTACAAGGTCGAGGAACTGGGTGCCCTCGGAACCTACGGCTCGTACAAGTCCCAGCAAGACAAGAAGTACGGCAAGAAACCCGAGAAGACTCTGGTCGGCGGCAAGCCCGTGAAGATGACCGGAGCCAAGTTCGAGGTCCTGCCCAATGTGTTCGTCCCCATCTACGAGCGGCTTTCAGCCTGAAGATCATGAGCAAGAAACGATTCCCTGAGTTTGACTCCGCCGACAACCTGGTGGACCTCGAAAAGTACCGCGACCCCCTGCCCGGATACCCGGGTACCAGCGGGTTCGCGAGCAACGCCAGAACCGGCCACAAGCGCTACGGCTCGTGCTACGAGAGTCACCCGACGCTCGAACTCGGGGGTGGCAAGTTCATCGGAGGCTCCTGCCTGAGCCCGGTCACCCACGACGCCGACATCTACATCGGCTTCGATCGCGGCATGCACGTGCTCGACATCCCGCCGTGGAAGCGCGAGGTCACCCAGTACCTGTATGCGATTCAGGACATGGGCAAGCCCGCTGACAGCAAGAGCTTCATCAAGCTGATTGACTGGTCGATCGAAAAGCTGGCGGCTGGCAAGACCATCCACGCTGGCTGCATCGGTGGGCACGGCCGGACCGGCACGTACCTGGCTGCCCTAGTCGGCGCTCTCGGCATCGACAAGGACGCGATCACCTGGGCACGCGCCAACTACTGCAAGAAGGCCGTCGAGTCTGGCACGCAGGTGGACTTCCTGGTCAAGCACTTCGGTGTGAAATCGGTGGCCGGTGCGAAGGAGGGCGTGCACCGCTCGCTCGGCAACTGGGACAGCGGCGGCAAGAGCCACGGCTCGGGCAAGGCCAGTGGGCAGAAGCACGACTACCCGATCAAGGCGAGTGGCGGGTGGAAGCCTAAGACGAACACGGCTTTCGCTGACGCGAAGAAAGTGTTCAATCCTGTCAAATCGAGCACCTGCGTGTTCGGAACGCTGTTCTGACGATTGACAAACTGTGTGTCTGTGCTATAATGAAAGCATACACAGGCACTAACGGAGCTTCAAAATGGGGATTACAGTGAAAGACGAAACATTCCACAACCTGATGGACAAGCTGTTCGGCCCTGATCATCAGTTGACGAAAAAGCTGTCCCTGATGACCGCCTCCGGTGCGACCGCCAAGGCCGGGCTCTTCAACTTCGTGGTCACGGTGCCCGCCCACGGGACCTCGCCCGACAACGTGGTGTTCGCGTGCAAGCTGCCGACGCTCACGCTGGACATCATCAACGGCATGAACAACCACTTCGACGAGTCGAAGCAGGCGGTTTCGGCGGTTATCGCAGAAGCGTTTGCCACGTATCCAAAGTGGAGCAAGCAGACTGAGGCTGTGGCTGCCGCGATCGAGGAGCAGGCTGTGCAATCAGTTGCAGCGGCTCCGGTGTTCGACGCCTCGATGGACCCTCCGATCCCCGGTCCGACGGCGCTCAAGAAAGCTGCGGCCAAGAAGACGGTCAAGAAAGTGAACATCGACTGGGCGGCCGATCCGGTTACGCCCGCCCCCGCTGCCGACTTCCTGAAGTCCACCGGCCCGTCCGACAAGGAACTGCATGCGGCCTCCAAGGTCAACGCGACCACCGCTCACCTCGAAGCCGCAGGGTTCTCGCCGGTGAAAGTCTCGACGGTCGTCCCGCTCAAGGATGCCCGGTCGGTCGGCCAGAAGGTCAAGGGCACCAGCGCGGGCTCGAACTACCGGGTGTTCGCGGTTGGCCCGATCAACTTGGCGGTGAAGATTGCCAACGGTCAAGCGAGCGTGCGGGCCGAGCCCCAAGGTGCCTGGGCTCCGAACGCCAAGACCCACCTGGCGTCCATCGGGTTCTCCGACAACGGCGACTACATGAGCGTGCACATGACGCTCGGTGATGTTCCGCCGATGCGGGTGCTCGGGGCGGTCGCGTTCTCCCTCGACCTGAAGTTCAACCAGATTGCCACCTCCATGGAAGCCGTTTATGACTGAGAAACTTGAGATCGTCGGCCTGACCGACAAGCTGCTGCTCGACGCCAAGGTCGGTGAGAAGCTGACCACCGAATTCGGCAAGACCGCTGCGGTTCTCCACTGCGTGGAAGCCAGCCACACCCCGACGATCTTCGTCCGGTTCCTGGTCATGGTCTTCGGCGTCGAAGCAGGTGAAGTCTCGATCGAACAGCAACAGGATGGCAAGATCGTGCGCGAGGTCCTGTCGTGATCACTGAACCGCCGCCTCCCGAGGCTTTCAAGTATCAGGTGGTGCGTACCTACTGCCACACGGACCTGAAGCAACTGTGGGCCGTGATGTCCCGCCCCATGGCCGACAAGCAGATCACCCAACAGTGGTGTGAGTTCGTCGCCAAGGAGTGGAAGGTGGAGCATCCCCGCAGTGACAGCAAGTTCTTTGTTGTCGAGGTGCTGGCGTGACCGCGATCATCCGATTCCGCAAGCGGATTGAGGTCAACACCGACCCGCAACGCCGGTGCTACAACGGGTGCCACTTCAGCAGCGAGTTCCGCTGGACAGCCTGGGAGGTGCTCGACCGGGTGCCAGAAGACCGTGGCGAAGACCGCTTGAAGTTCTGGCGCGAACTGAACGAGATCGCTGTGGACGGCCGGGGTGAGAGCGCCCGCGCTGAGTTTGAGATCATCACCGAGGAACAACTGAATGCCCAAGATCAAGCTGGCTAAGGCCACAGACGAACAACTGAACTGGCTGGTCACCGAAATCTTCTTCTACATGGCCGCCAATAAGCAGGTGCACGTGAAGACCTGGGTTCTGGATGCCCACCGCAAGGGCGAGACCAAGGGCAACCCGTACGTGACCGACGCTCTCTGGGCATGGCCGATCATCGAACAGAACTTCTGGTGCATCCCGCGCATGAACACCAACCCCGGAGCACTGCACCTCGGGCAGTTCGCGGCCAGCACTCCCGGAGGCATCGACTACTACGGTGACAGCTCTTTCCGGGCGAGCATGCGGGCGTACATCGCGACCTACATGGGCAATGAGCCCGAAGTACCAGAAGGAGTTTGACATGGCAAAACGCCACACGAACCACATGACCGCGAAGGTCTGGACCCCGACGATGAGCAGCGAGTTCTCTGGCACTCCCGATGGCTGCATCCCCATGGCGTTCTACGCGTTGGACACCAAGGCCCGACGCGAGAAGTGCATCGCCGAACTCCAGAAGATTCACGGTGCCCTGAGTGCCCGCGAAGACCGTGACGCGTTGGACGAGGCAACCCCACCATGAGCAGCCGCTGCCCACACTGCACGAGCAGGAACTTCGAGGTCACGATCAGCCAGAAGGCGCGTGTCCAGTTCAAGTCCGATGGCAGCCACGAGGTCGAGGACGGCCCGTACGGTGATCTGGAATTCGATGACGACAGCGCGGCCGTGTGCAACCGCTGTGGTTGGGCGGGGTTCCTGCGAGACACCGAGGCCCCAGCGCAATCAATTGCACCGGAGACCAAGAATGACTGACCCCAAGCAGCAAGACCTGATCGTATTCGCGTACGTGGTCAAAGGCTTCTGGGAGGCCGTTCGCCTCAAGAAGGTAGACCTGAGCACCACCGAAGAGATTCAGGGTGAGGTGAGATCGGGGTGACCTCCCGGCTGGCCGACCTCTCGAAGCTCGACGACCAGTTCTACGAGACCTACGGTGACGGTGATGGCGACGGCTGCGGACTCGTCTGGCCGTACGAGGTCAGCGAACCCTACGGGAATGCGATCGCCCTGCACGTGCATGTGACCGGCAGCTTCCCGACCGACGTCCAGGCGAACGACCTGCTGGCCGCGATCTTCCAGAAGGCAATGAAAGCACAAGGAGTACGAGCATGATCACCCACGTTCAATTGATGGCGACTGTCCAAGTGGACATGGAGACCACCCGCCCCGCCACCGACGACGAGATCGAACACGAGGCCTGCCTGTACTCCGTGTACATCGGTGAGCCCGGCGACTTCAGTTGGGTGGCTGACTTCGCTGAGCACGCGGATGCCGCGATGTTCGCCCAAGAGCGGTGTACCCACTACGACGCGAAGCTGATCCTGGGACGAGCCTGAGACCGAGCTTGACAAACTGCCCGACTGAGTTATAATCAAGGCTCTAGGACGCTCTGATGAACGCACACGACACTAACCAAGGAACATGATGGACACGAAAGAACGATTGGTTTACCTGCTGGCTGACCTGCTCGACCAGAACATTTATCTGGTGGCTGGTGAGTATCGGGCGCACACCGATCACAAGTTTGACCTGGGCGGCAAGTGGGTGCTCCCGAGCGCGGTTACCGTGTGCGTGGACGAGTGCACCGACAAGCTGGTGACCGCGTTCATGAAAATCCGCAGGAATCTGTGGGCGTACGTGGTGATCACCGAGACCGGCAAGTGGCTTCTGTTCTTCGACAACGACCGTGTTAAGATCAGGCCCGGTGGCGAGAAGGAGTTCGGCAAGGGCAATGGCATGGGCACGCTCAAGCGCCTCAAGCCCTCGATCACTGGCGCTGTGTCCTTCGCTGAAGGCCAGTGGCGGACAACCAATCCGGACGTGCTCATCGGGGACCTCTAAGTGCTTCTGATTCTCAGCAAAGACAAACCGATCGACGTCATCCGGGCTCTCCAGCCCGTGTTGGTGGGACTCACAGACAAGGATTACAGGGTCGTACAAGGCCCTGTTTTCACGTTCGACGGAGCTACGGCGATCCTCGGCCTGGGAACTACGGTGCTGGAGGCCCTGCAGTCTGCGGGAGCGGTGCCGAAGAACCGGACGGTCACGAGTCTCCGCCGTCAGGTGGTCCAGTTCATGGGCCGACCGACGATGATCACCTACAGCACGGGTATCGCCGAGGTCGATTACCAGCAGTACGTGGACTTGCTGACCGACGTGAATCTGGCTGTGCGGCTGGCGAAGACCGGCACAACCACCCCGAAGTACGGCGACTATCAGTACGTGCCGGACTTCAAGCAGATGATCGCCGAGATCAAGGCGAAGCTCGATGCCGACCCTCAGTGCATGGTCGATACCTCGTTCGACACCGAGACCCTGGGCCTCGATCGGTTTCACAAAGACGGGTACCTGATTGCTCTCCAGTTCTCTCACCAGCCCGGGACCGCCCGGGTGGTCGCCTTCCCCAGCCAGCAGGCTTCGCGCAATTGGTTGCACGAGCACGACAACCAGATGGACCTCCACTGGCTGTTGAACTGCCCACGCATTCGAATCTGTGCGGCCAACGGAAAGTACGATCTGGAGTGGCTGTACGAGCAAGCGGGCATCACGTGTACTAACTTCCGATTCGACACCACTCTCGTCGGCAGCCTGCTGGATGAGAACCGGTCCAACGGCCTGGACGTCCACGCCAAGGTCTACGTGCCGGACCTCGGTGGCTACTCCGACGAGTTCGACAAGGCGGCAGACAAGAGCCGGATGGACTTGGAGTACGCGAAGGACCCCGAGAAGTTCCTGCTGTACTCGGGCGGCGATGCGGATGCGACGTTGCAGGTGAAGAACGCTCAGAAGGAGGCGCTGCTTCAAGACCCCGCACTCACCCGGTTCTACGTGAACCTGCTGCACCCGGCAGCCCGAGCGTTCGAGCAGGTGGAGCGCGGCGGCGTGCTCTTGGACATGAACGCGTACACCGAGCTTGAGTCAGACCTCCGCAAGGAAATGACGACGCTCGTGAAAGAGGCGAAGAAGCACATCGGCGGTCTGTTGGTCGCCAAGCACCAAGACCTGGACAAGGTTGAGGGTCTGAACATCACCAAGGCCAGCCTGCTGATCGATGTGCTGTTCAGCCCCCAGGGCATGAACCTGAAGCCGAATATGATGACGGCAGGTGGGGAGAAGAAGGCCCCGCAGCCGAGCACGGCGATGGACCACCTGCAGCAGTTCGCTGACCATCCCGAGGCCGGTCCGTTCATCAAGCTGCTTGGCGACTACGGGAGCGCGAGCAAGATGCTCAGCACGTACGTCACGGGCTTCAAGAAGCACATTCGCTCGGACGGCCGGTACCACCCCTCGTACTTCCTGTTCGCGGGCAACAAGGAAGACGGCGACGGCGGCACGAACACCGGCAGACCGTCGGTACGTGATCCGGCGTTCCAGTGCATGGTCGGTGAGACCGTGGTGACCACCAGCGCCGGTCCTCGCACCTTGCTGTCGGTAGTCAGGGGCTACGAGCGCGGAGAGCGCTTGCGCGTGCTCACGCACACCGGACGGTGGAAGCCGGTCGCCGGGGTCTACCGGAACGGCGTGAAGGAAGTGTTTAGCGTGTCGTCTGGAAGTGGTATAATGGTGAAAGCCACCGCGAACCACCCAGTACTGACTGCCAGGGGTTGGGTGCGGACCGACGAACTGAAGATCGGAGATACCTGCTATGCCGCCACCGAAGCAGCACGACTACCACGGGACGCCGACCTATCACAGTTGGGTGGCGATGAAGAACCGCTGCAACAGCCCCACCAGCAAAGACTGGCCGCGATACGGTGGGCGGGGAATTACGGTGTGCCCAGCTTGGCAGAGTTTTCTCGGCTTCTTGAACTCCATGGGGCCGAAACCGGCAGCGGGATGGAGCATCGAGCGCGAGGACGTGAACGGCAACTACGAGCCGGGCAACTGCATGTGGGCGAAGCCCAAGCAGCAGGCATCGAACAGGACGAACACCAAGCTGCTCACCTGGGAGGGCCAGACGAAGACCGAGGCCCAGTGGGCGGAGGATGCGGGGATCAGCCGGGGACGCCTCCACTACAGACTGTCCATTGGTTTGCCGATGGGCCAGGCTTTGATGAAGACCAAGCGCCCGACCGGAGTACCTTCCAAGAAGACCTGATCGTCAGCATCCGCAGCGCCGGGTACGCCGAGACCTTCGACCTGACGATTCAGGACAGCCACTCGTTCGTGGCCAACGGGCTGGTCGTGCACAACACGATCCCCAAGCACAACAAGTGGGCGAAGGCGATCCGCCGCTGCTACCCGGCACCCGAAGGCTACCTGATCCTGGAGACCGACTACTCGCAGGGCGAACTCCGGGTGGTCGCATGCGTAGCCAACGAGGCGACGATGATCGCGGCGTACGCGGCAGGCATGGACTTGCACGTGGTGACCGGTGGCTCGATCGGAGGGTACACGTACGAGGAAATGCAAGGCCTGAAGGTCAGCAACCCCGACCTGTTCGACCAGCTTCGCCAGCAGGCCAAGGCAGGCAACTTCGGCCTGTTGTACGGCATGGGTGTTGACGGGTTCATCGAGTACGCACGGGGCAACTACGGGGTGACACTCAGCCACGCCCAGGCCGAGGAAATCCGGTCGAACTTCTTCAACACCTACCCCGGGCTGGTCGCCTACCACGAGGCCTACAAGGCGTATGCCCACAAGCATGGGTACGTGCGGTCGCCGTTGGGCCGAGTCCGCCACCTGCCGCTGATCAACAGCAGCCGCAAGGACGTCCGTGCCTCGTACGAGCGCAAGTCGATCAACAGCCCGATCCAAGGCGCGTTGTCCGACATGATGATCTGGTCGGTCGCCGAAGAGAACGCCATGGGCTGGCACCTGGATGCCCCGTGCTTCGGCACGGTTCACGACGCGAGCTACCGGTACATCCCAGAGGACAACTACGAGTTCTACGCCAAGCGGACGGTCGAGGTCATGGAGGGGCTCCCGTTAGAGAAAGTAGGCTGGAGCCCTCAACTCAAATTCATTGCAGACGCGAAAGTCGGTAGGAACATGGCCGACTTGGTTGCACTTGGAAAGTTCAAGCCATGAAGGGCATTCAATCCATGTCCCTGGCTGAGAAGATCAGGGCTAAGACGGTGGTCAACTCTGAGACCGGATGCTGGGAGTCCACGTACAAGCCTCTGAGAGACGGCTACTGTACTATCAGGCACAGGTCTGACCACAAAGAGCTAGGCCATCGGGCTTCTTATCGCACTTTCGTCGGCCCTATTCCAGAAGGCTTGTCCGTTCTTCACACGTGCGACAACCGCAAGTGCTGGAATCCAGAGCATCTGTTTTCGGGCACGTACTCGGACAACTCCAAAGACGCGGTGTCCAAGGGCAGGCAGAAGAACTTGTTTCCGTCTGGTGACGATCACCCTAAGAGGAAAGCCAAGCTCGTACCCGCATGAGCGTACGGCGCATCCGTTCTTTGACAAATGGCTCGGCCTTGGGTTAAAATCTAAACGCCTCCTGATGGCCTGTGCCGGGTCTCAAGGCGTGTACGCAATGGATTGCTGATCATGGAATTCTCAAAGAAAACGCGAATCGCCTCCTCGGAGTTTCAGTTCACCCGCGTCAACGGCGTGCTGATGAGCATCGAGTTCTCCGAGGTGTACACCCGGGCACCGACGACCTACCTGCGGGCACGTCTGGAGGTCCTGCCCGAGGGTGACAACTGGAAGCTGGTGATGAAGTTCATCGACACCGACGGCGAGGTCTTCCAGCGGGAGCATCCGATCAAGGACCCCGAAGACCTGGTGACGACCATCCCACGGTTTGGCAATGAACAAGAGGCAGCAGCCTGGGGTGCGGCGTACATCGTGTTCGCAATCGCGGTCCGACACAAGGATCGGAAGGCCAGAGACTGCAATTGATTGCGCGGGACTGAGGGCTGCAGGTACAATCACCTGCATTACCTCAGGAGCACGCGCATGTCAGTCCAGATCAAGAAGGCCGGAGTAGAGAAACCGTCCAAGGCCAGCGCCCAGAAACCCCCGGGTTCCAATGAATTGACGGTGATCGCCAAGGTAATCAAGGGCGACACGTACATGGTGATGGCGGACTCTGCCAAGGAACTCGACGACGAGTACGAGGGCACCGGTCTGTACAAGGGTGACACGATGGCTGCGGCTGTCATCCCACCGTACAACCCCAAAACACTCAAGAATCTGGTGCTGCACAACAACGTGCTCAACCAGTGTATCCACGCGATGGAGGTGAACATCGATGGCACAGGCCACGAGTTTGTCCCGGCTGATGAGCAGCGTGAGATCGACCCCAAAGAGAAGGAAGCGGCAGAGCAGTTCTTCAACGAGCCGTACCCCGGCAAGTCGTTCGTCGCCATGCGCCGTGACATGCGCCGGGACGTCGAGTCCATTGGCTGGGGTGCGCTGGAGGTCCTGCACAACCTGCAGCGTGATCCGGTGGCCGTCCGCTACCTCGATGCCCAGAGCTTGCGTCTCGCCCGCCTGGGTACTCCTGTGGCGATCAAGCGCAGGCTCATGCGCAACGGCCAGGAGGTGGAGCTTGAGGTCATGGAGCGTCCACGCCGGTTCATCCAGTTGGTGAACGGCCTCACCCGCCAGTATTTCAAAGAGTTCGGGGTCGAGCTTGATCTCAACCGGAAGACTGGCGAGTGGGCTGAGCCCGGCCAGGTGCTGCCTCCGGACGTCCGAGCGACCGAACTCCTGTTCTTCGGTGCCGACAAGGACACGACGACCCCGTACCACGTGCCCAAGTGGATCAACCAGATGCCATCGGTGGTCGGCTCGCGCAAGGCCGAGGAGTCGAACCTGGAGTTCTTCGACAGCGGCGGCATGCCCCCGGCGATCATCTTCATTCAGGGCGGCAACATGGTGGGCGAGAGCGCGACCCAGCTTCGCACCTACCTGTCAGCCGGAAACAAGAAGCGTGGCCGTGCGGTGGTCGTGGAACTCGCGGCTACCAGTGGCGACATCAACAGCAGCGGCAGCGTCTCGGCCAAGGTCGAGCGCTTCGGGGCTGAGCGTGCGAACGACAGCATGTACACGAACTACGACAACCAGGCTGAAGAGCACGTGCGGGTGGGTTTCCGCCTGCCCCCGCTGTTCCTTGGCCGTGCCGACGACTACAACTACGCGACGGCGGTCGTCGCCTACCAAGTGGCCGAGGCCCAGGTGTTCGGCCCAGAGCGGCTGGAGTTCGATGAGGTGATCAACAAGACGCTGATCAAGGCCCTCAAGTGGAAGACCCTGAAGTTCAAGAGCCTGCCGATCACCCTGAAGTCGGTGGACGAGACGTTCAAGGGCTTGGAGTTGCTGGATGGCAAGGTCGATGAACAGCAGTTCGTTGAGGCAGTGAACAAGCAGATCGGCACCGACCTGAAGCACGATCCCGAGGCGGTTGTCGATCCCAACCAGACGATCGAGCCGACTGACCCGGTGACCGGCAAGCCAGTGCCGACCCCACCCGCGAACCTTCAGCAGAAGGGCATGATGGATCGCCTGCACATGCTGAAGCTCGCTCGCAAGTACGCGGTAGCCGAGGGCTGGGTCGAGGGCACGATCACCGACGAAGAGCGCACCCAGGTCGCGGAGAGCGTGCGCAAGATCGACAACCCGGACACCGCCCGGCGGTTCGTCGAGGCCTGCCAATTGCTGAGCGTTCCCGCGAAACTCACCCACGCACACTGATGGACACCCGGGACTACCTGGAGCTTGAGCACCTGCTCCGGGAGAAGATCAGCACCACCTGGGCGAAGATCGCACCCCAGGTGTTCGAGCCTGTGCAGTCGGCGATCGACCGCCAAGACTACCTGGCCGCCCGAGAGGCCGCGCAGATGCTCGACTGCTCAGCCGTGGGCGAGCAAGTGCGGGAGTTCGCGTACATGATGTACCGTGGGTTCATCGACTTCGGCGCGCAGCAGGCGGCCCAGGGCGAGAGCCTGACCTCCAGCTTGGACTTCGACCAGACGGTCAGCGGGGTGGTTACCCAGTTCCTGCGTGACATCGAGTGGAACATCACGTTGCAGGCCCAAACGCAAGCATTGCAATTGATTGCAGAGGCTGAGACCGTGGTAAAGAGCGAGTTGGTGCAGAAGGCCCGACCGCTCAAGCCGCTGGTGAGCTTCCAGGCTGGCACCGACCGCCGACTGCAGATGGTCGCGACCCTGCACGCGAGCAGGCTCAGCAACTGGGGGTACGTGGCGGAGGCTGATCTCCGGGGTGAGACGACCTACAAGATCAGCGCGATGCTCGACAACCGGACGTCCGACTTCTGCCGGATGATCCACGGAAAGACGTTCACGGTCGAGAGCGCTCGTCCGCTGGTGAACGCGAGCGTGCACGCTGACGACCCGAATGACCTTAAGACCATCCAGCCTTGGCCGGATCAGTCGAAGGCGGGCATCGCCGAGATCAAGGGTCTGACCGACGATGAGCTTGTGGCCCGGGGCCTGCACATCCCGCCCTACCACCCCGGGTGCCGGACACTGATGATCGCAGTCAGCACCCGCGCCCCGCTGACCAAGCCGGTGATCGAGCAGACGATCATCCCCGAGCAACTGGTGTCCGTAGACTCGTTCACGGCCATGGGTGTGAAGATGACGCCCGACCAGGTGGACATCTGGAACGACTACATCCGGTTGAACCCGATGACGACGATGAAGGCGCTGACCGGCAAGGATGTGGTGACACTCCTCGGGTCAGACGATTGGCTGTTGAAGGTCACGGCCAAGGGCAACATTCGGATCAAGTGGGCAGAGCACGAGACACTGTACAACCCGGTGACCGGCGTGCTGGAGTACAAGTCGGTGGACGGCATGGGCGCGTACTCGAAGGCCAGCACTGGCATCCTCGCATACGGCCAGTCGATCGGTGCGACGAAGATGGTGGTGCGTGTGGCCCCTGGAGAGGCGTTGGATGCGCTGTCCGCTGGCTTTACCCCGAGCACCGTCGAATGGTTGACGATCCGAGACAAGCTGAAGAAGCTGGTGGCGGGTACCCTCGCGGGCTCATACGCAGGGCTGTCGAACGCCGACAAGACTCTCCTGAACTCCGTGCTGAACTCGAACATCGAGACGCAGATGGCCGGTCTGGCTAAGCTGCCAGCCAAGTTCGCAGCCGATCTGCTTGAAGGCGTGAAGTACTCCGGAAACCTGGCGTTCGCTTGATAGCTGGTAGTAGACTCTGCAATTGATTGCACCCGGAGGACCTATGCAACCACTGACCCTGAAGAAAACCGCTGACGTGCCTGAAGAGCGCATGGTCTGGGCCGGGAAGAACTAAATGGCTCGCGTGAACCCTCCACACCCGTTGTACAACGTCTGGATGGCGATGACCAGACGGTGCCGCAACACCCAGTGCCAAGAGTACCCACGCTACGGTGGCCGTGGCATCAAGGTCTGCGAACGCTGGCTGGAGTTCAAGAACTTCGTTGAGGACATGGGACCCAAGCCCGATGAGCTTCAGCGTTGGACGGTTGAACGGGAAGACGTAGACGGAGACTACGAACCCGGCAACTGCAAGTGGGCCACCTACAAAGAGCAGAACAGCAACCGCCGCGATAACCAGTACGTGCTGGTTCAAGGCCAGCGGGTGGCGGTCACCGAAGGCTCTCGACTGCTCGGCATTCCCCGGGCGTCTTTCCAACGCTACGTCAAAGCCCAGAAACAGATTCAAGGAGTTCAGTATGTCTAAGTCGTTGGTGATCAAGAAGACGGCAGTGGAAGAGGACCAGCGTCTGGTGTTTGCTGAGGTGTACGCACCGGACCGCCCGGACAGCTACGGCGACTTCATCAAGCCCGCAGAAATCAAGAAGATGGCGTACAAGTTCATGAAGAACATGAACCTCGCGAACATCGACGTCATGCACGACAACTCGGCGGTAAAGGGAGCGCACGTGGTCGAGAGCTTCATCGCACGAGAAGACGACCCGATCTTCATCCCCGGATCGTGGGTGGTGGGCGTGCACGTGGATCACGACGAAACCTGGGCGAAGATCAAGGCCGGGGAACTCAACGGGTTCTCGCTGGAGGCGTTGGCGCTCACCGAGGACGTCGAGGTCGAGATCGAAATCCCGCCCGTGCTCTCCGGCGACACCAGCAAGGACGAGGACCATGTGCACAAGTTCTACGTCGCGTACGACGAGCACGGAAACTTCCTGGGTGGCCGTACGGACGTGCATGAGGGCCATTTCCACCTGATCAAGGCCGGTACGATCACCGAGGACCATGACGGGCACCACCACAAATTCTCGGCCGTTGACGACATTCAGATCGTCGGTTGATTTGCTCGGAGCACCGTTCAGGGACTATGATTCGCGTGCGAGGAAACCATGCGTACAAAAGTCCCACTCCGCGAATTGTCTGAACTCGAAGTCAACTGGGTCTCCCTGGTTGATCGAGGTGCCAACCGCATCCCCTTCCGCATCATCAAATCCGATACAACCAAGGAGCCCCAAATGGGTATCAATCTCTCCAAGCTCGGTCTGAAGAAGACTGCCGTTGCTCAAGCAGCCGTTTCGATCACCGGAGTGGTGATTGCCAAGGGCGACCAAGCCACGATCGACCTGGTCCGCAAGACCATGCTCGAACAGGGCGTCACGCTGACCAAGGACAAGAAGTTTCCCGACGGCACCGTCGCGATCTTCGAGGAAGACAAGTTCGACGAACAATCGACGGTCATCCGCCTGAGCGAAGACGCGGCCCTCGTGGTCAAGGGCTTCGAGCCCTACTGCCTGGAGTTGGACAAGCTGACCTTCGGTGAAGCCGCCGACGCTCGTGGCTACTACGACAACGTGCGTGGTGCGATGTCCGTGCTCTCGGACATGGTGATGACCAGCCTGTACAAGGCCGAAGACCCAGTGGTGGCCGCCACCGAAATCCAGAAGGTCATGGGCGACTTCAGTTCGTACGTGATGACGCTGACCAAGGCGCTGCCGAAGTCGGTGTTCAAGGTCGAGCAGGGTGTGGCCGCCGCCATGGCCGCCGTCGAGAAGACCGAGACCTCGACCACCACTCCCGTGGTTGCGACCGAGCCTGTGGTTGAGCCCGCGAAGACCGAGCCTGTGGTTGCCGACCCCGTGGTCAAGGCCGAGTTCAAGAACTGCGAAGGCTGCAAGACCGCCGAAGCCTGCGCCAAGGCTGGCAAGTGCGCGGTTGAAAAGACCGAGGCCACGAAAGTCGAAGACAATGGCCTGAAAGAAGTGCTGGCAGCCATGTCCGGCCTGTCCACCGCCATGCAGGCCGTGGGCACCCAGGTCTCGACGCTCGCTCAGAAAGTCGAGGGCATCGAAAACCTTCAGAAAGCCACCGAGCAAAAACTTGCCGAGGTGCAGAAGAAGGCCGATGATACGACCCAGGTGCTGAAGAACACCGTTGTGGGCTCTGACCCAGGTGGTGACGCAGTGGTGGTTGTCGAACCAGTTCGCAAGAACGACGGCGACCTCCGCACCGGCATCTTCGACACTGCGTTCATCAGCAAGTCCGCTCGCCGCTAATCAACTTTCCCCCAAGGAGCTACCGTGAAAAACCAAGAGATCATCCAAAAGGCCGACCTCGCGCTGGCCGACTTGGCGACCGCTGGACGTCTGAACGACGAACAGACCGATCGCTTCATCCGCAAACTGATGGACGCTCCGACGATCCTGAATGCTTGCCGCACCGTGACGATGAACTCGCCCGGCCGGAAGATCAACAAGATCGGCTTCGGCAACCGCATGCTGCGCCCCGGCGTGGCGAACACCGCCCTGTCGCAGGCCGATCGCTACAAGCCGACGCTTGAGCAAGTGGTGGTCGATGTGGACGAAGTGATCGCCCAGATCAACCTGCCGTACGATGTGATCGAAGACAACATCGAAAGCTCTTCGGTGAACAACGCCGCAGGAACCGGCACCGGTGGCATCCACCAGACGATCGTGGACATGATGGCCGAACGCGCCGCCGTGGACTTGGAAGAACTGGGCCTCAAGGGCGACACCGGCAGCGGTGATACCTACCTGGCGATGACCGATGGCTGGCTGAAGCGCTCGAACGTCAACCTGGTGAACGCCGGTGGCGCGACCATCAGCAAGGACATCCTGAAGGCCGGTGTGAAGGGCATGCCCGACAAGTACCTGCGTGACCGTGCGAACATGCGCCAGTTCCTGTCGATGGACAACGAGACCGAACTGCGTGACACCTACGCAAACCGTCAGACCGCTCTGGGTGACGCGATGCTGCAGGGCACCTCGCCGCTGTTCATGCACGGTTCGCAAGTCCTGGGTGCCTCGGCCATGCCGACCGCCGATGGCCTGTTCACCAACCCGCTGAACTTGATCTTCGGTATCTGGCGTCGTATCCAGATCGAGTACGACAAGGACATCACGACCCGTCAGTTCATCATCGTGCTGACCGCACGAGTCGGTTTCCAGGTCGAAGAGACCGAAGCAACCGTCCGCTACCAGAACATCGGCGCGTAATCGCCGCTCTCTGGAGATCAAGCAAAGGCACCTTCGGGTGCCTTTCTTGTTTTGGCCTTGCAATCGATTGCAGCGCGGAATAGAATCAGGCCTTCGTCAACCAACAGGAGCCCTCATGGCCGTGAATCAGAAGACCGCAGATGCCGCAGCGCCTGCACCCGCAGCAGCCGCCGCAGCCGCCCCAGAAGTGGCCGTGTCCGCCCCCGTGCAAATCAAACTCGAACTCTCCCGGATCGCCCGGTACGTGTTCGGTGGTCAGGTCTACCTGAAGGAAGAGCAGTACGTGTTCTCTGAGAAGGACGCCCGCTACCTGTTGAGCCTGGATGACCCCGCTGGCATGCCGGTGTTCCGCCTGGCCCGCACCCGCAAGAAAATGGTGGCAGTCGATGATGACAGCGCGGTCGTCGTGCAGAACGCCCGCCCCCAGAAGGTGGACCGCGTGAAGGTTGACCTCCAGGATTGGAAGTTCGGCCAAGAGATCAAGCCGGTCGGCAAGATCGAAATCCCTGACGAAGACCCAGAAATGGCCCAGCGCCTGGCCCAGATCGACGGCCCAGGTGAGTTCGACAGCGCTGGCGGCCAGTCCATCGGCTGAACGTAGGAGCACCGCATGTCCCTGCTGATCAACACCTCCGATGTGATCGAAGCACTCGGTCTGAACACCTCGAACGAGAGTGACATCGAGGGCACGGTCGGTCGGGCCATTCGCGCTGCCCAGACACGAGCCGAGGTCTCCATTGGGTCCGCGCTCGAACGATTCACCAACCGCGAAGTCTTCTTCATCAACCAGGACCTGTTCAACGGCGTGACCGAGAACGGTCTCCTGTGCTTGCGGCTGAAGAACGGGTTCGCCCAGCTTACCGGAGTCGGCAGCAGCTACACGCCGAACTCCTACGACCCCCTCGACCTGCCGGGTGTGAGCGTGAACGAGCAGTACGGCTTCGTGTACCTGCCGACCAGCTACGACAAGCAGTACGTCGAGGTCACGTACACCAGCGGCTTCCTTGATCGCGCCAGCGCACCCCAGGAGGTCAAGCAGGCGATCCTGTACTTCGTGCCGCTCGCGCTGAAGCTGAGCATGCAGCCTGACGCTGAGACGAAGAAGAAGGCGGATGAGAGCGCGAAGATCAGCGAGGCGTTGGTCGAGAGTCTGCGCCGCCCCACGGGTGTGCAGTACCGCCCCTTCCTGTTCACGCGGACCCCGCTCGCCGCATGATCTCGATCGACCTTGGCCTCAGCCCCGAGGCTCAGGTCCTACTCTCCCGGCTTGCAGCACTGACGACCGTGCTGGAGACCACCAGCGAACGAGCGCTGGACGAGGCAGCGGCTGCGATCCTCAGCAACGTACGCACCAACTACCTGGCTGAGAGCGCCCCCGACGGCACGCCGTGGATTCCTTCGGCAGCGGGTGCTCGACGCAAGAGCCAAGGCGGTGGTCAGACGCTGTTCGACACCGGCAACCTATTCCGCAGCATCCAGGTGTACACCGAGTCCCTTCAGCGGCAGATCGGTACCGACGTCCCGTATGCACCGTACGTGCAGAACGGAAAGACCCCTCGCGTGTTCCTGGCTGTGACCGAGCAGGACATTCTTCGCACCGAGGGCATATTCATCCTGAGAATTGAGGAGGCACTCCGTGAGCAAGGCCTATGAAGCACTGACCGACCTGAAGACCAAGCTGCAATCGATTGCAGGGCTGGAGACCCGGGTATTTATTTGCTACGAGCCCGCAGACCTCGACCGGCAGGTGCTGGGAGTCGCGGGCACAACCATCGGAGTCGTCTACGGCGGCCTCCGCTCGGTGAGCGAGCCTGGAACTGCCAAGCACGGGACTTCCAGCGTCGGACAGTTCATGGTGTTCATGAAGCACGACACCCCTCCGTTCACGAACGCCGACAACAAGGGGCCAGCGCTCGACACGCTGGAGCGCATGCGGCAAGTGATCATGTACAAGAACTCTCCTACGGGCCACAAATGGCGGTTCGTATCCGAGTCCATGGCTACATCCAGCAAGGAGAAGACCGTGTGGATGCAGGTGTACGACACGCCGATCCAGTTGGGCCCAGTTTGATAGGTGGCGCCCCCAGGTCTAGAATCCAGGCATCGCCTTTCTTAACCACCTGCGAGGATCAACATGCCACTCGAACTCCTGAAACAATTCGGCAAGGGCGGCTCGGGCATTCCCGACCAACTGCGCTCCATCGTCACCGAACTCCAGGGTCTCTCGATCTTGGCCGTCGCAGGTGCAGCAGCCAACACCAAGATCGTGGTCCCGGCCCTCCGCCAGGAAGACACGATCATCTGCGCGATCATGTCCGCTGCGGGCGTGCTCTCGAACCTCGCCGCCGTGACCATCGACGACATCCGTGCCTCGGGTACGCTGACCGTCGGCGCAGTCGTGACCGGCAACACCGTGACCGTCAACGGCAAGGTCTACACCTACCGCCCGGCAGCGACTGCCAACCTGTTGAACCGCGAAGTCGCGATCGGCGCGAACGCGACCGAGACCGCAGCCAACCTGGCACGTGCGATCAACCTGTACGACGCAGTGGCCCTGATCGCCACCAGCGCAGCAGCCGTGGTCACCGTCCGTGCAGCAGCCGATGGCGTGGGCGGCAACGCGATCACGTTGGCAGCCAGTGCGAACACCACGGTCTCTGGTGCGACCCTCACCGGGGGCTCGGCCGATGGCGGCTTCCGCTCGACCACGGCTTCGGCTGGCAACACCGTCCTGTTGGCCTACTTCAACAAGAAGTAATCCACTTCAACTGAACACCAAGGAGAGCCAACATGGCATGGGACAATACCGACTACTTCTTCTCCGGACAGGGCGTGATCCTGCTCGGCGACCGCGACCTCGCTGGCAACCCTGCCGGTCTGATCCCGGTTGGCAACGTCTCCGAACTCAAGCTCACGGTCGCCACCAGCGTGTTGGAGCACAAGGAATCGAAGACCGGCCAGCGTGCGATCGACCTGCGGTTGACCACCGAGACCAAAGGCACGTTGTCGATCACGATCGAGAACTTCAACGCCACCAACCTGGCTGCAGCCCTGCGCGGTACCAAGACCGTCAAGCCTGGTGCCCCGGTGGTCGGTGAACTCTCGAAAATCTACTTCGGCAAGATCGCCCCGCTGAACCACATGCTGATCAGCGCGGTGACGGTCCAGCGCGGTGCGAACACGCTGACCCCGTACACGAACGACGCCACCGCCTGGGACGTGCGCGTGAACCCCGAAAGCGGTTCGCTGTTGTTCAACGATGGCGCGGTCCAGGCGCTGACGACCAACGCGACTCTGGGTGGCGTGGTGCCGTCCGCGATCGTTGTGGGCGTGACCACTCAGGTGACGGTCGCGAACACCGCCAAGGCCGGTGACTACGTGGCCCTCGCAGGCTTCGCAGGTGCAGGCGCTGCGCTGGTGAACAACAAGGCTCACCTGGTGCTCAGCGCGACCCCAACCGGCGTGGTCTTGCAGACCAACACGTTCGGCGCGACCATCACCATCGGCGTCCCGCTGGCGGTGTTCGACGGCGCGGCCCTGACTGTCGGCTACACCTACGCGACTCAGAATCACGTGGACCCGCTGGTGCTGGGCTCGCCCGAGAAGTGGATGCGCTTCGAAGGCCTGAACACCGCCGACAACAACGCACCTGTGGTCGTGGACATCTTCCGCTTCCTCAGCGACCCGCTGAAAGAACTCTCGTTCATCAGCGACACCATCCAGAACTTCGTGCTCGAAGGAAACATGCTGGCTGACTCCGGGCGCACCAGCGGCTCGAAGTTCTTCCGCCAGTTCATGCTCCGCTGAGCGACGACCTGCGGTATCATCAGGGGCGGCTTCGGCTGCCCCTTTTCATTTCTACGGAGAGAAGCACATGACGTCTCAGAAGAAGGTCAAGATCAGTGACCTGTTCCCACCTCCCCTCGTGGTTGATCTCGGCCATGCCAAGGTCGAAATCCAGGGCCTGTCGATCGCACAGATCGCCCTCCTGCTGGAGGAGCACGCGGAAATCCTGTCCGGTCTGCTGGACACCAAGACCCCGCCTGACGTCGTCGGCCTGTTGAAGACCAGCCCTGTGCTGGCAATGCAATTGATTGCACTGGGTCTGAACCTTGAAGCCGAAGAGCACGAGCAGGTGCAGGGCCTACCGGCGTCTGTGCAGGTGGCGATCCTGTTGGGTGTCTGGGATGCGACGGTGCCTGAGCTAAAAAAGCTCGGGGCGAGGTTCAGCGGCTTGTTGTCGGTCGCCCAAAAGAGCCTCGCCCAAAGCCCCGGCCCCGACGCTCCGGCAACGCGTCCTCCGATCCCGGATTTTCAGAGTCCCTTGCCGTCGGAGCCGACTTCCTCGTCGGACACGGTGGATACTCCCTCAGCGACGTAGGAGGGATGAACCTGCGCCAGTTCCGGGCTTTCCTCAAGCTCGCCTGGGCGCGGTACATCGACAGCCAGATAACGCTGGCTGTGAACGCTAGGCAGGCCCATAATGCCGAAGGTGACGGCTTCAAGAAGTACTTGGAGGACCTAGCCGCAAGCAAGGACTGACCATGGCAGAAACGACCCTCGACATTCTCCTGCGGGTACGGAACCAGACCGGGGCCGTGCTCTCGCAGGTGTCATCCGATCTGTCGAAGATCAGAACCGCTCTGGCGAGCACCAGCCAGAACACCAAGCAGACGAACTCTGACTTCCAGCGCCTGTTCTCCACTCTGGCATCCGGCAAGGGTGAGATTCAGGGTGTGGTCAGCGGATTCCAAGGCCTCGTGGCCTCGCTCGGCGGGCTCGTGCTCGTCAACCAGATCAAAGGGCTGGCGGATGTAGCTGCCCGTACCCAGGTGCTCGGCACGGTCCTGAACGAGATCGGGCGGGCCAGTGGCTTCTCTCGTGCAGAGATCGAGAAGTTCGACGCGGCTGTACAGAAGGCCGGTATCACTGCTGGCGCATCCCGTCAGACTCTGACCCAGTTCCTCCAAGCTGGCCTCGACCCAGCCAAGGCCGCTGAGCTTGCGCGGGCTGCCCAGAACTTTGCGGTGGTCACCGGTGAGAACTCCAGTGCTGCGCTCTCCCGGCTGGTGACGAACATCCAGCAGATTGACGTGACCGGCCTGAAGTTCCAGGGCATCATCGTGGACATGACGAAGGTCACAGCCGACTTCGCACGAGAGGTTGGCAAGACCCCGCAGGAACTGACCCGCGCTGAACAGCAGACGGCGCTGTTGAACGAGGTGCTGCGCAAGGGCAAGGAGTCCGGCCAGTTGTACGTCGCGGCAATGGGTGATGTCGGCAAGGCCGTGGGCTCGCTCTCGCGCTTGCAGGAGGAGCTTCAGAACTCACTGGGTGAGAAGCTGCTGCCCGCGTACAAGGCGCTGGTAGACGAGTTCGGCGTGTTCCTGAAGCAGGCGAAGCTGGTGTCCGACTCAGTGGACGCGAACGGCACGGCTGCTGAGGCCTTCGGAGAGTCGGTGCGGGCATCCGCACGGTCCCTGCGTGAGTTCGCACTGCTGCTCGTCGAGTACAGCGGTGTGGTCACGACATTCGTGCAGGCACTGCTTGGGTTCGCCGCGCTCCGGGCAGTCGCGCTGGTCTTCACGTTCATCACCAGTCAATTGGCGTTCCTGGGCCGGGCTCTGGCTACTGCCGGAACCGCCATCGGAATCTTCGCTCGTGGCTTCTCGTTCCTGACCGCGCTGGTCTCCGGGGGCACACTCGCACTCTCCGCGCCTTTCCTGCTTGTGCTCGGAGCCATCGGCGCTGCAGCCGTGGCCGTGGGCGCGTTCGCTCTCCAGTTTGAGCCGGTTGCCCGTATCGCGAACATCGCGCTGGCATCGATCTCCCTGGCGTACAACCGGTTGATCGGAGACTCCGAGGGTGCAGCCGCTGCTTCCGACGCACTGTTCAACGCCGTTACCCGTGCTGGAGACGGCACCGAGGCACGCGCCGCTGCAGCCGCCAAGCTGATCGAGGTCACCCGCGAGCAAGTGGAGTTGCAGACGACGCTGATCGACCTTGAGAACGCGTTGGTGCAGGCGAACAAGACTGGCACTGCAGAGCAGCAGAAGACCGCCAAGGCTGCGTTCGATGCAGCGAAGAAGCAGAACGAAGACCTGAACGCTCAGCGGGTGGCGCTCGCCCGTGCTGGGGATGTCAGTGGGGCCACCCAGGAACTCATCCAGAAGAAGGAAGAGGAAGCTGCGGCCATCCGCAAGATCGAGATCGCGCTTGCCAAAGTCTCGGACGCTGGCATCAAGGCACGTGAAGAGCTTGGCATCCCCGCTGGTCTGGGTGACAGCCTGCGTGCGGACGTGATCACCGCTGAGTTCGGGAAGGCCGCAGGCGCGTTCAAGAACCTGGTGGCCTCTTTCGACGCCGACCAGAAGGTGTACGCTGCGAACGTCAAGAAGTTCCAGGCAGACCTTGAGAAAGAGGGCGTTGCACCAACCGAAGCGCTGGTTCAGGCCACTCAGAAGGCTCGGGATGCCGTGCGGTTCTCGGTCAACGATCTGCGCATCGGAGTGCAATCGATTGCAGACGCTGCCAAAGCACCGGATGAGATCGCCGCTGCGATTGACCTGATCGTCAACGCTGCTGGCCGTGCGGTCACGAGTGTGGACGAACTCAAGCGCACCCTGGAGTTCCGGCTGGAGGCAGAGAGCCTGCGCCGGGTAGAGCAGAACATGCAGGGCTACAGCGAGGCCACGAAGGAGGCCCAGACCGCGCTCACGCTCCTGCGGACGGTCACCGACGACCAGGCACGGGCCACGCTCGATCTCAGCCAGGCGTACGCGGACGTGGGTGTCAGCGCTGGCCGGGTGTTCGAGAACCTTTCGTTCGCCGGTCGCTCGGGCATCCGCAGCCTTGTGGACGGGTTCACCGGTCTGCGGTCCACCGTGGCCGAGACCAGCCGGATTGTCGATCAGGGCACCCGGCAGCAGCTTGCATCCGCGAACGGCACGTTTCAAGAGAGCCTGCGGTTGCTGGCCGACAGCGAGCGGCGCAAGCGTGAACTCGCCCAGCAGACGGTCGGAGGCAGCCAGACGTTCGCGGCGGCCCTGCGTGCGATCGAGGAGCAGTCCGTGCGCGAGCGCGTGACCATCAACCAGACCTACTACTCCCGCTTGAAAGAGCTTCGGGACAACGCGCTGTCGCAGTTCAAGACGTTCGCGAACACGATCAAGGGTCTTGACGAGGAGATTTTCCAGAACGGTGTCAACCGTGAGAAGAGCCTGCGCGACCTCAAGCGTCAAGGGCTGACCGAGGAGCAGCAGTTCGCCGACCGCCTTCTGGAGATCGACCAGCTTGCCGGGGCCGAGCGTCTGGCGATCTCGAACAAGCAGTTCGACCTGGCAAAGCAGTTGAACCAGCAGCGGATTCAGGCGGCATCCCAGCTTGCGAACTCGGGCGGTGTGCCACAGGAGGTTGCGCTTGCACGTGCGACCGAGGCCACGAACAAGGCGTACACGGACCGTGACTCGCTCCTGCGCGGCATCCGTACCGAGACCGACAAGGCAGCCCGCACTCAATTGCAGACGTACGAGGAACTGGGCAAGGAGATCGGCAAGGTCGCTGAGACCCTGGCTGGTCTGGCGGGCGAGCAGCTTGCGAAGGTGAAGTTCGAAGTCGGTGCAGGCGAGACCGAGAAGCTGTTGGCAGCCCTTCAGCAGCAGTTCGACCGCAACCCGCTGCGCGTGACCTTCCAGGGCCAGGTGAACGGCCAGACGACGACCGTGCAGCGGTTCGCCAGCGGTGGCGGCGTCCAGGGCTCGGGCACGGATACGAGCGACAACATCCCAGCCTGGCTGTCGCCCGGTGAGTGGGTGTCCCGTGCCAAGGCCGTGCGGTATTACGGTGCCGAGGTGTTCCGTCGGCTGAACAACATGACGCTCCCGCGCTCGGCTCTGCGTCTGGCTACCGGTGGTCTGGTGCCTGCGGGTGTGGGCATGCCGGTGTTCGGCGGAAGCTCCCGTGGCCCATCAGAAGGCGGCGAGACCACGAACACCCCCCGCCGTGACATCGTGGACGTGAACCTGAACATCGGCGGACGCCGTGTCAGCCTGTACGGTGAGCGCCAGCAGGCGACCGCGCTCGTTGACGCACTCGCCCAAACGAAAGTCTGAACATGCCGCTTACCCTCGGATCATTGACCCTCGCAGACGGCCTTGTCTGGGCTGAGGAGTTCCAGTACACCGGGATCGTCCAGGAGGTCCGGCAGTCGCTGGGTGGACGACCACAGGTGTACTCGGGGACGATCACCGGACCGATGCCGATCACGCTCACGAGCTTGGACGACCAAGGCTGGCAGACGATCGCTGTTGCCCGGGAACTGCAGGCTATGGCAAAATCCCTTGGACAGTTCACGCTCGTGCTCGGCAGCCGGAGTTTTCCGGTCGAGTTCAGGCACTCCGACCAACCGGTGCTGCAGGTCACGCCGTTGATCCCTCGAACAGACCCTGATGACGAAGATTACTGCACGGTCGTCATCAAGCTGGTCTGCTATTCCCCACCCTAAGGAGCTTTCATGAGCATTCAAACTTCCGAGATCATCTGGCGTCGTCCGACCGAGGTGTCCGATGCCCCCACCAACGGTGGCCGCATGGGCTCGGTCTCGATCATCAGCGGGGTCAAGAACTCGCTGTTCCCGAGCGCCAGCCAGGCCGAGCGTACTGCCGGTTCCACGAAGTATCGCAAGGCGTTCGCGCACATCGCAAACGACGACACGCTGGCACTGCTCGAAGGCAAGGTCTTCCTCACGCGTCCGACGCCCGGCGATGACCGGGTGACGATCTTCCCGGGTACCCAGTTGGACACCCAGGCATCGATCACCGGTGCTGAGGGCCAGTACGGGATCGGCACGTTGAACGCGAACGCGAACATCGGTCAGACGACGATGGCCGTGTTGGTTGAGAACGCGGCTGACAACATCTTCCGTACGGGCATGGTCGTGCGCGTGAGCGACCGCCAGACGATCGACGGCGCAGGGAATGAACAGTTCCTGACGCTCTCTGGCAACGCCACGTACGTGGGCAACGTCGCGACCTTGACGTTCACGACCACGCCCCTGCAGTTCAACTTCCTGGCGGCTACCCCGACGTACGTGAGTTCGTGCATCACCGACGCCGTGGTCGAGGCCGAGGTCGTGGACTACGCTGAAGTCACGGGTACCGGCACGTACGACGAACTGGGCTCTCCGATCCAGCCCCACGGCATCGGTTCGATCGAACAACTGTGGACACTCACGTTCACCTCCAGCACGGTGTTCACGATCGTCGGAGACACCGTGGGATCACTGGGCACCGGCAACGTGAGCACGAACACCGTACCATCCAACCCCGCGTACTCCAAGCCGTACTTCACGCTGTTGAGCGCGGGCTTCGGCGGCTCCTGGGCACCCGGGAATACCATCCAGTTCCGCACCCACCCTGCGGCCATCCCGGTCTGGCACAAGCGGGTGATCCCTGCGGCTGCCAACAGCTTGAGCGCTAACTTCACCCGAGTGGGTGTGGACGGTGAGAGCGAATGACCGCCCCGGTGATCACGAACGTCCTGACCTCGTACGCGAATGAACAACAGTACGAGCAGGGCGTTCTCAGGCTTGAAGAGGACCCGCTTCCTGCGGCCTACGGACAGGCGCTGATCCGCCTGTACTTCAAGGGGACTATGCCGAGCCTGCTGAGCACCAGCGGGTTCCCGGTGAACACCGTGATCACGAACGTCACCTCCGAACACCAGGAGGTGTTGTTCTTTCAGGGGTCCAACACTGCGGCGTTCTCCCGCCCGGTGGTCAGCCAGGCACGGGTCAGCCAGGTCGGACGCTTCCTTGATCTCCAAGGACGGCTGATCCCCTCGGTGAACCTGACGGTCAATGAACTCACCGGCCAGGTGGTCGCCAACCAACCGTGTTACGGGACGGTCCAGACGACCTACCGGAGCACGTACACGCGCCTCCAGTGTGCGTACCAACGACTGCTCGACCCCGCGCTCAGCAAGTCCGATTTCAGCCCGATGCTGATCGTCGCTTTCAACTCGCTGGGCACTCGCGCCTCCCTCGCGTTAGAGCCCCCGGACAGGCTCACCGGTGGAGGGTACAACGGGTTCGACCGTACCTCCGGAGAGCAGTTGATCATCGAACTCGACCCGAAGTTCCCGGTGAGCCTGTCCCACAACGACGCTCGATCACGTCTAACTGCGGTCGCCCGGTTTTTCGTGTATTCGTACGGTGATTCCGTGGCCCTCACCTGTACTCAGGGCTCGATCACGAATACCACCAGAGCAGAGACGCTAGAAATGACTGAGGGTATCTCCTTCAGTGGCAGCCAGAGTACGTCCGTCAAGTACCCGCCAATCCGTGGAATCTCGGTAACCGCTCAAGGGAGCTTCCAGAGTAAGTTCGGCCCACCATTCAGTCCGAGGTTCGTAGTCGGCCCAGGGATCGTGACCACCGTTGATTGGATAGGGTATCAACAGTACCGCCTGACCGGTAACCGGGATGTGCAAGCGAATGAGGTGGCGGTGACCACCGGTGGGAGCATCCTCATCCCCTCGACCGGTCTAGCACGGGCCAGGTACTCCACCCGTAGAGCCTCGTACACCCTGCGGTGGACACGCCCTGCCAACGACTGGTTCGCTCCGGTGGTTGTCTTGGCCTCCGATAGCCAGGGACGTACGGGCACGACCACGATCAACCCACCAACGCGCCGAGGTGTCTGATGGAAATGCTGTACCGCACGTACCAGGAGTACGCACGGGTTGTCGAGGAGGTGGCGGCCACTGAGGACGGAGTGTTCAAGAAGGACCGTACACCCGAGACCTACGGTGGGGCCGTGCTGAAGCTGCAGATCGTCCACGAGATTCAGATGGTGGACGCGGGCGGGCGGATGGAGTTTCTGAAGTTCGAGAACCCTGAGCCGAAGAACAAGGACGAGACGAGCACCCCCGGGCAGATCGTGAAGGACGGCCAAGTGCAGTTCGCTGGCTCTGGTGGTGACCCGCGCACGTGGACAACCATCGTCAACAGCAAGCTCAGCAACCGCCTGAAGGCACTCGCAGCCGAGACCGTGGCCCTCCGAGAAGAAGACGGCACAGCCGGGTCCGAGGTCTGACATGGTGGACAACGCGATCTCCCCGTTCTCACGGCCACTCTCGTACGAGGGTCCGGACAACAGCGGCTTCCTCGGGGCTCCCAAGGCCAACCAGTTCGCCCAGCCATGGGGTGAGCCGTTCGAGGACGCCCAGGGCAATCCAATCAACCCGGGTACCCAGGGCGGCCCGAACTTCCGTGCGAGCATCCAGAAGACCAAGGGCAAGTGGGGCAAGCGCCAGACCAAGGAGGTCCAGGATGTCGGGAACATCAGTTGGTACGGCAAGCCGCTGTCCACGAAGCCGGACGCCCGGAAGATGATCCTGAGCTTCAACGGACCTACCAGCCGGTACTTCCAAGAGGAGTTCTCGTACGGCAGCACTCAGGCACACAGGGAGGTCTACCGTGAGGGTGGTCTGGTGGGAATCGCCCCTGGCCCGGTGCTCGGCGCGGCCGTGCAATCAATTGCAGTCGGCAGCCCGCCCGAACCCACGGACCACCTGAACGTCGTCTGCCTGTACAACGGTCAAGAGTTGCTCATGCGCAGGCCGCTGAAAGGCCCGTACTACCGTGCGAAGTTCGGTGAGAAGACCGAGCAGCGGCTGTCGGAGTTCAAGAGCCTGACCAACCCCGATGGCTGGGTGACTGTCGGCCAGATCACGATCTCCAACGACTACGACCAGGCGAAGACCCCGTGGTTCTTTAACGAGAGCGGGACTGAGGCCCAGTGCATCCGCATGCGCGAGAAGCAGGGTCTGGACCGCAACGGTGCACCTGTGCCTGAGCGTGCGGGTGACCGGTTCAAGATCACGGTCGGACCATCGAACGTCAGCCTCAGCCCCGAAGGCAATGAGCCGTCGTTCGAGTTCAAGGAAGACGGCGAGTCGTTGGCGCTCCCGAACTTCACCAGCCCGATCGACCAGTTCGGGTTCACTCACAGTTGGTACGAGCACCGAGTGACCTTCAACTCGAAGATGACGGGCAAGCAGGTGGTGGCAGTCGATTACATCGGAGACACCGAAGTGCTGGTGTACGCGGTGATGGACGTTGACTACCAACTGACCAAGGACTACATGAAGGGCCGGGACAACGAGACCGACGGCGGCATCCAGAAGGGGCCGTACGACAACCGGGGCTCGTACTCGAACCCGCAGGAACTCGGGGCTGACAAGATCAACTTCTCGGTCGGCGACCACCTGGCGCGGACCTGGTACGGCGGGAGTGCGAGCCTGACGCTGGAGTTCGAGGTCGAGGGTGTCGAGTACGTGATTCCCCTGGAGTTCACGACCGGCCTGACATCCGATCAGTACGATGGCCGCCCGTACACACCGCCCAATCGAGACCTGTTCTACCGGGAGTACGTGATCCAGTACCCTCGGTTCTTGGACGTCCGGGGCGGCGGGATGTTCGTCAGCCGCCTGTACCAGTTCAAGGACTTCGTGGTCCAGGGGCGGAAGTCCGAGGCCGAGAGCGAGACCGTGGACTTGGACTTCGCCGACAACCAGACCAACATCTACCTGCCGGGGGCTGACAAGTGGACAGCCAGCTTCTACTCCCCGCCGAACCCGCTGAACAACAACGCAGCCAGTTGGAACGAGGTGAAGGCGTACCCGGCCGCTCCTTGGACCTGGGCGACCAAGACGTTCATCGGCAAGCGGCCGACCGAGAACGACACGGGGATTGTCGGCAAGATTCCGTTCAAGACTTGGTTTGAGCCCACTCAGACGGTGCTCTACAATAGCTGGTACGGCCTGACCCTGCTCTACCACGACAAGTTCACGACCGACTGCGGGTTCGCACACCGGGAAGACGGCTCGTACATCGTTAGCGGAGTGTTCGTTGACCCGGACACCAAGGCGTTGAAAGAGGCCATGCGGAGTCAGCCATTCGACGCCAAGGGCCTCACCAGCGGACAAACCTACCACCCCCTGGGTGAAATGTAAGAAAGACGATCATGCCGATTACCAGTTCAGACGTCGCGTTCAAGCGCAGCACCCACACGGTGAGCACGATCCAGGGCCTCGGCGGTCCGATCGGTACCCAGATTTTCTCGCAGTCGGCGAGTGTCGCGGGGATTGTCACGGGCGTGGCCATCCAGAGCGCGAGCAACAACACCCCGGGCCTCGGACAACTCTCGTACAACCCGAGCAACCAGTTGCTGGCCTGGCAGCCGCCGACGAAGACCACGTTCTCCGGGATCATCATCACCGGCAGCGGCACGTACACGATCGGCAACGTCGATGGCTTCATCACCGTGGTTGTGACGTTCGCCAGCCTGCCGTCCGTGTACAAGGTGGAGACGATCACGATCTCGAACGGGATCAACAACGTGTTCGACGACATCAACCCCGCACAGGCGTTGATCGGGCAAACCGACTACCGGTGCCTGTACTTCCAGAACAATCACCCTTCGCTGACCGCCAGCGACATCCGGCTGTTCGTCAGCGGGCCGCCCGCGCTTCCGCACGTGTTCGCCATCGGCCTCGACCCCGCAGGCCCAGGCAACGGCACGAGCACGGGTGTCGCACAGACGATCGCGGGTAAGACGATCGCCCCCACGGGAGTGGTGTTCACGGCCCCGCTGTTGGCCTCCAGTGGACTGTTCCTTGGCTCACTCGGACCCGGGCAGGCGATCGCGTTCTGGGAACGACGAACGATCCCCGCAGACTCCTTCGGGCTGATCCTGCTGGTGACCGCGAGCGTCGGCGTGGCGCTGATCGGGTGACGTATGCCCGGACGTCTTAGCCCGTGGTTGATCAACGGCTGCATCGACACGATTCTCCGGAGCGAGTTCGTAGGCGGCCCAGCGGTGTTCGGCAACGACTGGTACCTGAGCCTGTTGGTTGAGAGCCCAGACCCGTACATGGGGCCGTTCGACCAGTTCTTCATCTACCCACGGGCAACCGAAGTCGTGTACACCGGGTACGCACGCCAGCGGGCCAACCAGTTGAACACCAGTTGGAGGCGCACAGACGGTGACAACGGCACTGCGGCGTCCTCAGGCACCACCGGCGAGACATCGGTGGGCAACCGCCTGTACTACCCGCTGTGCACGACCTCCACCCAGGTGATCACCCACGTGGGGTTGATGGGCAGCAACATCATCGACCCGGACTTCAACTACTGCTACGGGTACTTCACGCTCCAGTTCCCGATCCAACTCCAGAACGCGGCCCCAGGCTTCTACCCGGTGATCGCTCAGGATGCGTTGAAAGTCAAATTCGCCTAAGACCATGATCAGCACGAACGACCCGAGCGTACGCGCAGAAGAACAACTACCAGGGTACGCACGGTACCGGAGCCTGGGCGGCCGTCGATGGGAGGTCTTCGGACAGTGCGTTGGCACGGGACACTGTGCGGGAGACGGCAGCCAGAAGGTGGACACGACGGTCGTACGCACGCCCGAGACCAGGCCCTGTGATGCCTGCAAGATCGAGTTCCGTGACCTCCCTCCTGCGGCCTCCAGAACCTCCTGGGACTGAGCATGCCGACCACCCTGTACTTCGCACAGAACACCGCGTTCCCCAAGGGACCCGGCACGTATCCCACCCTCGCTACCCAGTACGCGAACCTCACACAGACGGGCGCGGTGACGACCGAGGGCTGCATGCTCCCGTACACCTGGAGAGCGGTTGCCAACCTCTCGGGTAACAGCCTGAACAACACGACAGCCCAGCGCTTCAGGTTCGGACGGTTCTTCAGCGCACCGTTCGCGCAGGACTACACGTGGGTGAACCCGGTGAACAGCGCGGGTGCCATCAAGTTCTTCCTCAGTGACTTCGAAGCCAACCTGAGTGCAAACCATGCAGTGCAGAGTGTGTGCATCTACGTGTGGAGACCGAGCACGGGTACACGCATAGGCTACCTCTCCCAGATCGCAGACACGCTTGCGGGCGCAAAAGAGCCGACTGCGATCAACGCGATTCAGAACACGTTGGGCGAGTACTTCACCACCGCAGGCAACATAGCGATACTTGCAGGCGACATTCTGGTGTTCGAGCCGTTCGGCACGTTTACCCAAGCAGCGGCTACCGCGTACAACATCCGGTTCTACTACGGTGGAGTCACCGCGATCACGACCGAGAACACCGCTGCGGCAACCCCCGCCAGTAGGGTGGACTTCCCGTATGACCTGCCACTGCTGTACCCACCGAACACGGCTGTCGGCTCGATGGACACGATCGCGTTCTCGGGCACGCTCCCACCGCTGCTGGTAAGCCGGTTGAACGGTGAGGCCTCGATCATCGACGGCCAAGGTCTGGTGGACGGCTCGCGCTTGCGTGCACGCCTACAGGCCAAGGCCACGTTCTCACCTGCGAGCCTGAACACACGGGTGCTGCTCAACAGTGGACTGCACTCAATTGCAACGCTCACGAGCGCACTCCAGCAACGGCATGAACTCCAGACAGCGGCTGTGGGCACGAGTGAGAGCCTCGGGCAGTTTGAGTCCCGGGCAGTCGGTGATCTGCTCAGCCTGTACTACAGCGGGAGCGGAAGCTCTGGCAATCCCGGACTCTCCCTGGGCGGTGCTCGCGGAGCCGCGTACGGTGACCAGCAGGTGGTGTTCGACACCGCGATCCCCGGGCTGCAGTTCATCCAGTGCTCGAATATCCGGAGTGGGCCGATCAACCTGGTGACTGACCCGATTGCCCAGACGATCTCCTGGGTGATCCACCCGCTGCTGATCAAGACCAGCTACTACGGTGGGAACGTGGACACGGTGTTCGTCGGAGACCTATCCAACGGATTCCTGGTGTTCCGGGTGACCGACAAGAACGCCGTACCCGCTCTGCAATTGATTGCAAACGCGGTCAACCTGGAGAACACGCTGTTCGCCAACCCGAGCTTGAGCGTGCTCGCATCCGGGGAGACCGTGTACCGGGCGCTGTTCCTGATGAACTACAGCGCTCAGGACATCGAACTGCCGGTGCTCAGCCTCGACCACAGTTCGATCGAGACCATCAGCATCGGCACCGAGTACGTGAGTAACCTGAACCTCACCCAGTACCAGCGCAAGATCGACGTCCATCGTCGGGGTACGGACGTCACCGGCAGGGGCGACAACCTGTTGATCGCTCCGATCCTGCAGATCAGCCTGAACGTCAGTCCGCTGGGCAATCCAACGATGTACTCGACGATTGGCCGGGCGCAGGAAACCGACGGTATTTCCACGCAGTTGCCGACCACGCTCGTCGATCAGTTCGATTCCACGCTGCTTCTCTCGGAGGTACAATTTGGGCCTACGCTCAGTTGGCCGAGGATCAAGGCTGGCAAGGGAGTGAGCTTCTGGGTCCGCAAGGTCCAGCCTCCAGGGGTGGTGCCACCGGTCACCCAGAAGCTAGGTTTCAAAGTCACCGGCACCTTCTAAGGAACGATCATGGCAGGCAGATTCAGCGTGTACGGCGCAAACCAAGTACTGAACAAGGTTCTCCGGTCAACCGACTTCTCGGTGCCCGCCAGCTACTGGGTGGCGCTGTTCCGTGCGGCCAACGACACGAGCTTGCGTGCGAACAACCCGAGTTCGGCGTTGGAGGTCAGCAGCGGCATCGGGTACGTGCGCAAGGAGGTCCGTGGAGCCACGGCCTTGACGTTCAGCCTGAGCACCGCCGCAGCCTCCCAGTTGTCGGACATCGTCTCCTGGGACCCGGCCACCGGCTCATGGGGAACCGTGACCTACGCGGCGCTGATGGACAGTGCGACCCTTGGCGCAGGCAACGTGATCTTGTACGGTGCACTCACGGTTCCCAAGGCTGTTGACAACGGCGACACCTTCCGCATCCCCTCAGGGCTGTTCACGATCGGGCTGTAAATGGCGCTGTTCTCCGACCTGCCAAGGATTTGGTCCCGTGAGGAGATAAACACCAGCACGCAGTACATCGTCGAGTGGACTGACGGTGGGCCGTACGTGGTGTTCAGAAACCCACGCCTGGTTCTTGATCTCGACACCGCGACCTTCGGAGCCCGGGTAGAGTCCAGGGATGTGTTCATCAACGGGGCGATCTCGCAGACGCTCAGAGCCGGTGCCAACAGCTACGGTGAGGACTTCGGTGACGCCGGGGTGGTCAGTAGCGGGCTGCCCGCTGTGTACTTCGACGCTGGCAGTGGCCGCCTGCCCTCTTACGCAGAGTTCACCGAGTGGTTCGGAGTGTTCTCGGAAGACCGTTCGTTCTCCCAGAGCTTCACGTACCTGCGGGGTGCCAACCAAGTGCTGTACACCCGGGCGAACACCACGGTAGGCGGCTACCCGGGCAACACGTTGGAGAGCACGGGCATCCTGCACGGAAGCGCGATCTTCCAGACCGACCCGCAGTGCATCGCGTTCTCGCCGACCAACGTCTGGGTGTTCACGCACAAGGACACGGTGAGCCCGGCTGTGAACTCCGAGGTCTACCTGGATGTCTGGAACGGTACGACCGTGACCTCGACTCAGCGGCTTGATCTGGACGGCCCTATCCTGCACTACCAGATCATCCGTGGGACCACCGGGCAGGTGTACCTGATGTACGTGAAGTACGGGACCGGCCCCGGATTCGGTACGGGGTACATCCGGGCGATCAACGAGAGTACCCGGGCGCTGTCCGCCATCCTCTGGTCCGGGCCAGTGGGTACCAGCGGCTTCCCTGACCTCGCGGGCTACCAAGACAACATTTGCTGCAACAAGGTCTACACGTTCGGGACCACGAACTACCTGGTGAACCTCTGGAACAGTGTGATGACTGTTCACACGTACCAGACGAGCACGCCTAACACGCTGACCCTTCTGTGTACGGGAGAGTTCGCTAACACCACGGCGTACATGGGCAAGAGCGCGGGTGTCGAATACGACCCGGTGTCTGGTGACGCCCACCTCGTGCACTGGCAGATCAAGGACTACTTCGCTACGGGCGGGGAGTTCTCCAACCAGTTGACGCTTGTACGGCAGTCGCACAATATCAAGCTCAGCACGTTCACGCTCGTCACCGCCAACGCACAGGAGATTCAGGGCTTCGTCGGCATTCCATCGAACCCGAACTTCCAGATTCTGGACGAGGGCCAAATCCAGTGCTACATCCCGAGCAACGTCGGTGCGGATCGCGATGCGTTCTTGCACTTCTACTGCACTGAGCGCTCTGGGGGGCAGGCGGTACTGCTCGGCTTCTACGTGCGGCTCAAGAACTGGAACAATCCCGGGCCAATCGATGGCGCGGTGGACGCCACGATCACTGCTGTCGGGGCGACTGTTCTCGGGGCCGTCGATTACGGGGTGGGCGTGGAGATCATGCCCGAAGTCGGGGTGACTGCTGCGGGTGTGCGCCCACGAGAGTTCCAGATGAACACCCGCTGGGCACTCCAGGCGAACGCGAACGTCGATGGTGAGGTGCTGATCGACATCCCGGTGGAGGTGGAGGTCAGCGGAGCCACCGGCGATCTCGAAGACTCCGCGCTTGAGATCAACCCGGATTTAGAGGTCAGCATCGGGAGCGAGATCGTCCGCTTGCGGGATGGCGAGGTCGTGATCGCACTCGATCTGCTGGTGGACATCCAGGCCGAGTCCAGCCCTCCGATGGTCGAGGTGTTCCTGAACACCACCTGGCTGTACACGGGCATGGGGTTCATGGCCGAGTTCCAGAACTACATGAACGAAGAGCGGGCGACCGTCTTCGGTCTGCCCCCGTACAAGATCATGGGCACGGACGCGATCTCCCGCAAGTTCCTGGAACTGGAAGACATCGCCAGCCGCCACAGCCGTCAGATGGCGTTCTACCGGGTGTTCGCTCACGCCAACTCCGTGTTCGAACCCGGCTGGCAGACGATCGAGCAGCGGGTGGGCTACCTGACGAACGCCGGTGCCGAGAACATCTTGTTCTTCGCGAACACCGAGTACGGCTCTGGGCTGACCCCGCTGCCCACCGCGTACGAGACCTACCTGTCGTGGAAGAACAGCCCGCCCCACTACCAGAACATGACGTACAACTGGGGTGACGACAACGACAAGGTGTATTCGGTGTTCGGCTACGAGTTCGGCCTGAGTATGTCGAACGTGGACTTCTCCGGATTCTCCGGGCCGCCCGTGGACGACACCTGGGAATTCTTCTACGCGACAAACAACTTTCTGGTTTTGAAGGAGACCCTTATGGAAACCTCTGTAGCTCAATACTGGGCGTTCCGAGGGCTGGACGGGCTTTTCCTGCCCCAGTTCTGGAACACCAACTACTACACGCCGATCAAAGTCGAGGCCGATTACCCGTACGCACTCGCGATCTCCACTGAGTTGGATGTGCCGTTGAACTCCGTGATCTCGGTCGAGCACGAGCACCCATGGACATCCCAGGTGCTGTCGGAGATCGTCCACAACTGGGCGCTTGCGAGCGTGAAGGTGCAGGCTGAGGCCTCGTACCTGTACGACCTGCAGCGGCTGCCGGTCTCCAGGGAGATCGAACACGCGTACTCGGTGAAGGTCTCCCTGGAGATCGAGTTCCCGTACGCCGACTCGTTGAAGGCCCGGTCAGAGATCGAGATCATTCTCAGCAGCCTGCAATCAGTTGCACGAGAGCAGAGCATGAGCCTGCCGCTCGGCCCACGTGTGCGTGTGGAACGTGACAGCCCTTACGAACTGGAGCTTCGTCCCCAGGTGGCGGCTGAGCAGACGATCCTGTACGCGCTGGAGAGCGTGAGCATCGGCAGTGCCCAGCTTGAAGTGCAATTGATTGCACGGGGCATCAGCACCCGGATTCAGGATGGCCTGATCAGCGCGGACGCCAGCGGCTCGGGCTTCAAGTTCGACTGCCGGTTGAATTCGCTGGAGAACCTGCAAGGGCTGATCGGCGAGACGATCGTCATCGACTTCTGCGGTACCGCGTACACGATGATCGTCACCGGACTCTCAGCGTCCGCCGCCGAGGGCTCGGTCGCCCCCTCGTACACGCTGAGTGCGTTCTCGCCCGTGGTCCTCCTAGACAGCCCGTACGCCGCGCAGATCAGTTACGCCCCTACGGGTCCAACTCTTTTCTCCGACGCCGTACGCGACATCCTGGGCCTGCCTGTGACCTGGGAGATCGTGGACTGGTTGGTGGACCCTCAGCGCATTCAGGTCTCGAACAGCACGCCCCTGGCAGCCGCTCGTTCGCTCTTGGAATCCGTGGGTGCGATCCTGATCAGCCTGCCCTCGGGCGTGGTCAAGGCCGTGTACCGGTACGCCAGCGCCTTGGACAACCTGGGGGCTGCAACCCCGGTCGCCAGCCTGGTGGACGACAACCAAGTGTTCTCGATCAACACCCGCTACGAGTTCAACCTCGGGCTCAACCGCTTCCGGATCAAGGACAGCGACAGCGCGTTCGGAGACCAGATCGAGTTCAAGCCGGATGACGACAACGCGTTCTCAGGGATCGCCAGCGTGTACATCAGCCCCGCCCGCTCAAGCTGGAGGCTCCGGAGCACGGCCGACACCGGTGTGGTCGTCGAAGACCTGGGCGAGATCGTGGACAGCCTGACCGAGACCGTGGAGTTCCGTGCTGGTCAGGCACAGACCACCCGGCCTATAATCGGGATCACCAGCCTGTCGTGGCTGAGCACGCCGTTGGGTGGTGTTTCTGCTGATCCGGGGTCTCGAAACCTCACAAGCCTGACGACCGTCAACAGCGGTTACGGGTTGATCACCGTCACCTACACCTACCGACGCCACGACTTCCGGGTGTCCGCTGCGACAACGATTACGGCCACTCAACTTGTGGTCGAGGAGAATTAAATGCCGACCGTGACCACTAGCTTGAGCGTGAACTTCCAGAGCCCCGAGGCCGGGAGTGATGGTGGCGCGTTCTCCGCCGAGATCGACAGCCGCCCTGCGCCCGTGGGGTTGAACAAGGGCCGCACCTCGTTCATCCCAGGCGACACCGTGTACCTGCTGCTGTACCCAGGCTCCCAGGTGTCGAACATCCAGGCCTTCCGGAGTGCGGGCTCGCTCGTACGCGGGAGCACGATCGTGGTCGATGTCGAGGAGCAGGTGTCGTTGGCGAACGCCCGTGAGTTCAGCCTCCGCTACCCGGTGGCGAATACTCCGGTGTTCACCTGGTATGGGGCCAACCCAGGAGCGCTCACCCGCTCAGGCGACCAGAAGTTCTCGGCTGCGAGCGAGGCGGTTGCGATCGGCAAGGTCAACTACCAGGCGATTGCGATCGTCTACATCCTGTCCGGGATCACCCACCCCTCGGCGCTCGTGGTGTTCACCGGAGAGACCCCGTGATCGACATCCTGACCATCCGTGGACCAGGGGATGCCGATGGTGGCGAGGTCTTCGACCCGCTGCTGAGTTCGGTCGAGGCGGCGGTTCAGCGTGGCCGGTACGAGATCGACCAGAGCGCTCCGATCCAGAACGTGAACCTCGACTGCGTGTACACCCCGACTCTGCAGGTTGGCAGCGTGATCGAAGCGTTGGACATCACCACCGGGCTGGCTGTGCGCGGGATCATCAAGTCGTTCACCCATGTGGTAGACGGGGTTGTCGTGTTCACAAGCATTTCATTGGAGGTCCCAGTATGAGCGCGATTTCGAAGTACCTGCGTCGGCAGATCGATGGGTTTGGCCGGGAGTACGTGAGCTACTACTGCCAGGGGTGCAAGGAGGCACACTCGGTGACCGTCTTCCAGCCCGAGGGTGTCAAGGGTCCGGTGTGGGCCTGGAACCGGGATGTGCTGCGCCCGACGTTCAGCCCGAGCGTGCTCGTGCGCCGTGGCGGTGCGATCGACCCGACGTTCGTCAAGGAAGAGGGTGACCCTCCGAACGTCTGCCACACGTTCATCACCGACGGCCAGGTGCAGTTCCTGGGCGACTGCGACCACGAGTTCGCGGGCACGACCCAACCGCTGCTGCCCTTCCGGCTATTCGGCGACCAGGTGTCTGATGGGGATGAGCCCGTATGAGCGCGATCTCAGACCTGCGCAAGCTCGTCCAGCCCAAGGGCCAGGCGTACGAGATCGGTGAGGTCGTGGTCGTCGAGGCCACGCGGGTGATCGTGCGCGTGGGAAGCCGTGCAATCAATTGCAGCACGCTCGTACCCGTGATTGCCGGTGACAGCGTGCGCGTACAAGGCCTGCTGATCGTCAGCAAACAGCAGAACATCGCGAACTCCGTGCCGGTCTTCCGGGTCTGAGCATGCCCATCCACTTCATCGACCCGGCAACCGGCAACGACGCGAACAACGGCCTTGGCTGGGCCACCCCGTGGAAGACCACGAATCCGCTGACCGCTCTCTACCCCGGGTCGGCGGTATCCGACCTCGAACTCCGGTTCGCGAAGACTCCCAAGCTGTACGACAGTTCGTTCTTCCTGCAGTCGCTGGCAGCCACCAACTACTTCGGCGGGTACGGCGCGGGCTTGAACCCCACAGCCGTAAACCATTTGAGCGGCAACACGATCCTCGACAACAACACGGCGATCACAACCGCCTTGAACTTCGTGATGGTTGCCCCGTTTACGTCTACGAACGGCAGCGGTTCCGGCTCGTACATGAAGCAGTTCACAGTCCCGATCGGAGCCACTGGCAGGGCCGCGTACTTCACGACCGGCACGACCCGCAACCTGGCTACCCTTGGCCTTGAAGCCATTGAAATGTGGTGCTCGCTGGCGACCTCCGGCAACACCGACACCACGAACCTGACAGCCGCGCTCCACCTGTGCTCGGACACCGTGGGCGTGACCACGATCGTCAGCTACCCGTTGACCATCGGAGTCTCCCAGTTCCGGAACGTGCTGAATGTCCTGGGCACCGGCGCATTGCCGGACGGAGTGAACTCGGTGGCGCTGTACGTGACGAACAACACGGGTGTCGCCCACACGCTGTACATCAGCCAGATCATGGCGGTCCCGCCTGTGGCCTCGGCCACGTACACGGGCTTCCGGGCCTTCGCCATCCCCAACCACACACCCGGCCAGTGCCTGCAAATCTCTTCGATCTCGGGTGCGAGCGTGTTCTGCGCGGGAATCGAGACCGGCAACTGGCGATTCATCCTCGGAGCCGCGAATGCCACCTGGGCTGTCTACGCGGCGACCCCGGTAACACCCACGGGCATCAAGTTCCCGAACGCTCAGTTCGTAGGCACCGAGGCCTCTCCGATCATCATCCGGGGCGGCTTCAACAAGACCACGGGCGAGGTCGATGGGCTGACCGCGATCGATGCCGACCAGATCAAGCTGTTCGGACCGTCCGTGCTCCGGGTAGCGGTCGTCATTCAGGACATCGCGGTCGCGTTCGCCAGGGACGACAAGATCAACACCGGTAACCGTAGCTGCATCATGGGTGGTGGGTTCAACAACCTGCTGCCGCTGTATTACAACGTCTCGGGCTCTAGCATCGCCAGGTGCTACAGCAGTCCGAACGGGCCGCCCTCACTGGGGGCCGGGGGCTTCAACGGCGCGTACAACCGACATGCCGGGTTCCTGGAGGTCAGGCAGTCCACGTTCTCAAACGAGTACATTCGAAACGTCTCGGTAATCGGTGGCAACTACTGGGGTCCGCCCATCCGTGGTGGTGGTTTCGTGAACGGCCCGACACCCGCTGAGACGCCGATAACCCCGATCTTCGCAAACGCCACCTTCTGCTCTGGGTTTGACTTCAGTGCGGTCACGGACGCGCAGAACCTGGTGATCTACGAGGGCAAGACCGGCCCGAACGTGGTCGGCCTGGAGTTCAAGAACTGCGGGTTCTACGCGTCTGGCACGACCACGACCGGCGTGGCACTCACCAGCCCGACGTTCACTGACTGCAGCTTCCACGGCGCGTACACCGTGCCCTCGAACGGGCTGTTCGTCCGCCCACGGTTCGAGCCCTACCTGTACCTGCAAGGGATCATGATCCAGGGCACGAGTTCGACCGCCCTGCTTGAACTCGTGGACATCCAGACCCCGATCAGCACGTACAACAGCCCTCAGAACTTCATTGAAGGCGGCTTCTACAGGATCACCATCCGGGACACCGTGTGCAGTCTCCGGTACCCGCGTCTGATCAACATCCAGCCGCTGTACACGTCGAACATCGACTGCGCGGTCAACCTCAAGAACACGACGATCACGACCCTGCACAACGCACCGGCCGCATTCGCGTCGTTCGCCGGAAGTTTCCAGGACACCCGGTACCGGCTCGTCTTGGATAACGTGGTGGTCGGCGGCCCTTGGACGACCCTGGTGTCAGGTAACCTGCCGACGATCCTGACCAACAACGTGGTGCTCGACAACCCGGTTACCAAGGTCGCAGACGCGTTCCAGTTCAAGGGCCAGATATTCGGCTCGGGTGAGGTCAGCGCGTACTTCGGCGGGGTCACCACCGGCAACCTCACACCGCTTGGCACGCCGGTTACCGGTGCGATCAGGAGCAGCGCTGGCACGTTCAAGCGCAGCAACGGCAACCTCGTGATGTTCACCACCGCCTACCAGGTGGAGAAGGACTTCGGGTTGAAGATCGACGGCCAGTTCAGTTGGCGGATGACCCTCAGCCAGAACGTGGGCTCCGGTATCATCGGGAGCATGCGGGTGGGTATGTTGACTCTCCGTGCGGGCGCACAGGTGATGATCAGGGCGAAGATTCAGCGGGCGTCCGCTGGTGCGCAGGGACAGCTAAGGCTCCGGCCGCTGGGCACCAAGGACTACCCGACGTCCGGGCTGCAGACGCTCGATCACGACGTCGTGACTCCGTTGCTGACGCTCCTGAACACCTGGGAGACGCGGGAAATCCTGTACACGCCTGCCCGCACGGCGGTTGTCGAGGTCTTCATGTGCGTGTTCGGCATATCCGGCACGCAGGTCTGGTTTGATCAAGTAGAGGTGCTGCAGTAATGGCTGACTACCACGTAGACCCGGCCACCGGGGTGGACACGAACACCGGGGCATCCTGGGCTCAGGCCTGGAAGACGCCGAACGGCCTGCGCGTGAACTCTGTGGTCATGGTCGCGGGCGACCGCCTGAAGTTCGCGAAGTCGGTGATGACGACCGGCAACACCGGGGATACCGTGCAGTTCCCGACGTTCACAGGCCAAGGCATCACGTTCTTCGGCAGTGCCGCCTGGACGTACATTTCTCGGCGCTCGACCACGGCCACGAACTTCCCGAGCCCACGGTACTTCAACGGCACCTGGCAGACATCGCTGACCTGGCAGTTCTTCACCGCGAACTTCTACCCGTTCGAAGGCAGGTCAACTACCGGGCTGTTCAACCCCCCGAGCCGTCGCCTGGCCTACCAGTTCGCTTCGAACCTGAACTTCAACGGTCTCCGCACGGTCTGGATGTGGTTCCGGGTGAGCGTGCCGTACACGGGAGCCGGGGACATCGACGTACCCCCTGGCACGTTCTCTATCCTGCTGTGTTCGGACGGCGCGGGACTGACCCCGTTGCTGACGATCCCGGTGGACGTGTGGATCAAGAACACCGGAGAGTGGGCGTGCGTGCGCTACGAGCATCCCGCTGACTTCACGACCCTCGGAGCGGTGAACTCGGTCGCCGTTCACCGGACCGCCCAGACGTTGAACCGGGACAACACGGGGTTCGGCCTCACCTGGAGCCCGCTGCTGTTCGGGCGCACGGCCATCCAAGACCACTCCCTAGACTACGTGTTCAAGGTGCCAGACGTTCGTCCTAGCCCGGCCATCCAACCGGACGCCGTGCTGGTCAACCCGTTCTGCCTGGCTGAGATAATGTACCCGGTGCACGGGATGACCGGATCGAACATCGGGTACACGATCCCCACCCAGTACAGCGCAAGCAACACGTTGACGCTCGCCGACCGGTACACGGCCTTCCCAGTGCCTCCGTCGGGTCAGTACGGTCTCGGGTACGTGGGGGCCGCCAACTGGCCGTTCGCAGCCCCGACATCCACCGGCGCTTTCGACCTGAACGGCAGCGCGGGCGGCACCCTCGCTCAGCCGGTGACGCTGGAAGGTGGTTGGAACACCGCGACCGACGTCGTTGACGGGGCCACCGTGTACACCGGGCGCACACCCCAGGAGTACGGGCACACGGCTGCGCTGTTCGACCTGCAGAACGCTGAGCACGTGGTGATCAAGAACATCGGTGCGATCTACGGGTTTGGACGGTTGATCGACCGCGCCAGGACGATCACGCTCGACCGCTGCCACCTGCCGTACTCTCACAGGGGCGGGGTGAACACGCTGCCGCCGTTGGGCACACCCAGCACTGCAATCAATTGCACGATGAAGAACATGATGGTCCCGAACTACACGTTCGAGTACATCGGGGTGATCGGCAACCTCACGCTTCAGAACTTCTTTGCCAACACGTTCGAAGACCGCAGCCCTCTGCAGTACGTGGAGGTCGAGAACCTGGTGATGGACGCCGCGTACGTGGGCCGCCGCAACAACACGGACGTCTACACCTGGCACTTCTCTGTCCGTGGTGATGCCGAGCTTGCGAACACCACGATCATCTACCCCCCGAGGATCGTCAATCGGTCCAACTTCGGGCGCACGATGACCATCCGCAACCTCTGGACATGGAGTCAGTACGTGTCTCAGGGCTACCGGCTGGTGCCGACACTCCCGGACAGCCGTTGGGACACGATCGTCTACCGTAACAACGGCAGCTACAACGGCGATTGGGCACCCGGCAGCACGACCCTGCCTGCCTCGTGTGACCGCAGGATCGAGTTCAGAGACAACACGAACAGCATCCTCGTGAACGATACGTTGCTGGGCAGCCAGTTCGCGAACACCGAGGCCGCGCAGTTGGTGGGCTCAGTCAAGACGCTGACAGCCGGGTTCTACTCGTTCTCCCTCGCCCCGAACAATAGCAGCACCGGCACCACCCCAGGCCTGCGGGCTTACTCGTATGCCTACCGGTTTCAGCTTGGCGGGAGCAATTTCTCCGATCGCTGGGCTCCTCTGGCGTCTACCGAGCCATCGATCCCACAGGATGTGGACTTCGTGTTCGTGGGCTCAAACGCAGCGGCTATACTGCCCCGCAGTCCTGCCATCTTCTTCAGGTCGGCCCAAGACTACTTCCTGCTCGTCAGCTACTCTTCTGGCTACCCCGGCTCTGCGGTGGCGACCGCCTACGTTGAGGGCGGGAAGAACTACAAGTTCAAGCTCGGATGCCAGTACCGCAACCTATCGATACAGAACAATGCCAGCGGTGCGCCTCCCTGGTACAACGTGTTCTCCGACAACTTTTCGTGCACTGAGCCGGTGGAGCACTTCAAGATCGTGATCCGGGGTCCGGGCGTGGTCGCTGGCGTGGACCTGGTGATCCCGTACTTGGACGGCCCGTACAATGAGTTCTCGAACACCGCCCGCAACGACTGGCGTGATCTGGAGTTCCCGTTCTCGACAATCGCTGAGGGAGAGGTCACAATCTACCTGTATGCGACGTTGAGCAACAACAGCATCGCCGTGATCATCGACAAGGCAGAAGTGGAGCTTGCATGAGCGAGAACAGAATACAGGCGCGTCCGGGCGCGAGCCTGAAGGTCACCGAGAAGGTGGTGGGGCTGGTCCCCGCACCTGCAGCCGTCGAGGCCCCGCCGAAAGAGCCCGAGGCGAAGAAGCCGAAGAAGCGGGTGATCGTGGGCTTCGACGCCGAACAGTTCAATAACCGGAGAATCCTATGTCAGCGTTGAGCAACTACCTTGAGAACAAACTGATCGACGCGCTGTTTCGCAGCGTGCCGTTCACTGGGCCGACCACCGTGTACTTCGGGCTGTTCACTGGCAGTCCGACCGATGTCGGTGGCGGCACCGAGGTCACGGGCGGATCGTATGCACGAGTGGCCGTGGGCGCGAACTCCGGCAACTTCTCGGCCACCAACGCTCCAGATAGCACGAACAGTCCAAGCTCTGGTCAGTCCGGCACGTCGTACAACCTGGTGGACATCCAGTTTCCGGCACCTACAGCCAACTGGGGGCTGATCGTCGCCATGGCTGTTTTCGATGCGCCCACGGGCGGTAACATGCTGGTGTACGGGGCGGTGACTCCGAACAAGACGATCAACAGCGGCGACCTGCCTCCGAAGTGGGCGATCGGCCAGTGGGCCTTGCAGTTGGACAACTGATGGCCGCGCTAACGAACTTCGCTGAGTTGTCGCTCCTGAACTGGATGTTTCGTGGGGCGGCCATGGCGTTCGCGGGCTCGACCGCAGGGGCAGGCTCAGGACCAGCCAACTTCTACGCCGGGCTGTTGACGGTCGCGGCCTCGGACAGCAGCGCAGGCACGGAGGTGGTTGGCGGCTCGTACGCCCGGGCAGCGATCCCGAGTGTCAACGGAAGCTGGAACGTCAACGGGATCACCGGGATTGTCAGCAATGCCCAGGTCGTGGCGTTCCCGGCCCCGACAGCCAACTGGGGTACGTGCGTTGGCTTCGGCTTGTACGACAGCCCCACGGGCGGCAATCTGATCGCCTACAGCCTGTTGACCGAGAGCAAGGTCGTGAACTCCGGGGACGCAGCCCCAGACTTCTCCATCGGAGCACTCTCGTTCCAACTGGACGACTGACCTGCAATTGATTGCACGGTGGACAGCCGGGAGGTAGACTCACGGCTACCGCACAAGGACCACCGATGAAAGTCAAGAAGGACCCGAACGCAGTTCTGGATTACACCTGGAACTGGAGCGCCTGGCTCGGGGCGGACACCATCTTGGCCGCGTCTTTCGAGACCACAGGCGGTCTGGTGGTTGATGCTCAGGTGGTCAACGGCCCTCTGGTCACCGCCTGGGTGTCGGGCGGGACCGCCGAAGAAGGCACGGTTACCTGCCGGATCACCACAGCCGGACTGCCTGCGCGGATCGACGACCGCACCCTGATTTTCCAGATCGTTCAGCGTTAAACTCTCACCCATCATCCACTAGGAGCACTCCATGGCCGCCCTCTCGAACTTCCTCGAAAACAAACTGATCGACTGGCTCCTGCGTGCGCAGGCAATCGGCATCACCGGCGCGTCTGCAGCCGCTGGCACCGGTCCCGTGAACGTCTGGGTCGGGCTGTTCACCGCCAACCCCACGGACGCTGCTGGTGGTACGGAAGTCGCTGGCGGTTCGTACGCTCGCGTTCAGGTGACGTCTGCTCTCACCGCATGGGCGGGTACCCAGGCTGCTGCCTCGACCGTGGCATCCTCGGGCACTGGTGGCACGACCTCGAACAACAACCCGATCACCTTCCCAGCGCCAACCGCAAACTGGGGTGTGATCACCGGCTTCGGCCTGTTCGACGCAGTCACGGGCGGAAACCTGCTGATCTACGGCGCGATCACCCCGAACAAGACGGTGAACAACGGTGACGCGGCTCCTGCGTTCTCGGCTGCCCAGTTGAGCATCCAACTCGACGACTAACCGGCTTGAGTCCCGTCCAGGCTTGTCTTGGCGGGCTCAGCCCGTGTTGAACAAGAACTGAACGGGACTCCCATGGCAATCACCACACGCGACCAACTGATCAACGCTCTGGCGAACAACACGAGCCGGGTCGTCTGGGACAAGGCCTCGCTCGCCAACGCGGCGGCAGGCTTCGTCTTCAGTCTCTGGCGGGCGACCGGTACCCCTGGTCAAGGTGCGATCCCGACCACCGCTGCAACGTGCGTCAACGGCCTGCTCGGGTCCATTGGCTTCACCAACCAGACGCTACCGGTCACCAGCTATTACGCCTGGCAGACGGTCACTGGCGGTAACGCGACAGCCAACGTCGAAATCCACGACCGGCTTGCTCACATGGGCGGTCTGAGCGGAATTGTCACCACCGCACAGGGCGCACTCAGCCTGATCACCAACGATCCCGGGGCTGATCGCCGTGGTGACGCCAACTATTCGGGCATTCAGTGGTGGCTGGAGTGGTACACGGATACCGGCGCAACCGCGTCCAACGCAACCGTGAACGTGACCTACGATGACGCGAGCACTGGTAACCTGGCGGTCATCGCCGTCGGCGGCACTGTGCGTGCTGGCCGGATGCTCCCGCTTATCTCGGCAGTCTCTGGCCGGTTCATTCGCTCGGTCAACAGCGTGACCCTGAGCGCGTCCACCGGCACCGCAGGCAACTTCGGCATCACCGCCACCCGTCCGCGTACGGCTGTCAGCACGTTGCTGGCGAACAAGACCGAGAACTACGATTGGGCTCAGCTTGGCCTGCCTGAGATTCCGAACAACTCCTGCTTGCAGATGGTCATGCTGTGCTCGACCACGAGCACGGGCACGGTGCGTGGACAGGGCAAGATCGCACACGGGTAAGGTATGAGCGTAGAGAACGCCAACCGAGACCTACCTCGCGGCGTTCGCGGGGGCTCGGTCGCCTGGGACCTGGAGCAGTCCGGGACCTTACTGCAGGACGACTACTTTGCGTCGGTTCCTGCGGGTAACGACACGGCCCTCGTAGGCTCTGCCGTTGCCACGGCCACGACCACGGCCAGCCTGACCACCGGCATCCGCCTGGGCAGTGCGGTAGCTGCTGTGGCGGCATCCAGCGGGGCGCTGACGACCAACATCCGCCTGCAATCAAGTGCATCGGCAACCTCAAGCGCATCCGCAGCCTTGAGCGTGGGCGTGGGGTTCACCGCCGCAGCGACCGCGAGTGCGACCGCCACAGGTAACCTGACGACCGCGATCTCCATGCAGGCGGCTGCTCAGGCCGTGGCGTCGGTCAACGCGGTGCTGCGAGTGGGTGTGGCGTTCACCGGGTCTGCCGTGGCGATCGCGAGCACCACCGCGAACTTGACCGTGGGCGTGGTCTTCAACGGCTCGGCTGTGGCCTCGTCCACGACGACAGCCAGCCTGACCACCCAGATCAGCTTCGTCGGCAGTGCACAGGCTACGGCGACAACCACCGCTGAACTGACGGTCGCACCAGGCTTCAGTGCAGCCGCAACGGCGATTGCAAGCGCTATTGCCACGTTGGGCACGCAGATTCGTCTGCAAGCCAGCGTAGCCGCGACCGTGGTCTCCGGGGCTGTTCTGGCAACCCAAGTACGGCTGGTGACCTCGGCCCTCGGCGTTGCCAGCGCTTCCGGATCACTGACGACCCAGGTACGGCTTGCATCTGCTGCGTTGGCAACTGCCACCAGCACTGCAGGCCTTCTTACTGCCATTCGATTGGTGGGCTCTGGCTCGGCAGCCTCGCTGTCCACTGGCTCGTTGCAGACCGCCATCAGCCTCGTTGGCTCTGCCCAGGCGCGGGCAACCGTCATCGCGTCGAATCTCCAGGTCGGCGAGAGCATGCTCGCGTCGGTACAGGCGAAGGCGACCGCCTCCGGCAACCTAACAACCATCGTGCGTCTGGTGGGTTCAGCCCCGGCGATCTCCAGTGCATCGGGAGTGCTGCGGGTCGGAGCGCTCTTCACCTCCACGGCCACGGCCACTGCAGCCGCTACGGCCAACCTCACGGTCGCCACACGCTTCAACGGCACCGCCAGCGCGACCGCCAGTGCCTCCGGCAACCTGACGACCTCTGTCCGGCTGGTGGGAGCGGCCACGGTCACCGCACTGGCATCCGGCGTAATCGCAGGTGCTGCTGCTGAACTGCAATCGATTGCACAGGCTCGGGCAACCGCCACGGGTGTGCTCACGTCCCCAGTGGACCTGGCTGGACAGGCGGCAGCAACCTCGGTCGCCAGCGGTAGCCTGCAGACCTCCATCCAGTTGGCCGGTGTCGCGACCGCGACTGCCCGTGCTCAGGGCAGCCTGCCAGCGCCGTTCGTACCCAACCCTGATCGCATCTGGGTTATTCCGGCTGAAGATCGGACGCTCGAAATCTTGGCCGAGGACCGGACTACCGAAGTCCCGTATGAGGACCGTGTGATCGAAATCCCGTACGAACTGCGGGTTCTCGTGGTCCCGTACGAGGTGCGTACGCTGGTCGTTCAGGCGGACAAGGGCGGTCTGATCGTCTGATCGCGAGCTAGGTGCGGCGATAATCCCTGATCTTCAAGGAGTGGTCATGCGCAGAAAAGTTGTAGACACGATCGTCCCCTCGGGCGGCAACATCGTAACCGCCGATCTCAGTTCAGACGCCTACCAACTGCTGGTCGTTCCTGTGGGAACGGTCACGGTCGAGCGATTCAACGCACGTGACGGGGTGGGCGCTCCGGTCGATCCCCAGCCTGTGAACGATCAGGGTGGCGCGACCCCGATGACCGGCATCGCAGCCGCCGCAACCGTGGCCCAGCGCACGGGCGTCGTCCCCTACCCAGGGTGCTCGGGCTTCAAGGTCTCAGCCGTAGGTGGTTCCTGCCGTGTGGTCATCTTCGGAGTCGAGTGATGACCGGAGAGCACGACCAGCAGCAGCACCCCACCCAACTTACTCCAGCCGAACTACGCATCGTGAGCCTGCGACTTGAAGTACTCCATGGTGATGTTCAGGACATGAGGTCGGTCTTGAAAGACCTGACATCCGCGATCACCAAGCTGGCCCTCATCGAAGAGCGCCAGACGCAGGCTGGACAGGCTCAGGAGCGTGCGTTCACGGCCTTGGAGAAGGTTGAGTCCCGCTTGGCAGCCCTGGAAGCCGATCGGAAGTCGAACAACAAGGCGACCGAGTGGGTGGACAAGGTTCAGTGGCTGGCGCTCGGTGCGCTCGTCATGTACGTCCTCAAGTCAGTTGGAATCATCGGGAGTTGATCATGGGAAACATTGAACGCTTGGCCGGGACGATCTCGGTCGAACTGCTGATCGCTGCGGTGGTCCTCGGGGTACTGTTCGCGTTCTTCGCTGGCATCCTCGTGTGGGCGCAAATCCGCAAGGGCAGCACGTTCGACGTCGGCAACTTCCTGCGGGATGACCAGGGCAAGGAAAGCTCTGGCCGGGCCTTCGGGTTCATCGCGTTGGCTGTTCACTGCTGGTGGGTGGTGACTCTCGTGTTCCAGAAAGAGGCGACGATCGACCACTTTCTGTGGTTCGGCATCATCTGGGCGGGCACGCCAGTGATCACGATCCTCGCTCATCGCTGGGGCGGCAACCTCCCGTTCTCTCAGAACGGCTCGCCTCCGACGCTTCCGCCTCCGGGTGGGTACACCGGACCGGACAACAGGTGAGCCATGGACACCCGGTACTCGATCAGACGCGCCCAGACCCGGAATGCGGCCGAGCGCAACCTCGACGAGTACCGGCTTCGGCAGGACGAGACGGTGATCGAGCTTGAGAAGGCGGTGATCGCTAACCTGATGCTCACCGGCAAAGATTTTCTAACCAAAGGAGTTGATGATGCGAAAGAGCCTGAGAGCGTTGATGGTGGTCGCGGCAGTGGCGATGGCGGGGTCGGTGTTCGCACAGGCAGCCCCCGCGCCGACCGTCGAGTTCCCCGTGTGCTGGCCAAAAGAGATCGGCGGCTCCGGAACCTCGGTGATGCATGAGAGCCTGCAGACGGCCGACGGTGCGATCAAGGGTCAGTTCTGGGGGTGGTGGTGCAAGCTACCGGACGGCAAGGTCCAGCCTTGGCTGGCGGTTCACCGAAATGAGTACGCGTACAACCTGCCGTCCCATGATCCTACGCTCCCGCTGATCGACAAGGTGCGGTTGTACTGGGCTGCGAATGCCAAGCCGTTCGATGCGACGACCCAGCCGTTGGCTGACCTGGCGATGGCCCGGTTACAGGCGATCAAGCCGGTTGCCAGCCAGTACGTGGTCACGCAATTGATTGCAGGGATTCCGAAGACCCCGACTTACACGGTGGTCAACAACGCGTTGGTCTGGAACGCAGAACGCGCTGACTCCGGCGCAGCCTGTGATTGTCAGACCCAGAAGGTGGAGATCAAGGGCCTCACGTACTGCCGCATCCCCGGCCGCACGGTTGTCGCTCAGTGCAAGGTCCGGTGATGCCCGAAGTCCTGTCAGTCAAACAGATCGCGGCGGTTATCGACTGCCCTGAGGCTCGGGCGTTGATCTGGTACACCCCGATCAACCTCGCTCTCCAGAAGTACGAGATCACCACACGGCTTCGACAGGCCGCGTTCTTGTCTCAGATCGCGCACGAGAGTGGCAAGCTCCGTTCGGTGGTCGAGAACCTGAACTACTCGGCGGTCGGCCTGGCCGGCACTTGGCCTTCACGGTACGCGGTGGACCCGAAGGCCCGGAAGAAGCAGCCGAACGAACTGGCGCTCCGTTTGCACCGCAAGCCCGAGCAGATCGCGAACCACACATACGCGAACCGCATGGAGAACGGCCCTCCAGAGTCCGGCGACGGGTGGAAGTACAGGGGCAGAGGTCCGAAACAATGCACCGGAGCCCGCAATTACCGCCTGTACCAGGAGTTCAGCACCCGCCCGGTGTTGAAGAACCCAGACCTGTTGCTTGATCCGGAGATCGGCATGGACGTCGCCGGGTGGTTCTGGGACACCAACAACTGCGGACCCATGGCCGACAGGGGCGACATCAAGGGTGTTACGATCGCGATCAACGGCGGCTTGATCGGCTACGAGGACGGCAACGACTTCGGACTCGACGATCGGGTCGAACTCTACCAAAATGGGTTGATGGTGCTCGCATGAACTTCAGTGACAACGCCTTCAAGCTCGTGGCCGAACTCGACTTCCGCCAGGGCACGATGCACCGCACGTTCTACGATGAACGCGGGCGTCTGGGCGTTGGCTACGGGCACGTGCTGAAGACCGGCGAGAGCGTGAAGGTGCCGATGGCCTCGCACATCGCCGCCGCGTTGCTGCTGGCTGACCTCAAGGACGTCTACGCGTTGATCAAGCCGCGTGTGCAGAACCTGAGCCAGTGCCAGGTGGACGCGGTTGTCGCCTGGGGCTTCTGCGCGATGCAGGGCCGGTGTGAGTCCGGTGACGGCCAGACGTTCGAAGACAGTCGGCTGCTGGAGTACGCACAGGCAGGAAAGGTCCACCTGACGGCCGCCGAGTTCGACAACTGGGCGTCGATCAAAGGGCGCCCGAGCATCCCGCTGTCCCGCCGTCGGCAGTTGGAGCAACTGATGTTCCTTGGCAACTACACCCCGAAAGGCCGGTCATGATTCAAGCTGCGCTCGGCCTGCTGTTGAGCCCCCGGGTGCTCGGGGCCATCGCGGTCGCCGGTGCCTGCTGGTGGGGCTACAACCACGTACAGGGCGTTGGCTACGACCGGGCGGTGGCCGAGTACCAGCCCCAAGTTAAAGCGCTCACAGAGGCTCTTACGAAAGAACGCAAGGAGCGATCAGATGAACAGGCTCTGGCGAAAGCTCGATCGGAGGCCGCGGATGCTGAGTACCGGGCGCGTGAAAAAGAGTTGGAAGCCCAAGTGGCAAAAGCAGGAGAACTTTATGAGAAATCCCAGTCCGAGAACTCGGTTCGTTTGGCTGCTGAGCGTGAACGTGCTGATCGTGCTGTTGCTGCTGCTGGCAGGTTGTCAGACGACCTCAGGCGTTTTGCAGCCGGAGGTTCCGAAGCCGGTGGTGATTCCCTCACCGCCTGCAGTGCGCGTGCCGTTGCCCTCGGGAGCCTACTGGGAGAAACACTCGCAGTCGGTCAACGAGTTCTGCGACGTTCAGCAGAGAACGCAGAAGCTGCTGAGTCAAACGCCGACGCCGTGCGAGCGCTGACCACCGCCTGGCCTGTTGTTGACAAACCGAAGTGACTGTGTTATAATGTAGTACAGGCTGATCCTGGCCTGTAACACAGTTCTTTCAACATGCAATGGAGTGCAATATGGCAAAGACAAAGTCCAAGTACCTTCCCGAGCCCCGAGGCAAGGAAATGCGGTGTGGCATCAAAGTCTCATGGCAGTACTACGAGACTGAGGAGCAGGCCCGGTCAGCCGCCAAGGTGGCGGAACACAACGCAGAAGTGGCCTGGCAACAGGGCTATGACTTCGGGTACCAGACTCCTGGGTCTGTACGTCTGATGGACGATAACCTGCAAGGAGAGTGGGCCAAGTACAGCGGTCTCTGGGAAGTCTGCTTCCCCTGAATGCAATCGATTGCAGTCATCCGGTCTTGACAAACTGGCTGACTGTGTTAAAATCAGGGTTCCAGTGCGTGAGTGAGTGCCTCACGGTCAACGCTGGAACCTTCTTGCACTCGGTAACGGAGTACCTCTATGTCATCTGACTTCCATCATTTCGCGGCGCATGTGCACGCCCGCTTCAAGGCGTTCATCCCAGACAAAATCTACGCGGTCGGCAACGACGGTCAGAAAGTCTGGGAGGCCTACCTCTCGTTCTTCCCCGCAGGCACCGATCCGATCTTCCGGGTGAACACCGAACACACCTGCAGTTGCTGCCGGAACTTCGTGAAGAACCTGGGCGCGGCCGTGATGCTCAAGGACGGTGTGATCCACACGGTCTGGGACAGCGGGCAGACGCTCCCGCACCCGTACAACGTCGTGGCCGAGCGCATGCACCAGTTCGTGCTCTCGCTGCCGTTGAACTCGATCTACCGCACGAACATGCCCAGCTACGGAAATCAGGTGACCAAGGAGTTGCTGGCCGACGGCAAGGTCCACAACTGGAACCACTTCCATGCGACCTTGCCTGCGCTGCTGGTGCACAAAGAGCCGGATGCGATCATCGGTGTGGCGCGTGGTGCCATCCAGGTGGCTGAGCGCGGGCTCAACGAACTCACGATCCAGGCCGTGTACACCGTGCTCGAACTCATGGAGCAGAAGACGCTCTACCGTGGCGAGGAGTTCAAGGACAGCGTGCAGGCCTTCCGTGACCTCAAGCGGGTGTACGACAAGCTCCCGATCACCCAGCAGGAGGTCTTCGCCTGGGAGAACTACAACCTCAAGGGTGCGCAGGTCCGCAACAGCGTGATCGGCACGTTGTTGATCGCCCTCTCCGAGGGTGTGGACACCGAGGATGCGGTCAAAGCCTACGAGGCGAAGGTCGCTCCGGCGAACTACAAGCGTCCGACCGCTCTGATCACCCCGAAGATGGTCGAAGCGGCGATGGCCGAGATCAAGGAACAGGGCCTGGAGACTGCACTCGAACGCCGTCACGCTCGTCTGGCCGACATCAAGATCAACAACGTGCTGTGGGCTGACACCCACGTGAAGCCGACTGCCAAAGGCGGGTTGATGGACGCGCTGATGGAGCAGACGGTGAAAACTCCGGTGAAAGTCACGAAAGACGCCGAGGATGTGTCGATCCACGAGTTCATGCAGAACATCTTGCCGAAAGCCAAGTCGATGGAAGTCCTGTTGACCGGCAAGCACTTGGGCAACTTCGTGAGCCTGACCGCGCCCGTGCACCCAGACTCCGAGCGGCTGTTCAAGTGGGACAACAAGTTCGCCTGGTCATACGACGGCTCGGTCACCGACTCGATCACCGCCAAGGTCAAGGCCGCTGGCGGAAACGTGGACGCGCTCATGCGGTTCAGCCTCGCGTGGTCGAACTTCGATGACCTGGACTTCCACTTGCGTGGCCCGAGCGGTGCTCACGTGTACTTCGGTCGCAAGATCGGGGCGTACGCGCACTTGGATGTTGACATGAATGCCGGGGGTGGCAGCACTCGCACGCCGGTCGAGAACATCGCGCTCTCCCAGCTTCCTGACGGCCTGTACGCGGTCTCGGTCAACCAGTATCATCGGCGCGAGAGCATCGACGTCGGGTACACCGTTCAGTACGCGTACAACGGCCAGATCATCGAGTTGACGTCCGCGAAATCACCTGCGCAGGGCGATTTCGATCAGGTGGTCACGCTCACGGTCAAGAAGGGCGAGGTCGTGGACTTCAAACCCGGCCCGGGGCTCACTGTTGGGGCATCCGAGCAGGACAAGTGGGGGCTGACGACCGAGAACTTCGCACGCGTGAAGACCGTGATGTACAGCCCCAACCACTGGGATGAACAGAACGTGGGCAACCGCCACTGGTTCTTCATCTTGGACGGCTGCAGGAACCCTGACCCGGTTCGCGGCGTCTACAACGAATTCTTGATGCCCGGCATGGAGAAGCACCGCAAGGTCTTCGAAGTCCTGGGTGACAAGACCAAGGCCCCGGTCGCTGACGAACAACTCAGCGGTCTCGGGTTTTCGAGCACCAAGCCGGACAAGTTGACGGTCTTGGTCAAAGGCGACAAGCTGAACAAGCTGGTCAACGTGGTCTTCTGACCGTCCATTCTCACCATCCATCTGGAGTATCAAATGAACATCTTCGAACAAGCCTCCCGTCAGTGCCTCCGCTTCAACAGCATCCGTGGCGCGATCATGGTCGAACACCTGTGGCAGGCACCCCTGCAGTCGAAAGACGGGTTCGATCTCGACACGATCGCCAAGGGCATCGCCAAGGAGATCAAGGAGGCCGACGAGGGCAGCTTCGTGAACACGACCACCAGCCCGGCCAAGGCCGAGAACGAACTCCGTCTGGAGATCGTGAAGTTCGTGATCGCCGACAAGATCGCCGAGCAGAAGGCACGTGAGCAGGCGGTGCAGATCGCTGCCCGCAAGAAGAAGCTCAAGGACGCGCTGGCTCAGAAGCAGGACGCTGCGCTCATGGACATGACGCCCGAGCAGATCGCGGCCGAGATCGAGGCCTTGGGCTCCTGAGCGTCATGGGACGCACAACACTCACGCTGCACCGTCAAGGGCAGTTCAAGGCCGTACTCTCTGGCGACAACCACTGCGGGGTGGCACCCGCTGGACTGTTCGAGCCGCTGACGCTCAAGTACGACTTCCGGGCCGTCTGCAAGCCGACACTCGATGAACGGGGCTTCCTGTTCGAGCAGTTGAACGTGGACAAGCACTTCCAGACCATCCGGGCGATCGACGTCTCCTGCGAAGAACTGGTGGTGCGGGTCGCCGGAGAGTTGATCAAGCTGATCAAGGAAGAACACCCCGGGTGCAAGCTCAAGCGGGTGACGCTGATGATCAGCGCGTCTCCGCACATGGCGGACATGACGTACGACTGGAAGGCCTGACCTTCTGCAATTGATTGCGCTGCCTGGTCTTGACAAACCCGGGCGGCGTGGTTATAATTGTCCAACAGCAAAGGAGTGCATATGGACAAGCAAGACAAGCCGCAAGGCGTTCACCCCGGGATGCGGCCCTACTTCGAGTGGTTCGCCCCTCCCCATGACGAGCAGGCCGCGATCGAGGCCGACCTCGCATACCAACACATGAAAGACTCCGGCGAACTCCACCGCCGTGAGTCCGAGCGTGCCCTCCGCATTCAAGTGCAGGGGCAGCCATGATCACCGCTGACCAAGAACTCATGCTGGAAATGCTTGACCTGATCAAGCGCCAGAAAGAGTGGATCGACGCTGTCCCTCAGGAGACCGTGCTCCCGGCCATGCCTGGGTTCGACGGTGACTGGGCGGCGACGATCATCGGGCAGGCTACCGAGCGTGCAACCGAAATCAAAGAAGGGCGCTTCAAATGACCGACCTGATGATCCTCGGATGGCTCGGCCTGTTCATGGCCTTGACCGCCCTCTACCTATACGGGACGATGCCCAAGTACCGCAAGGTCTTCCTGTGCTTCGCTTTCGGCTACGCCACGCTCGTGGCCTTCTTGCTGGTCGAGGCCTACCATGCCCGGTGACCTTGGATCATTCTTTGACCAGCTTGAAGCCGAGAACCTGAAAAAGGCCAAGGCAGAGATTGCAGCCGAGCAGGCTGACCCGGCATTCCGTGAGCGCGTGCTCAAGCGCATGGCCGAGCGCGAAGCCGAACCCGACCCCGTGATCGAACCCGAAGAACCAGAAGAGGACGATGATGAGCATAATGAGTGAAATCGATCAGACGATCGAAGAAGTGGCTGAGCGGATTGCCGAGTTCATCCCGCAGTACCCGGAGATCATGACGCTCGACAGCCCCTGGGGGTTGCTGACGCTCCCGGGCGTGGACTTCGACGACATCGGGCCGTCTCTCGGCCAGGTGACCGCTGGCTTGGAACGTGCTCAGGCGCGTGCCCGTCGATGACCCGCAAGAAGGGCATGCCCGACCCGTCGCACCTGCTGGTGGCCGAGAAGCGCTGCCGAGAGTGCCTGTACTCGCCGACGAAGATCGTGAGCGGTGAGCGCAAGCAGCAGGTGATCGAGTCCTGCCACCGCAGCGGCACGTACTTCGTGTGCCACAAGGGCTCGATGACCGGCAACAACCAACTCTGCTGCCGAGGCTTCTACGACAATGAGGACACGATGTTCCTGCGGTTGGCGCGTGCGCTCAAGCGCGTGAAGTTCATCCCAGTGCCTAACACCGACTCGGAGAGCCAGATTGAACCCCAAGTACCTGCGAAGTAACTGGCCGAAGCCCGGACTTCCGGTGTGGCCGCATCCACAGACTGGCCCGTTCTGCGTGAACCCTGAGTGTCCGTTCCACGAGAGCATCGTGCCCGACACGTGGTTCGAAATGAACGTGGTTATCGGAGGCCCTACGGGCTACGGACCACTGACGGCCTCTGCCCCTTACAAGTCAGAGCAGACCAAAGTACACCGTGCGATCGTTCCGTACGCGGTGCCAGAGAAGACTCCACCGATCTGGCCTCACCTATCCAACCACATAGAATTTGTGGTCCCGCTCTGCAGCGAGTGCCTGGAAGTCCCTCAATTCACACAACAAGGCGTTGACTATGTTCTCGACGGCGATTGAAGGCCGGATTCCGATGATCCAGGTGAAGACCGATGACACGGTGCACTTGGACGCCGTGCTCACCGCCTGGAGCCCGAGTGGCAAGATCATGCACATCAACGAGCCGTTGAACAGCATCCAGTTGTCGGCGAACACGCTCTTCTGGACTTCGAATGACAAGCTGGCGACCCCGGAGTTCTGGACGGCGCTGAAGAACAAGCACCGGACGCTCCTGTTCGTCAACTGCAAGCCCGGGATGATGGCGATGGACTGCGGCTGGCTGCTGCCCAAGCCCGAGCAACTGGGTGAGTTGGTCGAGGAATACACGGACGATCATCAGGTGTACCGGCTGGTCAAGGGCATGAGCTTGAAGGCCACGGACGAACTGATGATGCTGGTCAAGGCCCGGAGCAAGCAGGTGAACCGGAAGACCGTGCGGGCTCTCCGTCTGGAAATGGGACAGAGCATCCAAGGCCTGTACTCGCTGGACACCGACTACGACTACTACGAGCCGCTACCCGAGCTTGTACAGTGGCTGGCGAAGAACCGGCCGTACCTGCTGAACGAGGATGCTCCGGCTGTGCTGGTTCCCCGGGGCCTGATGTTTCATGGTGCACCCGGCACCGGTAAGACGCTGGCCGCCCGGTACCTGGCGCGGAGCCTCGACATCCCACTCTACCGCCTGGACACGGCGACCACGCTTACCAAGTACATCGGCGAGTCTGAAGGCCGGTTGGCTCAGGCGCTTGCGCAGGTGGACCGCGAGAGCCCGTGCGTGCTGCTGATCGACGAGGTGGAGAAGGTGTTCTCCGTCGATGGTGAGTCCAGCGTGATCCAGCGCATGCTCACCCAGTTTCTGTGGTGGCTGCAAGAGCACAAGTCGAGGGTGATCACGGTCATGACCTGCAATCGATTGCAGTTGGTGCCGCCCGAACTCTACCGATCCGGACGCGTGGACAAAGTGTTCGAGATTCCGAAGATGCCCCCGAAAGAGGCGGTGCTCTTCGCTCAACGACTGCTGACTGAGACGATGAAGCTCAACGGCAAGAAACCGAAGCTCAAGCAGTTGGACAGTCTTCAAGCGCTGTCGGACATGCCGCAGACGAACGGCTGGTCAGCGGCTGAGGTGAGTGCGTACGTGCTGGAGCAGATCAAGGCCCACGATTGGCTTGGCCTTGACAAACCCGCCTGACTTAGTTAAAATAATGGCTTAGATCGAGCCTCAACGTCCACAACAAGGAGTGTCACATGGACCTATCAATCCCCGGTATCACCGGACCAAAGATGATCACCGGCCAGACCGGGCAGTACTGGGAGTACGCGAAGTCTGCTGAGTGTTCCATCTACCTGAAACTCAACTTCGAGCCCCTTGCGTGGGTGATCGATGGCAATCAGGGGACGATCGACAGTCTGCGCGTGAACGTGCTGTACTTCGGTCCGCAGTTCGACCTCCCGGCCCCGTACCTGCACCTGGACAGCCGTCCGTACGTGATCGACGGCGAGAAGGTCGGAGGCAACTTGATCGGCAAGCTCTGGGTGCCCCTCGGCCAGTTCAACAAGGCGATGCCAGCTATGTACGCGGCGGCCAAGCTCCACGGCATTCCCGAGGTCGTGGCCTCGCTCGCCCCGGTGGTCGCCGCGTGCGGTGCGAAGATCGTGATCGAACTCTCGACGTTGTTCGAGGTCATGTCCGAAGGCCTGGACAAGGAGCCGGTCGATATCAAGGACTACACGCCGCTCGTGTGCGAGCAGTACAACATGCACTTGCAGAAGGTGCGTGACGACGTGAAAGAGATCATCAAGGCCAAGGCGCTGAAGTCCGCTGGCCCCACCGAATAACCGCTGGCAGTCGGACACTGTCATTCTTCCCTCTAGGAGCTACCTATGCAAATCGAACCCGCTGTCAGCAGCGAGCCGGTGTTCATCGACGGCATCAGCACGACGCTCTCGTACGTGATCATGGCGGTCAAGCGCGGTCCGCAGTACAACTGTGTGTGCCTGCGCAACAACGGCACCCTGAAGTTCTATCCGAACTACGAGTTCTGGGGCGTCACCCGCAGTCAATTGCACGACCTCGGCCTGACCGACACCTACCAGCGTGGCCCCTACCAGGGTGTGCACGGTGCGCAGACCGAGCCGATCGCCAAGCTGCTGAAGATTCTGCGTCTCCAGCGCGGTACGGTGGTCGTCAACGACGAGCAGATGGTCGGCGTGTTCGGCACCTCGCAGACTGTGCGCAACCGCAGCCGCCTGCTCCACTCGGCCTCCCGTGGGCACGCTCCCCGTGCGCTGCCGACGATCGAAGAACTGCAGAAGATCGGGTTCACCGCCGAAGGCCCGATGCCCACGTTGGCCCTGGCGTTCGAACCCGCCGATGCCTGACGGCGTCCTGTTCAGACCGGAGTACGTTGATCTGCTTGACGGCGATCACGTCTCCGCGCTGATGCTCAGCCAGATCGTCTACTGGTGCTCTCCGGGTAAGAACGGCAAGAGCCGCCTTCGTGCGTTCATGCGCGGAAAGCTCTGCTTGGTCAAGAGCCATCAGGACTGGTGGGATGAGCTTCGGCTCACCCGCCGTCAAACCAACCGCTGCCTGGACGTTCTCCGGGCAAAGAACTTTGTAGTCACGGAAGTCCACAAATGGCAGGGAAAACCGACGGTCCACCTGACGCTTCAGAAGAGCGTGCTCGACCTCGCCCTCGCTGGTTTGCACTCTACGGTGCAGACCGTTTGCACCACCGCGTGCATTCCCATTGCACCTACAAGTGCAAACGGTTTGCACCCAGACGTGCAATGCCTAACAGAGACTACTACAGAGACTACAACAGAGAGTACTAACGCGATCGACTTCGTCGAGTCGCAGGAGGAACCGACCATGGCTACAGCGCAAGAGATTCTCGAAGGCCTGAACAAGAAGGCAACTGCCCCTGTGAGCGGGACGAACACCATGGCGCTGGTCTTCCAATGGAAGAAGCAGGTGGGGCTGGTCAACGAAGGCCAGTTTGTGAAGCCGTTGACCCAGAAGGAAGTCGGCCAGTTGAAGCAGGTGTACGGCCTGCTGGGCGAGAAGGCGATCCCGCTGCTGGAGTTCGTTATCCCGAACTGGCAGAAGTTCGCCCAGGAGGTGCAGATGAGCAAGGGCCTGCAGGTGTTCCTGAATCCGGACACCGGGTTTCTGCTCAAGCACCTGGAGACCGCAGTGCAATTGAGTGCGCAGAAATCCGCACCGGTTGTGCAGGTCGCGCCGACCGTCATCAAACCAGTGGTGGACGTCCCGGTCAAAGCCGAGGAGAATCCTGACCTCGCCACAGAGGATGATGTGCAGGCCACCCTGGACGCTCTGAAGGCACTGAAAGGTAAATCATGATCACCGAAACGCCGGTGTCCGTGCTGGACAGCGTGCGACATGCCCGACTGCTGCAGGACATGGAGCACGTGTGCGCGGTCGCGAACGTGCCGAAGACGTTCGTTCATCAGTCGATGAAGGGCTTCTGCGATAGCCAAGAGATCGACTACATCGTGAACTTCCGGGTTTACCGGGAGAGCTACGCGGGTATGCTGCTGGTCGGCCGCTCGAACGTGGACACCCGTTGCATGGCGATGGTCGGTGCGCTGGTTCGCAACTTCATCGACGCCCGGATGGTCCCGCTGAACACGTTGCTCGACAGCATGGACAGCAGTGTGGTGCCCGACCCGACGGTCATGGTCATCCCCAACCTGTTCGTGCAGACGATCGGCAAAGCCCTGCCCGCCTGGAAAATCCAGAGCGTGTACGACCTACTCCTTAGCCGGTTCACCGCCAACCGTCCGACGATCGTCGCGGTGGAGAGCATGACCGGACTCCAGCAGGCTTACGGCCTGTCATTCGCTGAACACCTGAAGAACCACTACAAGACATCACCATGAGTTCATTCGATAGACCGTGGCTGGTTGGCAACCAGAACGGTGTCACGCATGGAATGAGCCACACTGGAACCTACAAGTCTTGGAGGGCGATGATGCAGAGGTGCGGGCACTGGAAAGGCCGCGATCATGCCCACAAGAGCAACAGCATCACCGTCTGTGAGCGCTGGCAAAAGTTTGAGAACTTCTTTGAAGACATGGGAGAGCGGCCACAAGGTAAGACCTTGGACCGCTACCCGAATCAGTCTGGCAACTACGAGCCTGGCAACTGCAGGTGGGCGACCCTACAAGAGCAACAACGGAATATGAAGTCCAACCGTTTACTCACTTTTGATGGCCGCACCCAGTGCTTGAAAGCCTGGGCAGAAGAACTAAAGATTACGCCAGAGGCAATAAACATGAGACTTCGTAAGTTGGGCTGGTCGATCGAAAAGGCGTTGTCCACGGGGGCAGTAAAATGAGCAGCTTCGGAATTGGCTATAAGTGCATCAAGGCCATGTGCACCCAGGGAACGGCACTCACTTGGTACAAGGCGAAATTCGTCCCGGATATGTTCAGGCCGGGAGAACTCGAAATGTTCGAGTGGGTGAACACCCACGTGCAGAAACACCACGCGCTGCCCGCGCTGGAAACGCTGTCTGGCAAGTTCCCGGACATTCAGCAGTTTCCTACGCCGGAGCCGCCAAGCTACTACGTGGAGCACCTGGAGAACAGGCTCTACTACGAGAAGATCAACGCAGCGAACATCGAGAGTCAGTCGCTGTTGAAGGAGAACCAAGGGAATATCGCGGGCGCGAAGAAGGCCCTGCAGGATGCTCTCGCGTACATCACGGTCCACGAGTACCGGATGAAGATCGTGAACCTGGCCCAAGAGGGTCCGGAAATGATCTTGAAGTCGTACCACAACGTGATGCTGGCCGAGAACGTGGGTCAGTTCGGATGGCCGTACATGGACGAGAGCACGGGAGGGCTCATGCCGGGCGACGTCGTGACGTTCATCGGAAGACCTGCGGCTGGCAAGACCTGGAAAGTCCTGTACTCGGCGCTCCATAACTGGCGGCAGGGCAAGCGGGTGCTCGTGGTTTCCATGGAAATGGCACCGCTGCCGCTGGTCCAGCGCTTGACCGCGATGTACACGCACTCGAACATCAGCCAGTTGAAGGTCGGCGGATTCTCGACTCAGTCGTACAAGAAGTTCTCGGCCTCGCTCCTGCAGATGTCCCAGGAGAACGACGGGTTCTTCGTAGTCGATGGCAACCTCGCGGCCTCGCCCGAGGACGTGTACACGCTGGCCGTGCAGTTGAAGTGCGATCAGGTGTACATCGACGGCGCGTACCTGATGCGGCACAAGAATCCCAAGCTCGACCGGTACACGCGGGTGGCCGAGAACGCGGAGACGATCAAGCGCGTGACTTCGGAAGCGGGCGTGCCGACGGTCGCCAGTTACCAGTTTGCGCGGACGGCGACCAAGGACAAGAAGAAGGGAGAACTCGCTGGCCTGGATGACATCGGCTACTCGGACGTCATCGGGCAGGTGAGCACGATCTCCCTCGGCCTCTTCCAAGACGACTCGGTTGAGACCATGGAAGGCCGGATCATCCGGGTGCTCAAGGGACGGAACGGCGAGATCGGCCAGTTCAAAATCCACTGGAACTTCGCCATAATGGATTTCAGTCAGGTGATCGAGACACCAGAGACCGAGAAGGGTGAACTCGACTATATTTGACAAACTATGCGTTTGAGGTATAATGTTAGTAACCCCCAAAGGAGTGACCCATGGCAATCAAGATCAATGTCCCCGCAGTTCTCGCCCAGGCAGAGGAACTCGCGTCCAAGCCGGTGAAAGCCGGTTCGTTTCTCAAACAGAAGTTGGCTGAGAAGGCGGCAGAGCCTGCTGAAGAACAGAAGTTGCCGGTGACCGAGCACAAGGGCGTAGCCAAAGTCCAGGTCTCGAACGAGATCACGGCGATGGTCAACGAGCTTGTGCAATTGGACACGCACATGAAGTCCGTGCAGGCGTACGACACGATCAAGCGGATCGACGAGATCAAGAAGCTGCTGAGCGCGGCCGCCAAGGACATGCCACCCGAAGTCCAGGCGGTGTTCGAAGGCGATGACGGCACGATCGTGTTCTCCGAAGCCCGTGTGGAATCGAAGATCACGGACAAGCCAGGGCTGATCAAGCTCATGGGCAGTGACGTCTACATGCAGGCGAGTTCGATCACGCTCGGCGAGGCCAAGAAGTACCTGAGCGAACTGGAGTTGCAGAAGGTGACGACCACGGGCTTCGGCTCGCGCACCCTCAAGGCGGTGATCGCCAAACCCGGAGCCTGACATGGGCACGCCGATCAGCGCGAACGACCAGGCGAAAGACCTGGCGCTGCTGGAGAGCCAACTGCAATCAGTTGCAGAGCTTGCGGTGGCCCAGGCCGAGCAGATCAAGGAACTCATGCAGTTCACGACCGACGTCACGAACGTGCTGAAGAAGCAACACCAGCGCATGGACGTCCTGCGACAGAGGGTCATGGACCAGACAGCCGCGCTGTACACGCTGACTCAGCATCACGTGATGACCACTGACTTGATGCAGCAGGCTAAGTACAAGGTGGAAAGCTACCACCCTCCGAGCTACAGCGACATCCCGTACATGGGTGCGCCGGACCTGCAGCCGGTCAAGCCGATGAAGCTCGACATCAAGACCCCGGTCATGGACTACCACGAGGAACTGCTGAAGCAGACGATGGTCACTTCTGGGCTGTCGGGCTCGACCGCGAATCTGGCGGACATGATTGTCAGCATCGACAAGGCCACAACCGCTGGCAGCGGCATGAACGCCGTGATGTTCACCACCAAGAAGGGCCAAGGCCTGGGCAAGATCACGGACTTGAAGTTCAAGGACCAGATTAAAGACCTGACGTTCAGCGGGGACTACGAGGGCAAGATGGACCTTGGCAGCTTCTCGATCAGCCAAGTGCAGGAGTTCATGGAGGTCAAGACCCTCGGCGATCCGGTCGTCCAGATGGTTCCAGTGTCTTCCAGCACCACAATCAAGCCGACGGGCAGCCTATGACCGACGCACACTTCCCCGACCACCCTGGGCGCAAGCCTGTCCTAACACCAGAACAGCAGATCGAGCAGCTTGAGACCAGACTGCAGGCTGCCCTGGTGCGGATCGAGAAGCTGGAGTTCTCGCACGAGAATCTCTGGACGGCTGTCGGCATTCTGCGGAACAAGGGCGGATGAACCTCGACCAGGCCAAAGCGTTGATCGTCGCCCTCGGGGGCAAGGTAGCGAGCACAAGTGGAACCTGGGTACGGGCACCGTGTGTGCTCGCCCCCTACACCCACAAGAGCGGCAAGGACTCGAACCCGAGCTTCGGGATCGCGTGCGAGCAGGGCAAGCCAGGGCGGTTCCACTGCTTCACCTGTGAGTCAGGCAGCCTGAGCAAGCTGCTGCAGATCGTGGAAATGGGGATCGTCCAGCAGCCCGGCAAGTTCAAGGGCGACCTGACAAAAGCCCGGGAGATCGTCGAGCAGGAGGAAGTGGACCTGCCGACGCTTCCCGCGTACTCCGAGTTCGATCAGGGCGAGCACAAGCAGTTTGAAGCCTTCCCCGAGTACTGGCTGGAGACCTACCCGCCGATCGACCACTACGTTCGAGCCCGGCAGTACTGGGAGTACCGGCAGTTCACGCCCGAGGAGGCGGTGAAGTTCGATGTACGGTACGACAAAGACGGTGACCGGCTGGTGTTCCCGTATCGCGACGTCTTCGGTCGGCTGGCAGGTGGACGGGGCAGGGGCATCGAGTTCCCTGGGGAGTCGCACTGGTCAGCCCACCACGATTACACGTGGAACAAGGTGAACAACGCGAGCAAGTGCTGGTACAACGAGCCGGTTCTCGACAGCCCCGGCCCTGTTCTGGTGGTCGAGGGCCAGTTCGATCTGATTCGTACGGTCAGGGTGTTCGAGCGGACGATCGCCAACCTCACGGCCAAGCCGGTGCTCGACAAGGTGATCAAGCTCACGCAGATCGAGGGAGCAGTGCTGATGCTCGACGGCGATCAACCTGGGCGGGATGCGACGAAGAAGTTCTGCGAGTTGCACGCGGTGATGAAGATACCGACGGCCTGCATTTACCTGCCGTACGACCCTGAGAAGAACGTGAAGAGCGATCCGGACAAGCTAGGCGAAGAGTGGATCAAGGAGGCCCTGACCAATATGGGGCTGATCGATTGACATACCGATTTTGCATAGTTAAAATACGTTCCGAGCATAGTGCTCATATCTAGTCCAGAGACGGACATCAAGGAGCCCATCATGGGTGTGAATTGGATGAAGACCGGCGCAGAAAGCGCTAAAGTGGCAGAGCAGGATGCCCAGGAGAAGAAAGCCTGGCAGGAAGCGCAGGGCAGCACCTGGCGTTTCTTCTTGAAGGAAGGAGAAGAGGCACGTATCACGTTCGTGGACGGTGATCTGGTGGACAGCGAAGTTGGCAAAATCCTTGGCCCACCACGCTACTACGAGCACAACCTGCAGATCAACGGCAAGTGGGGCAACACCTTCGTTTGTCCGGAGAAGACGATGCCGGGCTCGGGCTACCACTGCCCGATCTGTGCAGCGGGTGACCGGGCGTCGTTGGTCGCGCTGTTCACGATCATCGACCACCGCGAGTTCAAGGGCAAGAACGACAAGGTGTACAAGGACAGCAAGCGACTCGTGGTCGCCAAGCCCAACACCATGGAAATCTTGACCAAGATCGCGCTGAAGCGTGGTGGTCTGGCAGGCTGCACGTTCGACGTCAGTCGCATGGGCGAGAACAGCGCGGCAATCGGCAGCATATTCGACTTCGTCGAGAAGAACGAGATCAACGAACTCCAGGCGGCGTTCACCGAGGAGATTGAGGTCAACGGCAAGAAGGCCGTGGTCTCGAAGTTCACCCCGGTGGAGTACGACAAAGAGATCGTGTTCCGTTCGCCCGAAGAACTGGTGGCCCTCGGCGTCGGCAAACCCGTGATCAGCGGTGCAGGCACTGGCATGGTCAACCCTGGTGGTCAGCCGTCCAAAGGCGGCTCCGTCTTGGGTGGCAAGAGCAACTACGCGGCCAACCTGTAACCTAATGGCCCGGGGGCTCACGCTCCCGGGTTCCCAATGAAACTCAACATCAATCCAGTAGCCTTCGGTGCCAGCGCATGGGTGCCCGCCAACGAGGAGACACTGGACATCCTGACGAAGACCGACAAGTTTGGTGAAGAATACAAGCTCTTCCGCTGGACAGAAGGCCAGAAGTACCTTGAGGTCGCACGTGGCCTCGTGAGCAGAGCGCAGGCCGAGAACGATCACACGGTCGTCCACCCGCCAGTGCAATCAATTGCAGTCAAGCCTCCCCGGAACGAAGATCAGGCCTCGTGCATCGAGAAGTCCTACAAGTTCCTGAGTGCAGGCATCGATCACATTGTTGAAGCCCCGACCGGCTTCGGCAAAACCTACCTCGGATGCGCGGTCGCCGGGTTGCTCGGCCAGCCGACGCTGATCATCGTCACCAAGAACGATCTGGTGGAGGGCTGGCACAAGACGCTGGTGCACCTGATGGGCATCCCCGCCAACCAGATCGGGCACATCCAGCAAGACAAGTGCGTGTACAAGGGCTGTCGGTTCGTGATCGCGATGATCCACTCGCTGGTTGAGCGCGAGTATCCGGCCGATATGTACAACTACTTCGGTCTGGTGATCTTCGACGAGGTTCACCGGTTGGGCAGCGAGTATTTCGAGAACGTCTGCTACAAGCTGCCCGCCCGCCACCGCCTGGGCCTGAGCGCCACCCCTACCCGGGCCGACGGCCGCGACTCGCTTTTCAAGCTCCACATCGGTCCGATCCTTGTGCGCGGCACCTGGATTCCCATGAGCCCGAAGGTGCTGATGAAGAAGACCGGCTGGAAGGTCCCGATGGTCAACCGCCGTGACCCAGAGACCGGCAAGTGGGCGCGGGTGCCCATGGAGGTCGTTCCCGGGCGTCTGGGCGCGGTCGTCAAGGCGCTGGCTGCCGACGTCCCACGGAACACCGAGATCGCGGACATGGCCTACCAGTCGTACCTGGCCGGACGCACGGTCCTGATCCTCTCGGACCTGATAGACGACCACCTGAAGCTGCTTTTCCACTACATTACGCACGCCGGTGTGTCGGGAGAGCATATTGGGTGGTACACTGGCCGACAGAAGCAGGCTGAGCTTGAAATCGCGAAAAAGGCACGTATTGTGCTGGCAACCTACGCGATGACAGCCGAGGGCACGGACGTCCCCCACTGGGATACGCTGATCCTCGCCACGCCCAAGGCCAACGTCAAACAGGCGGTCGGTCGAGTGCTTCGGTTCGTGGACGAGAAGAAGCAGCCGGTGGTCTTCGACCTCGTTGACAATCACAAGATGTTTGAGACCTTCTACTTTTCAAGGCTCAAGCAGTACTATTCCCTCAAAGCAGAGATCGTGGAGGTCTGATCGTGGCTGATGACTCATTCAAGAAGTGGTACACGGAGAACCGTGACCGACTGGCAGAGACCCGGCGCAAGCGGTACGCGGAGGACGCGACCTACCGTGAGCAGGTGAAGGCCCGGTCGGCGGATGCCCGTGACCGCAAGCGTGCCGAGACCCCGAAGGTCGGGCTCACTGGCCTGTCGATCGCCGAGGTCTGCGAGAGCCTGGACATCAGCGAGTGGACGCTCAACAGTTGGCGCAACCGTGGGTACTATCCAGAGCCTCGCAAAGAAGGCCAGAGACCTGTGTTCACCTACGACCAGCTTACGCTGCTGCAACTCATCCGTGAGTTCTTCCAGACCCACCCGCGCCGCGTGGCCGGGCTCCATCGCGAGGAACTTGGTGTTCTCGTGGACGTTATTCACCACAATTGGAAAAAGGACTGATCATGGCGATCCAGATCAAGAAAGCGCTGAGCCCCGCCGCTCCCTCAGCGTTGATCAAGCAGAACAAGTACGCGAAGCACCTGATGAGCCCGGCCCCCACGCATAAGGCCGAGCAGGTGGTTGGCACGATGACCACGCAGAAGACCGCTTCGGGTGTCGTGGTCTCCGAGGGCGCTGAGCAGGAACTGGTGCACCCCGGGATGATCGTGCAGCCCTCGAACGCCTGCAAGGTCAAAGTCGGTGGCAGCCGGACGATCAACACCGGAAACTACGAGAGCGTGAAGATCAACGTCGAGATCGAAATGGTGACCGTCAAAGAGGCGATCGAAGAGACGTATGAGTTCTGCACCGAATGGGTGAGCGAAAAACTGGCGAAAGCCGTCAAAGGGGTTTAAGCATGGGTGTACAGATCAAGGGCGCGGCTGCGGCTCCAGCGCCTGCCAAGCCAGTGCAATCAATTGCGGAGGCGGCCCCCGTGGTCAAGCCTCAGAAAGCCGAGCCGAGTGAGTTGGCAGAGACGATGAAGACGATAAAGAAGACACTTGGAGAGAAGTCGATCGTCCGTGGCTCGGAGATTCCGATGCCCAAGCGCTTGCCTACCGGCGTGTTCGAGTTCGACCTTGCAACCGGTGGCGGCTTCCCCGAGAACCGGTACTCGATCGTCTACGGCCCCGAGTCGTCGGGCAAGACCAACATCGTGTACAAGGCGATCGCCCAGGCTCAGCGCCGTCCGCCGCCCTGCAACAAGGCTGTGTTCGTGGACCTTGAGGGTACGTTCAGCGCTGAATGGGCGATGATGTTCGGTGTTGATGTGGACGCGTTGATCGTCGCCAAGCCATCGTACGGTGAGCAGGCGGTGGACATGATCGATGCGCTGGTACGGGCGTCCGACGTCGCGTTCCTGGCCGTGGACTCGATCGCCGTGATGATCGCAGCCAGAGAAGTCGCAGGTTCGACAGAGAAGGCGGACGTCGGCACGAGCGCGTTGCTGATCAAGCGGCTGTCGAACAAGCTGGCGATCGCACTTTCGGAAGAGCAGAAGCGTGACCACAACGTGGCGGTGGTGCTGCTGAACCAGACCCGGTTCAAGATCGGCGTGATGTTCGGCGACCCCGAGACCATGCCGGGCGGGCAGACCGTGAAGTTCAACGCCAGCTTGATCGTCCGCATCTACGGCAAGAACGAGACGGTGAAGGAGATCAGCAGCAACATCCCGGCGTTCAAAGAGACGACGATGACGATCAAGAAGGCGAAGATCGGTATCGTGCAGGCGGCCACCAAGTACAGCATGTGCATGCTCGAACACGACGGGCTGAGCGTGGGCGATACCGACAGCTTCAACGCGGTCAAGGGCTACCTCCAGGCCAGCGGCCACCTGAAGAAGGTCGAAGGTTCCAAAGGTGGTTGGGAGTTGTTGGGCAAGGTCTGGCCCACGCTGTCTGTGCTGCAAGACACCTACCGGGCCGAGAACGAGTTCGCGAACCAACTGCACGAGATCATCGTCAAGAGCCAGAGCTTCACACTCGTCGAGGCTCAGTCGTTGGTCGAGCCCCAGGGCGAGCAGCCAGTTGAAGGAGCGCCAGTTGGCTGACCCAAACCCTTTCCGCGCCGCCCGCCCTAAGGTGGACAACGCGCACGGCAAGCTCTACGAGGCACGGGCTGCCAAGTCCCTCGGGGCCAGGCTCACGCCGAACTCCGGGGCGATGGCGAGTGCCAAAGGGGATATGAGCACCGCCGAGTTCTTGTTCGAGAGCAAAGTCACTGTAGACTCCAGCCTCTCGGTCAAACTCGCGTGGCTGGTGAAGATCAGCGAGGAGGCTCAGGCGAAGGCCAAGCGTCCCGGGCTGATCATCGCGTTCGTCCACCCAGACGGCCGACCCAAGCCCAACTGCGAGAGCGAGTGGGTGTGTATGCCGATGGCTGTATTTCAAGAACTGACAGAGAAATGATCAAATTTATCCAAGATGCAGTCAATCAGAAGCCTGAGAAGAAGGACCTGATCATGCTGCTGACCAAGAACTTGGCCCGGTACTGGCCTGAGCGTTCGCACAAGACCGTCCACTGCTCGGACGTCACGAAGGAGAGCTTCTGTGGCCGCCAATTTAGACTCCTCGACGTCCTGGATAAGAAGCGCCCTGACCAGTACATCGCAGCCGGTCTCAAGGCTACGTTCGACGTCGGTAATGCCACCGCAGACCTCGTCTGCAACCGTTGGGCCGGCGATCACGCTCTCGGTCACTGGGAGTGCGACTCTTGCGGCGACCAGAAGTACTGGACGAACAAGCCCGGCCAGGGGTGCGCGAAGATGGGCAAGTGCGCGTGGAAGTACAAGGAAGTAGGCTTCCAGCACCAGCCGAGCAAGCTCCATGGCTCGATCGATCTGATGGTCAACCTCGGCCAGACTAAAGCCACGGCCATCGAGTTGAAGATCATCAAGGCCGACGACTTTGACAAGCTCGCGGCTCCCATGGGCGAACACCGTGCACGCACGCGCCTGTACATGCGGGTGATCCGTGAGTCCGACAGCCCGTACAAGCAGTTCGTGGACACCCAGCACGCGAAGGTCCTGTACGTCAGCCGTGGCTTCGGAAAGAAGAGCCTGGACGCGCAGAACCAGATCGTGCCGTTCAAGGAGTTCGACGTCGAGGCCGATGACGAGTCGGTGCAGCCGTACATCGACCGCGCCCAGGCCGTGCAGACCTCCCGAGAACAGCAGACGATGCTGCACCGGCTCTGCGTAGGCCCCGGCGATCCGCGTGCCAAGGGCTGCCCGGTAAAGACCGAGTGCTTTTCTGGGGCGTTCGGATGAACTACACGGTACTCGGCGTCGATCCGAGCACGAAGACCGGTCTGGCGTTCATCGATGGCACGGAGGTCTCGACCTCGGTAATCCAGTACGAGAAGATGAAGGGCATGCAACGGATTGCACTCTTGCAGAGTGAGTTCGAAGAGCGGCTTTACAAGTGGAATCCCGGGGTTGTCGTGGTCGAGGGCTACGGGTTCGCCAACAAGTTCACCCTCTCGCTGATGGTCGAAATCGGGTGCGCTTACAGATTGGTTTTGCACAAATCAGGGATTCCCTGGTACTATGTGCCCCCTACGGTGCTCAAGAAGTACGCCGTGGGCAATGGAGCAGCGAAGAAGCCGCAGGTCGCGGCTGCTGTAAAGGACCGTTGGGGCTTCAACTCCCCTTCGGATGATGTGGTTGACGCGTACGTTCTAGCCAAGATCGGCCAAGAACTGAGCGTTTCAGGGGTCTCAACAGACCTAAAAGGGGTTGAGCGTGGTTGAGTTTTTTCAAGGAGCATTTTATGGATAACGCCCAGTACCGCAAGAACGTGATGAAGACCTTGAGCATCGGGCCAGCCAAGCTCGGCCTGCGACAGGTCACCCGCAAGACCCCACGCATGAACGTGTTCAATGCCGTTGTGGGGATTGCAACTGAGACCATGGAGTTGGCAAAGGGCCTCAGCCCCTACCTCTCCGGTGCCTCGCAGTTGACGGAGCCGATGAAGATCAACGCCTTCGAAGAATCTGGTGACATCGGCTACTACGTGACCGTGGCCGCCAAGTTCCTGAAGGTCAAGCTCCCCGGCTCCGGCAAGAAGTCCAAGCTCAAAGGCATGACCCGCACTGAAGCGGTCCTGCAGATGAACGGCCTGGCTGGCGACATGCTCGATCTTGCCAAGAAGTTCATGTACGGCCCGAAGATGGTCAAGACCGGTGAGAAGACCGTGACCAAGAAGTCCGTGGTGCTGGACGCCATTGGTCTGAAGGTGGTCGAGAGCACGGACGCCGCTGGCAAACCCGTGTACAAGTACCAGAAGGTCACCAGCACCGTGGACGTCATGGGCATCGATCAGGCGGCTACCGAAGCGCTGTTCGCTGAACGTGAAGCCAAGATCAAGGACCTGCTGGAACAGTTCGCGCCGCTCTATTGGGCGTTCGTGTACGAGACCTTCGGTGTGCCGCCTGCGAACGTGTTCGTCGGCAACATCGCGAAGCTCAGCCAGCGTTACGGTGAAGGGTATTTCGAACTGTCCGAAGCCGAGCACCGGGACACCGATGCCGAGATCGAGGCAATGAGCGGGGCGGCAGCAGCAGTGGCGGCGTGATGCAATTGATTGCGCCATATTGACAAACCAAACGGGCCGGGCTATAATTGACAGTCAGGCCCCCTTCAACATCAGGAGTATTTCATGAGCGAAGACCAAGCAGCAGCCGCAACCGACGGCGCACAAACCCAGGTGACGGAGACGGCAGAAGCCGCGACCCTGCCTCCCACGGCTCTCGCAGCCAGCAAGGCCACGAAGTCCGGCGACCTGATCGCTGACATCGCGCACGAGATCGAGACCATGACCAAGGTCAAGGCTCTGAATCGCGCCGAGAAACTGGCCGAAGACATCGAAGCCAACTACTTCAAGCTGGGTGGCCTGCTGAAGCTGATCCTCGCACAGCAGTGGTTCGAGGGCTTCCCCTCGTTCGGCGCGTTCGTGCTGGAGAAGTTCGGTTTCGCCGAGCGCAAGGCCCATTACCTGATCAGCATCTACACCCAGTTGGTGGACAAGCAGATTCCCTGGGAAAAGGTGCAGCACCTCGGCTGGACCAAGCTCAAGGACCTCGCGGCGGTGCTCACGCCTGAGAACGTGGACGATTGGGTGGCGAAGGCCGAGAAGGTCAGCGTGGCCGAACTGCAGGCGATGCTCAAGGGCACTGGCGGCAACGAAGGTGGCGAGCCCAGTTCCGCTGGCACGTCCGACGTCGTGTCGTGGAAGGTCAAGCTGCACAAGGACCAGCACGAGTCGGTGAACATGGCGCTGGCGAAGGCCAAGGGCGAAATGCAGACCGACCACGACAACGTGGCGCTGGCCGCAATCTGCACCGGCTACCTTGCCAACAGTTCGGGTGTGGTGGCCTCCGGCCCCGCCGCCGATCCCGTGGAGACCTTCAAGTCCATGGGCTACGAGGCAGTGTTGGGCGTGTTCGAACAATCGTTCCCGAACATCGACCTTGAAGTCACGGTGAAAGCCGCGTAAGAATGCCGACCTGAGCCTGAGGACGCTAGAGGTGCCACCAATCGGTCGCCTCAGCCTCCTCGGCCACGACGCATGCCCTAAGTCTGTAGTGGCGTAATCAGGCCTTGTTGAGGTTCCTCGCGGAGCCCCAACAGGAGAGCGTAGAAAGTTTGGCTAGGGTCGCTCCCGAACGAGTAGCAGGAGGTGCCTGTTACCCCGCCAGACCGACCAGTTGTATCAACGGTCACCTATGCTCTCCTGTTGGATCAACCCGATCCTTCAACGCAGGAGTTCTCATGTTCTCGACCCTCGCCCGCTACCTGCGTATGTTGTCCCGTCTTCCCACCACTCTGGAGAATCTCATGACCACCCAAGCCGAACTCGTTGAGCAGTTGAATGCCTTGACCGCGACCGTGACCAAAGTCCGCACCGAAACCCAGACCGTGCTTGCCCGCGTGGCCGAACTCGAAGCCGCTGTGTTGGCCGGTCAGACGGTCACCCCCGAAGTCCAGCAGGCCCTCGACAACCTGGCAGTCGCCGTGGCCGCTGTTGACGCCGAAGTTCCTGACGCCCCGGCTGCACCCGCAGTCTGAGCAAGGAAGTGACAGTCTCTGCCCACAAGGCAGGACTGTTACCTAGTGGTTCTGCTGGTCCCGAAAGGGTAATCCGCGTTCAGGCAAGGTAGTGGTGCTCTCCGGGCGCAAGCCGACAACAATACGGGAGAGCGGGTAGGCAGGTCCGTTTCGAGTCCTTCGCTGAGCCCAAGGTGCACTAAGCGTTGCCCTAGCAGAACCACTAGGTGGCAGTCATAAATTCAAGGAGTGACAGTGGCAATCACGATCAAGATAGTTCCGAGCGCAGCCGTGCAATCACTTGCAGCCGCCCAAGAGAAGGCAGCGGCAGCAGTCGCAACCCCGGTGGCAGTCTCTGCCCCGCCAGAGCCCGCCCCGATTGCCGTGGCCTCTGAGAAGGCGGCAGAAGCAGGAAGCACGTTTCTGGCAGCACTAGCGGGCAAGGCCGAGGCCCCGCTGCCCTGGGAGGCCGATGAGTCGTACACGATCATGGAGGCGCTGAAAGAGCACTTCGATCGCTCACGCAAGGGTGAGACCCTGTATCTGCGCAACCGTACGACCGGTCAGATGTTCTTGGTCAAGGGCTACAACTCTGATGACGGCCGAGCCCTGCTGGAGAGCCCGGAAAAGGCTACACTCAAGCCCGTGATCACGAAGCGCGAGGTCCCGCTCTACGAGCCGTTCTGGAGGTCTTGACCAACCGCTGTACATGGGTGTGATCCCCGGCGATAATCAGACTTTAGTCAAGGCCCGACAAATGGCAATCACGGTGAAATACTCGGAGACCGCAGAATCTCCAGAGCCACAGATCAAGCGTCAGAAGTCCACCCGGGGCCGTCCTCCGGGCGTGGTCGAGACCGCTCCGCGTAAACCGCGCACCGCCCAGAGCGCCCGTCTGCGCCAGTTCAAAGAGAACGCGAAGCTCCCAGAGGTGGCGGCTAAGATCGTGGAGAAGGTCGAAGAAACCGCTGGCATGACCGACGACCAACTGTTGGAGCGTGCACGGACTGTCCCGGACGCACGTGGCGGGTACAACAAGGGCGTGCAGTCGATAACCGATGAGAAGGCCGAGCGGATTGCCCTGGCCTACCGGCTGATGATCCGTGGCCTGACAGTCGATCAGGTGGCAGAGCAGATGGACGTCTCGGTGGCGACTGCCAAGAGCTACCTTGAGGACGTACGCAAGGCCCTGCGGCTTGACCCAAAGAACCTGGACGTCGGTTACTACATGGGCGAGAGCTTGAGCTTCTACCAGGAGATCAGGCAGATGGCGCTGCTGCAGGCCAGCCACGGCAAGAACAGCGTGAACGAGAAGATCAATGCCATGCGCGTTGCGTTGGAAGCCGAAGAGCGCAAGAACCAGTTCCTGCAGAAGATCGGCGTGTACAGCCCGACCGTGATCGAGCGGATCGAGCGCTGGATGGTCGCGGGCACCGAGAAGCAGATCGATGAGAGCCCGACCCAGAGCAAGCGCGTGAACCTCGCGGCTGAGATCGGCCGACTGCTTGCAGGCCAGTCCCGCCCGCTGGAGTCCGGTGGCCCTGAGCCTGTGGGCGGCTGATCGTGCAATCGATTGCAGCCGACGGCCTCGAAGGCCTCGACCCGTTGCACGTGCTCGAACTGGCAAAGCACAAGCCGGACGTCCTGCTGCAGTGGCTCTACCAGAACCTTGAGAACCCTCCGGAGAAGCTGGACGAGCAGTGGATTCAGGCGATCCATCGTGGCGGTCGCCGGTCAACTGGACTGCACATCGACCAGGAGTTCACGCTGGCGATGCAACTCAGCCGGTACCCAGTGGACATCGAGACCTTCCTGTTCGGACGCCACTACCTGCAGAAAGAGCGCCGGGAAATCTACCCGGAAGTCCTGCAGGAACTGAAGAACATCAACAACCCGAGCGGCCTGCGGATCATCAACCCGTACACCGAGGGCGTGTTCACAGGCGGCATCGGCTCAGCCAAGAGTACGACCGCGCTGTACACCAACGCCTACCAGTTGTACGTGCTCAGTTGCTTCGAGAGCCCGCACGCGACGTTCGGCCTGGACACGGCATCCGAGATCGTGTTCGCGTTCCTGGCGGTTGCCGGTAATGCCGCAGACACCGATTACAGCCGGTTCTACCAGATGCTCAAGGAGAGCCCGTACTTCAACCTGGAGTTTCCGTACAACCGCCGTCTTGAGTCGGAGATGCACTTCCCGCACCGCATACAGGTGGTCCCGCAGATCAACACCATCGGCCAGAACGTGATGGGTGGGCTGATCGACGAGGTGAACTTCGGTCAGGTGATCCAGAACTCCAAGCGCTCGATCGACGGCGGCACCTACGACCAGACGCTGACCGTCTACAACGGCCTGGCTCGACGCAGGAAATCCCGGTTCTTGGGGCAGGGCACGATGCCCGGCATCCTCTGTCTGGTGTCGTCCAAGCGGTACCCTGGCGAGTTCACGGACAAGAAGCTGGAGGAGGCACGGACTGACCCCAGCATCTACGTGTACGACAAGCGGGTGTGGGACGTGAAGCCCGAGGGCACGTACAGCGGCAAGCGCTTCAAAGTGTTTCCAGGGTCGGTTCAGCGCAAGCCCGTGGTGATCACGCCCGAGATCGAGATCGAGTTGTCGGTCGAGGAGAAGGCGGCGCTGATCGAGGTGCCCATCGAGTACCGCAAGGAATTCACGGATGACATGATCGGCTCGCTCCGGGACATCGCGGGCGTGAGCACGATCGCCAGACACCCGTACTTCCAGAACGTGAACGCGGTGAGCGGGTGCTTCGGCCAGCGCCAGTCGATCCTGAACCTGGAGGCCACGGACTTCGAGACCAGCCAGCTTCAGTTCTTCGCCAAACGCATCCGCCACCCGCAGCTACCCCGTTGGGCGCACATCGACTTGGGCGTGACCTCCGACAGCGCAGGCATCGCCTGTGGGTATGTCCCGCAGTTTGTGCTCAGCCCGGACGAGATCGGGATGATGCCGCAGGTTGAATTCGACTTCATTCTGCGGGCAACCCCGCCGCTGAACGGCGAGATCAAGTTCTACAAGATCAGGAAGATGTTGATGGCCCTGCGCGAGGCCGGGATGAACATCAAGTGGGTGTCGTTCGACGCCTTCCAGTCTGTTGACAGCATCCAGATTCTGCGGAACGCCGGATTCTCCACCGGCAGGCAGTCGGTTGACCAGAACGCGGGCTTCTACGGGGTGCTGAAAACCGCGATGTACGCGAACCGCGTGAAGGCCCCGCAGCACACCGTCTGCCAGACAGAGATTTTGCGCTTGGAGCGGGACACGCGCACTGGTAAGATCGACCACCCACCAGACGGCTCCAAGGATTGTTCTGACGCAATGGCGGGTGTGGTCTACGGTCTGACCATGCGCAGAGAGATTTGGAGCATGCACAATGTCCCATTCAACCAGATTTATCAATCGGTCAAGGAAGTACAGGTGAAAACAGAATGAGCGAAGAGCAATCAATTGCAGCCACGGACGAACTCCCGCCAGCGCCGGTCGTCCCCGTTGATCTCGAAGAAGGCAAGGTCTACAACCAGACTCCGCGCTTCATGCACATGCGCCACCTGGAGTGGAACGTGGTCGAGGCCGCGAAAGCCCGAATCCGCTGGTGCATCAGCAACTTCGATGACGTCTGGGTCAGCTTCTCTGGCGGCAAAGACTCGCTGGTGGTGCTGAAGTTGGTCGAGCAGGTGTACGAAGAACTCGGGATCACCGAGAAGATCAAGGTCAAGTTCATGGACGAAGAACTCGTCTGCGACGACATCATTGACTTCGTGTTCGAGGTCGCTGAGAGCGGCAAGTACGACTTCCACTGGTACGCTCTGCAGATGTACGTGGGCTTCTACGTGATGGGCAAGCACAAGCCCTTCGTCTCCTGGGACCCTGAGCGCAAGTGGCACCGCCAGCCGCCTGATCGCCCGTACGTGATCTACGATGTGGGCCACCCCACGCGTGACGAGAACGAGAACTCGATCTCCAAGTTCATGTACAAGGACACCAGCCGTCGCACGGTCGAACTCCTGGGCCTGCGGGCAGACGAGAGCATGAAGCGGTACCTGTCGGTGAAGGCCGGTGGCATCAGCGCTCCCAACTACCTGAGCAACGGCATGATCCCGCACATCTACGCGGGCAAGCCGATCTACGACTTCACTGAGACCGACATCTTCAAGTTCTTCAAGGACCACGGCATCAAGTACTGCCCGTTCTACGATGTGCAGGTGTGGTCGAAGTCCCCGCTGCGTGTGGCCTCGACCATGCACGAGCGCGGTCAGGCGCAGTTCTTCAAGATGAAGGAACTGGCTCCCAAGTACTACGAGCAGCTTCGCCAGTTGTACCCGGAAGTCGAGACCCACTACCGCTACGGCCAGGAAATGGCTGTCGGCCAGGAAATGGAACTCTACCCGCACTCCTGGGAAGGCATCCGCCAGTACATCGCCGACAAGATCGATCCCGGCCACAAGGCTGAGGCTCTGGAGTTCGTCAAGCGCTACGAGATCAAGCGGATCGGCCAACTCCGGGACAACCCGGGCAAGCCGTTGGGCGGCGTGAGCATGCTCAAGGTCTTCCGCCAGGTCATGAACGGCCGGTTCGTGAAGTCGGCCACGCTGTTGCATGAGATCACTCAAGCGGACATCGACTATGAACAATAACCTGATCAAGGGCGACTTCCTCATCCGGTGCCTGAAGGGCTTGGACTTCAAGCCGTCCACCGAGTTGAAGGCCACGCCCGGGGTGACCTGGGACAATGACGAGAACCACGTGTGGTACGTCGCGTTCTTCGAAGACCGGATGGTCGCCTGCTGTGGCATGTTCGTGAAGAACCGGGTGGCCCGCTTCAAGACGGACGTCGTGCTCCCGGAGTTCCGTGGGCAGGGCCTGTACCGCATGCTCTTCGACATGCGCCAGGCCTATGCAATCAATTGCAGCGACAGCGTGACCACGTTCTCGAACGAGCAGTCCCGGCATATGTACGTGAAGAATGGGTTCACGGCCAAGGGCACGGAGACCGACCGGAAGGTCCTGTACATGGGCAAGACTTTTGACAAACCCGTGAAACAGTGGTAAAATGGGGACAGCAAAGGAGTGCTGTTCATGTCCCAATTCACCCAGCAAATGATCAATAAATCGTATAACGGATGGTCCTCAGAAATCAGGACCGTCAGGGGCACACTGTTCTACAATCTCGTCCGCAAGGGCGTACTCCCCCGGGCCAAGGCCTGTGAACTCTGCGGCAGCACCCAGGGCCTGACCTTCCACGCGGAGGAGTACGGGAGCACCTGGTCCGACTACCTTCAGTCCTGCCACGCGCTCTGCTGCTACTGCCACGCGACAGTCCACGTGCGGCATCGGTACCCCAACCGGTGGTCGCGGTTCGTTCAGCGGGCGATCTCCGGGGAAATGCCGGAGTTTCCGTACACGAGCATGAGCGAGGTCTACGGTGCGTACCGCACGATCAAGGACCTGGACGAGCCCGTACCCGCCCCTGCCGGAGACCACTGGTTGCTGAAGCTCCCGGTCATGGGTTATGATGGCATTCCGAAAGTCGCTCTGGCCGAGGAACTTCAGGGTCTCGTGCCGGATTTCAAAATCTACCCCGGGGACCTGCAGACGCTCTCGGGCATGCGGTACGAAGCGACAACCGCCACCCTCACCCCATACGAATGGAGTCTCCCTTGAAGCACCCGATCGAGAACTTTCAGTGGTTGGACGTCAACCTGCTGGAGAGCAACGACTACAACCCCAACCACGTGCAAGACACGGAAATGAAGCTGTTGTCTCTGTCGCTGCTCAAGCAGGGCTGGATTCAGCCGATCTTGGTCTGGAAGAAGCCTGACGGTAGCGGAAAGTACGTGATCATCGACGGCTTCCACCGCTACTCGGTCACCCGTACGGACAAGCGCGTGTGGGCGATGACCGACGGTAAGGTCCCGGCTGTGACCATGGACATGACCGAGGCCGAGCGCAAGCTGCTGACCATCCGGATCAACCGCGCCAAGGGTACGCATGCGGCGTTCAAGATGCACGAGATCGTCACCTCGTGTGTGCGAGACCACGGCATGAGCATCCAGCAGGTGTGCCAGGAGATTGGTGCAGACGCCGACGAAGTCCAGACCCTGCTGGCCGCTGATGTGTTCGAGAAGAAGCAGGTGGACAAATTCAACTACAGCCGCTCGTGGGTTCCTCCGCACGCCAAGGTCTGGGGCATGGACCCTCAGCCCGTGGAAGAGCAGACCCAAGCACGCTGATCCGGAGCACCTATGACCGAGCCGACCAAGCCCACCAAGGCGTACAGCGTTCAGTTCCTGAACCCGCAGACGCTCCACCCGTACTACCGGAACAACAAGGCGCACAACAAGCGGCAGATCACCCTGCTGGCCCGCGTCCTCCGCACCCACGGCTTCGATCAGCCGATCGTCGTGGACAAGGACTTGGTGATCATCAAAGGCCACGGACGCTGGCAGGCTGCGCTCGAAGCCAAGTACACGATGATCCCGGTGGTCATCCGCGATGATCTGGAAGAGTGGGAAGTCCAGGCCAGCCGGATCGCCGACAACCAGGCGTTCGCGATCTCCGAGATCGACGGAGAGAAGTCCCGGGCCGAGGTCGATGCGTACGTCAAGGAAGGCGGCGTGGGTGCTGAGTTCTACTTCGACTTCCTGCGCCCCCCGACCAAGAAGAGCGAGACCCCAGCCTCGTCCATCCATCAGGTGTCCGCCCACGAGAGCGTGGCTGGCAAGCTGGTGACCTGCCCCAAGTGCAACCACACGCAGATGGAACTCTGACATGAACATCCAGTTGCTCGATCCGAAGACGCTCGTCCACTACGAGCGCAACTCCAAGAAGCACCCGACCGAGCAGGTCGAGGCGATTGCGATGTCGATCAAGAGCTTCGGCTTCGACCAGCCGATCGTTGTTGATGCGAACCTCGTGATCATCAAAGGCCATGGCCGCTGCTTGGCGGCTATCAGCCTGGGCATGCCCGAAGTCCCGGTGGTCATCCGCGACGACGTGAGCGACAACGACGCCCGGTTCCTGCGCGAGGTCGATAACCAGATTCAGTCGGCGGAGTGGGACCGCGAGAACCTGGCCTCCGAGTTGAACGAACTGCGCTTGGCCGGTCGTCTGGAGTTCACGCTGTTCACCGAGGACAAGATTCCGGTGCTCCCGCAGATGAACATCACGGTCAAGGCCCAGCCGTTCGACCTCACGACCCAGCACACCTGCAACTCCTGCAGCTACAAGTGGTGAACCCCATGAGCAAAACAGTTCTCGTGAGCACGGTCGCTGATCGTCGTGCAATTGATTGCGCGGAAGTCCTGTCGTGCGAGCAGTTCATCAAGCGTGAAGAAGCTGGCGGGACCGTGCTGATCGAGCCGACGTTCCTGGACTTCCGGGGCGCTGGCAACAGCCAACTCGGCTACCCGTTCATGGCCGTCGGCCACGCGCAGACCCGGTACGACCGGATTGGCGTGTTCCTCTACTACACGATGGAGAACGCACGCCAGTTCAAAGGCTACGTGCTGGACCTGCGGGCCAAGCTGGAGTCCACGCACAGCCACCTGGAGGTGATGACGCTCCCGCTCGTGACCTGTGGCGTGCCGATCTCCGGTACCACGCTGGTGATCAAGGCCAGCAAGGGTCCGTGGGAGCCCGCGCTGAAGACCGAGCCGGTCATGCCCGACAAATACTTCCCGGGCATGCTCGCGCACGTGCTCCGCAACCGCCCGAACTTCCCGATCAACGTCAGCAGCCGATTCATCGGCGCGGTCCGGTCCGACCTGAACCTGCTGCCACCGCTGAACGCTTGGTCAGGCCGGTCGCTGATGGTCGAGTACCAGCGCGAGCGCACGACCGAGATCACGAGGATGACGCCCGAGCACGTCGGCCAGTTGTTTGGCGTGAAGCCTGCGCCGTACACCGACGACCTGGCGATGATCCTGCCGCACGGCGTGGTCGAGGCATTCTCCAACGCAGAGTGAAGAAAGACGCGAAAGGCGTTGACAAACTACCCGGGGTGAGTTAATATCTATCTATGGTCAAACGATGTTGTTAGGCCATAAACCTCAACCCTTGCAATGGAGTGCAAAATGTCAACCTCTGAAATCACCGTCTCTTCGCCCGTCGCCGACGCCGCCCAAGCCCGCCAGACCATGCTCGAAGAAGTCAAGCAGATCGCCGATCGCCCACGCTACGCCGCACGCGGCTGGCTGGTGCTCAAGCAGGTCAGCGACGAAGAACTCGACTCGTTGATCGGCCGCCGCACCCGCACCCTGCGTGGCGCTGCCCGCCAAGTTCTGAACAAGCTGGTGAAGCCAGCCGCTCAGATGACCGAACTGGTTTAACCAGACCTCGCTCAACAAAGGACCTTCGGGTCCTTTTTTTTCGTTAAATTGTTCGAAGATTTTGGCGGTAAGTTATTGACAAACCCGACGGGTGAGTTAAAATAGAGACATCAACAACAGCAACGGAGTGCATCAAATGGACCTCTTCAAAACCTACCGCAGCATCTTCGGCGCAAACCTCGGCAAAGACCAAGCCGAAGCCGAGACCGGTCTCAAGTTCGAAGTCGTGCAGTTCGAGAACGGTTGGATCATCGAGCCGGTGACCGACGCAGTGGCATTGGAGCAGTCGTCTGAGATCGGTCTGGTGGCCGCTGTCCGCGCCTACGCAACCCGCATGACCCGCCGCTACAACTGGGACCAGACCTGGCTGATCACCGACGAAGAACTGCTGAGCGTGATCAAGCTCGACGGCACTCCCGAGCAGGCGATCAAGGCGGTTTACGCGAAGTTCGTGCGCGAGGTCAATACCCAGGCTCCGCGCCTGACACTGGTAGCCTGAACAACTCCGGTGGGCTAGAATGGGCTCTCCACTGGAGGCCCCATGCACCACTCACTGATGCCGCAGGTACCTGCATTCGAAAGCCAGGCAACTGGCTTTTCTCACGTCCTGAAGGACAAAGTGCAGCTTGCAGACAAGAGTTGCGCTTGCTGGGAAGGCTACGAGCGGGTGCCCGGCACCACGCCATGCGCTCCCGGCAGTTGCACGAAGACCAAGAAGGGTGATCTGATGGTGCACGCGGGCCGCCAGAACTTTCTCTCATCGCTTCTTCACAAGGACTGATCATGGACCTCCTGCTCTCGGCCCTGCCGATCCTCGTCGGCCTGTTCTCGATCCCGACGTTGGCGGTCGTCATCGTCTCCGTGATCTTCGGCTACGTCCTCCGCAAGTACGTGGAGAAGCGGTTCGCCTCCGAAGCCAAGTTCTTGGACGAGGTTGCCCAGCGGTACGGCGACCGGGCAGTCCTTGAACTGGTGCACCTCCGAGACCTCAACCGCAGCAAGACAAAATGAGCCACCCCGATGATCCCCGGGACATGCGTGAGTACCGGGAGCGGACCAGCAAGGGGATGAAAGTATCGGGCATGGGTCCGACAACCACTATCCACGCCTCGTGCCCGTTCTGCGGGGTGCCGGACATGCAGGTGTACCTGCTGAGCGAGGGCGCTGCAGCGATGGAGCGCGAGTACACGTGTAAGGCCTGCACACGCTCGGTAGCCGGGGTGGTCGTGACCTCGGAAGACGGCTCGCAGACACGCATCACCTTCTACCAGACGGGTGGCCCGAAGCAGCCGCTGTGGATCACTCCTCAGATTCCACGGGCTCGGAACTTTGAGCCTGGAAAGCCGAAAGAGCTTGAGCCGACCCACGCGCACGACCACGACCCGCACGCCCAGCAGTTCAAGCCCCTGCACTACCAGCCTGCATCGGTGATGGGCAAGCGGTACCGGACCTGCAGCTACTGCGGATCGGCACACCCGCATGACCTGGCTCAGGCGGTCAGGGCCGGTCTGAAGCTGGAACTCGCGGACATGAAGTACGGCTGGCCGCACAAGCTGTATCCGGTGTTCGGCAGCCACAACCCCCAGGACATCACCAAGTTCTACACGCTGCACCTGCAGGACGCATCCGCCGAGGACAAGCTGACGATCGAGCGCGCAGCCGGTCTGCAGTTCACGTTCGACCAAGGGCATGGCGTTAGCTGGAAACCCTGTTAGAATACAGGTCCCAACTGCGCAGTTGCCACTGCTGTTGTTTAGCCCCGGCCGAGAGATCGTACGGGGCTTTTTCTCGTTCAGGTGTTGACAAACCAGAGCGACTGGGTTAAAATCAACTCATAAACAGCAACGGAGTGCCCACATGAACCACCTCAACCTCACCGCCCCGACCATCAACCAGTTGGTCGACCACGTCAAATCTCGTGCCCTCGCCCCTGGCTGGTACAACAAAGGCTGGGATGTGGTGGTCGAGTGCCTGACCGATGACGAGATCGCCGCTCTCATCGGCCCCCGCGTGCTCACCTTCGACGGTGCCACCCGCGCCGTCTACCAGAAGTACGTCAAACCCCATCAAGCTCAGGCCGAGTCCGTTGACTTCGGAATCTGACTGCAACTGATTGCACACATGATCCTCGATCCTGACTACGCCCGAGTGTTCACGCAGGCCCGCATCATCGCCTGGCAGTACGGCTACGCATGCCTTGTCCATGGCTCTCAGACCCGAGACCTCGACATCCTGCTCGTCCCCTGGGAGTCCCGGGCTAGGCCCAACCACGACCAGTTGGTTAAGCTGATTGCCGGGTCCAGCGGCCTGGTGTTCCGTGACCGCAACGAGAACATATACGACTCGAAGCCTGACTTCTCGGAAATGCCGCATGGTCGTCGGGCGGTCAGTCTGTTCTTTCCTCAAGCCCACGATCGTCGGTGGGTGGACGTATCGATAATGCCTTGCAAGGACCCTGAATGAACATCGGACTCGACTACGACGGCACGATCACCGAAGACCCGGACGCCTGGCTTCTGTTCTGCGACAGCATGCGCAGGCGCGGGCACACCGTGTGGATTGTGACCATGCGCTACCCTAGCGAGCGCTACGACATGGACCCGCGTTTTAAGTACGTGGTCGAGGGCACGGTGTTCACTCGCCGGGAAGCCAAAGGTCCGTATTGCGAGGCCCAAGGCCTGGACATTCACGTGTGGATTGACGACAACCCGAAGGCCGTGCACTTGAGCGCCAAGCAAATCTGGGGGCGCGTTAACCCCGAAGGTGATGTGCATGTGCCGGTACACGTACCCAAAGGAGGTGACGGTGTCCCGCCGAAAACCTGAGGTGCTGCGGCTGCCCTTCGACACGCTGATCGGACAGGATGATCACGAGCGGATGAAGACGGCTTTCCGCATGTACCTGTGGAGCACTCGTGAAGAGTTTAAGCGTGCTGACGTCGGCGGGAACCTGAACTTTGACCCGCTTGAGTACCGCATATTCAAGCTGTCATGGGAGGAGAGCAACCGCTGGCGACAGCCGGTGCACCCAGTTCCGCCCAAACGGGAATACACTGTCCCGCCCTGGATGACCGGCCAGCGGACCATCTACGAACACGAGGTGCCGGAGGACGGAGAGCCCTGGACGTACGAAGAACTGGACGAAATGTCCTGGCCCAGAAGTTGGGCATCGAATTAGCCTTCTCGACCGGCATCGTAGGTCGTGCAATTGAGTACAAGGAGAGTGAGATGGGAAGATACCGTGACCTCAGAGCCCTGGGGAACGTGCTGCTGGGAATGCTGGCCGTCGCAGCGTTGATCGGGATTGTGGCCCTCGGCCGGGCGCTGACTTTCAACCAACTGGGAATGGCCTCGTTCTTCGACCCGAAGTTCGAGCAGGTTCGGCGTGACACGTTCGAGACCCCGAAGGCCTACCGGGGCGGCATGGCGCCCCTCCGATCGTCAGCCCTTTCAAATTCTGATGCAATCAGTTGCACCAGTTCTTGACAAACTGCCCGACAGTGCTAAAATAGTGGCATGGCGGGCATCCTGCTGGCCTACAAGACGCAATGGAGTGCAAATGTCGTTCACACCCCGGTCCCCTATTCCCGCACACCTCCTGAACGCGCCAACCGGCCGTCTGGAGAACGTAGCTCAAGCGTTCGACCCCAAGGCTTGGGCCGAGGCTCCGACCGACTCCGAGCACTCTTTCCGCCAAGCGATGTTCCGGATCATCCGTCGCAACATCGGTCCAACCCCTTACAAAACGGAGTACGTATGAGCCATCCAGACTACCGCGCCCACCCTCAAGTGATCGTCGCCGACCGTGTTGCCGAGGCCGCACATGCGGGCCAGCAGCGCAAGTACACGTTCGAGCCGTACATCGTGCATCCGCGTGAGGTCATGCAGATCGTGGCGTCGGTCCCGCACACTCCCGAGCAACTGCAGGCCGCGCTCTTGCACGACGTCATGGAAGACTGCGGCATCCAGAAGAACTACCTGGTGGACGTCTTCGGTCATCGCGTGGCCGACCTCGTGGAAATGCTGACCGACATCAGCAAGCCTGAGCACGGCAATCGCACCCATCGCAAGGCCATGGACCGCCTGCACATCGCAATGGCTGACCCTGAAGCCAAGACCGTCAAGCTCGCAGACCTGCTGTCGAACACCACGACTATCGTCAAGCACGACCGTGGGTTCGCCAAGACGTACATGGACGAGAAGTGGAAGCTCCTGGGCGTCTTGAGCGAGGGTGACCCGGTGCTCTACAATCGCGCGTTGCTGGTCGTCAACGACTACTTCGAGCAGAATTCCATCAACCTCATCGAGCAACCATGAGCAAACACAAGCACCCAGTGCCAGCGACTCCGGTCGCCAGCCTGACCCGCCATCAACTGATCGACCTGTGCGCGGACCTGAAGCTGCCAGCCAGCGCGGTCGCCCCGACCAAGGCCGCTCTCACCACCCTCGGAAACGCGGGAGTGGCGTTCGTTCAGCGGACCGATCAGGGCAGCTTGGCCCCTCTCAAGGCCGACTACAGCCGTTGGGTGGCACCCGCATGATCCGCGTTGCCCTGAAGATCGTGATCAACGAGTGGCAGTCTCGTGGTCACATGGGAGACAAGAACCACTTCACGGTGTTCGTCGAACGCGAGCCCGGTGGCCCGACGCTGCCGCTGGCCGCAGGGTTCGGCTACACCGACTCCAGCCATTCGAGCCTGCGTGCGGCGTTGGAACACGCAAAGACCGCAGCCGACATGCTGGACTGCGAGATCGTCCACCGCAAAGGAGCAGTTGATGTCGTCATCGAGCACGGTCAATCAGCCTGAACCCGGGTACACCCCTTGGTTTGACGGCGACCACCAGCACCCTGTCCGGGTCGGCAAGTACGAGGTGCGTCACAACCCGGAAATCCCCTGCCACATTCAGCGGGTCAAGCTCGTGGGCAGCTTCTTCCGCTGGTGGTCTGGCAGCCGTTGGACGATCTACGAGGGCAGTGCCATTCCCTCGATGTTCGGCCAACACGCGTCCCACCAGTGGCGAGGCCTGTCGAAAAACCCTGAGCCGTTCGATGAACTGCTGGCACGTGGGGACGAAGTCCGTGGGTAGTTCCGCTGATCAGGAAATCCGGTTACCATCTACGGATGGCCGTCGCATTCAACCAGTACAAAGACAAGGAGCACCAGTACCTGGCACTCCTGGTAAAGCACTTCGATTGGGAGAAGAACGAGTGCTTTCCGAACACCCATCTGTTCGCCTGGGAGGCCGACTTGGTGGTCCTGACCGCCAGCAACTACGTGACGGAGGTCGAGGTCAAAGTCAGCCTCAGCGATTGGCGGGCGGACGCGAAGAAAGACAAGTTCAAGGACAAGAACTTTGCAAAGCACGTCAAGCGGTTCTACTACGCTGTGCCCGAGGCCCTGTATGACCAGCATCTTCACAGCCCTGTCGAAATTCCTGAGTACGCTGGCGTCCTGGTGTTCCGACCGAGCCTCCAGCGCTTCGCAGAAGTCCTCGAAGCCGACAACCGCCCGGGTGTCAGCGCGATCAAGGACTCGGACCGGCAGCGGCTACTCCGGAGTCTTTACTTCCGGTACCACCGACAGTTCATCAAAGGGGTACCTGCGGCTCCTGCGCAGCCCAAGAAGTCCAGCGTCAAGCAACTGCCCACCGCCCATCCCGGCAGCAAGTCCAGCGCCAACTGGGTCTGAGGATGAAACTCAGCCGCTTCCTACGGCTGTTGGGGAGGGGCAGTCGCCTGAAGAGGCTGGTGACGCCGCCGAGGGTGCAGCCGCCGACCTTCAAAATGCTGAAGAATCTGCTCAGATCGATCGATAAGTATTGACAAACTGATCGACAGTGTTATAATCAACACATGACAACAGCAAAGGAGTGCAAAATGTCAGCAGTAGTTCAAGTTCAAGAGTTCTTTCAAGACAGTGGTTGGGGCGACGAAGTTCAGATCGACATCGAACTGCCGCCCGTGCGCGAGTTCAAGTCCGAGTTCTGCGAGAAGCTGGTGCAATCGATTGCACTCCGCACGCTCGTTGAAGGTGTGGAGTACCTCTGATGAGCCTAGCACCACACCTGACCGATTCCAAGCTCAAGACCTGGAAGGTCGCCCAGACCACGTGGGCCAATGCCTGCAAGCAAATGCTGGAGTTTGCACGCGAGCACAGCGGCTTGGCCGAGTTCGACAGCCAGACGCACAAGCACAAGGCTCTGAAACTCCTGGCCGACAGTTTCGCGATCGTCACTGATTTCGCGCAGACGCCTAGCGGGTTCACGGTCACCGTTGAGGCCTACGACAACGCGGTGCTCGTCAAGTCCACGCTCTTCTGGAACAAGAAGGCGATGTTCACGCTGATGTACGTGCCATGAAGTACGTGATGTTCGAACTGCCGGTGCACGTGGATAGCGTTCGGCGCGTCCCCGTGGTCTTCGACGAGTTTCTGGTGCACGCGGACATGGCGAAGGTTGTGCTCATGCAGGCGTCGATGAACACCGCGAAGATCGTCAGCGCTGGCTTCTACGACCCGCACACCAGGATCACGTATGACAAGAGCGAGAGCCTGGGACTGCACAGCCGTCCGGAAGATCGCTCGATCATCCTGTACCCGCAGCTTATGGCGTTCGGCCCGCCGACGGCCCCGCAGACGAAGAAGTTTGAAGGAGTGGCCCAGCCCTTGACGTCTAAGGCTGTGTCCAAGATCAATAAACCAGCCCCGAAGTGGGTTTGAAGGAGCAGAAGATGACGGACAAAGAACTCAGAAAAGCGGCAGACCGCTTGAAGAAGCAGGACAAGCTGCGGCACCTGCGGAAGAACCGCGTGAAGCTGGCGAGCTTCTTCAAGCACGCCGAGACCTGCGACCACTGCAAGGGCCAGTTGACGCGCAAGCGTATGGCCGACGAGGGCACGCCGATCGACGCCCAGGCCGGGGGTCTCGCGGCCATGCTCGCCAGTATCTTCAACATCAAGGACGACGACAGCTTCCCGACCGTGGAAGAGGCGTCCAGCAAGCCGATGGTGCACTGATGAACAATCCGATGAAAAACTTGAAGCGCTGGCCCTGGGGCACTCGCTGGCTGCAGGAGATTTTGGTGGTGTTCGGCATGGTCGAAATCCCGCCATCGCCACAGCCGACCCCGCTCGAACTCGCGATCGCCGAGAAGGTGAAGACGCAGCGCGAACTCCTGACCGCGAAGTCCGAGGAAGAGCAGGCGTCGTTCACGGTGAAGATGCTGGAGGCCCGGCTCAAGCGGCTGACCGCCGACGTCAAGTCGATGAACGAGGTGGCCGAATGAGCGACCCCCTCATTTTCGTGTTGGCGGTGCTTGCGGTCATCTGCCTGGTTGTCGCAATGTTCTACCACTTGATCCTCATGGCCCAACGCGAGCAGCGTCTGGTAGAGGAGCGCGAGACCGACCGCAATCAATTGCAGAAGTTCGGAGCGGGCCATGGCAGTGCTCAGGGGTACATGGCGGCCAAGGACACGATCTTCCGCTACCCACGGGCAGGCGACACCCCGGCACCACGAGGCGCGAAGGTGCTGATCCTGACCGAGGGCGGCGTCTGCGTGGTCGGCCAGTGGAAGGACGAGCGCTGGTGCATTGGCTGGCACCCGCTCCCTGGCCGAGACCGCACAAAGGAGCAGGCATGAACGACGACATAACCAAGAAGGACCTGAGCATGGCGTATCGCCGAGTGCAGGTGGGACTGCCAATCTCGGAAGAGGACGCTGCCGAACTTATTCGCCGGTTCGAGAGGATCAAGCGCAGGAACGGGCACATCGCCACGATCTTCATGCTCTCTTTCATCGGCGGGCTACTCTGGTACGCCGTCAAGTGGGTGGTGTCATGAACAGCGCTGACAAAGACCTCGTGATCGCGGCCCTCAACCTTGCGATCGAGACCAGCTACAGCGAGACCAACAACGAGAAGTTTCAGGCGGCGCTGCGTGTGCTCAAAGCTCAAAACACTGAACACAGCCCCGCCTTAGTTGTTCGACGCGAGCCCGACTACTGGTCTGGAGGGCATTTCCACGAAGGCAAGAAGCCCTTCATCGACCCCTTCGAAGTCTACAAACTGCCGATCGGCACCAAGCTGTTCACCGGCCCGGTAATCCCCACTGGCATTCGGCTGGCCGACATCGGATTCAGGTTCGACGCAGATAATCAGCAGCACATTCCGCAGTTGATCGTCGAGTTCGAACCTGTGCCTGTGAACTCTCCGAACACCCACAAGGGGTGGGACGACCGTGACAACCTGGCCCGAGCCCTGGGCCTCTGGAAGAAGTAAGCACATGACCGACACCTCAGACATCGAGAAGTTCAAGGCGCTGTTCGTACTCGCGGGCATCGCGGTCACGAACGTCCACGAACTGCCGAACGGCTACTGGCCCGAGTCGTATGCGGACCTGCGTAAGGCCCACCCCTGGGCGCTGATGATCACCGAGTACGGCCCGATCAAGATCGGCTGGCGCAAGCGCGTGCTCAACATCAACTGGGCTGACACCGGCATCCGGACGATCATCACCGAGGACGACACGACCAAAGACGAGCAGATGGTGCACGCGTGGTCGTACGTCAAGGCCCTCGAATACCTGACCGACCTCCGCAGACTCCACACCGCAAAGAGGGCAGAAGCATGATCAAAGCCACAGACTTGGTAATCGGAGGCCGCTACAACTGGCAGAACCAGGAGCAGCGGTTGGTGTATATGGGCCGGGCGATGTACCCGGGCGACCGCCGCACCTGGTACCAGTTCGCACTCGTGGACACCCCGGACGTCTGCTGGTCCGAGGTCCTGGAGAGCGATCTGAAGATGTTCGAACAGACCCCGGAGGCCCCATGAGCCTCGTCGCCGACCTCATCCACAGCGGGCTGGAGATCGCGGCGCTCAAGCGTACGGCCAAGCGGCACATGGACAAGCTGATGCAGGCCGGTGCGACCTTGCTCGACTTGTTTTACGTGCAATCGATTGCAGAGAACCTGGACAAGGCCAAGACATGAAACGCATGCGAGTGATCACCGACTACAACGTCGCCAGCAACCCGGTGGCCCGAGCGATCGCCCGGAAGAGGGTGACGACCGCGTTGCTCCGGACCAAGCTGCGCGTGTTCATGATGAACAGGTTCGAAGACTGCCGCGAGGTCGTACACGACGCCAGTTGGGTGCTCGCGTTGATCGCCTGTGCCGCTGAGCTTGACCCGCAGTTTGGACGCGGCCACCCGAAGGTCCGGGTGGTTAGGGGCGCGATGTCAGCCCTCACCACCCTCAGCAAGACCTACAAGTGGGACCCGGATCAGGCGGTTGCGATTGAGACCGCGCTCGTGATCGCCGAAGAACTGAATCCCAAGATCGACAAGAAGTATGTGTTTGACGCCTGGAAGGAGATAAACAAATGACTACGCAAACTTTGACTGAACGTGTGATCGCTGTGCTCGAACGAGCAGGCAACGGCTTGAAGTGGTACCGGGACAACATTCCGGCAGCCGACTCCCAGGCTGATGACGAGATGATGGACGAGATCGCGCAGGTGCTTGCCGCTCTTGCAGACCAGCCTGGAGCGGTGGCCGCCAAGAACAACGATGTTGACCGACTGCTGCGCCAAGTCTTCTTGCTGTGTGAAGCCGTCGAAGACCTTCCTGAG